GTGTTGATTCCGGCGCGCGAGCGGGACGAGATCGATTGGGACATGGCCAATCGTCTGGCGACCGAGAACAAGGACTTCCTCGGCTTCGTGAAGCTCGTCAAGCAGTTCTACCAGACCGGCGAGACGCGCGCGGCGGACTGGGATCTGCCCACGGCGACTGTCTGCCCGCGCTACTCGAGGTGCCCGACCACGTCGAGCCGCTGGTCACCACGCTGGAACGCGCCGAACCAGGAGTCTCTCGAATCGGCGCGGGCGCGGCTGATGAGCATGGCGAAGCCCTCGCATCCGCGTTGACGAGACGTGGCGAAGTCGGTGGTGTCGAATCGTGCCTCTCTCACCAGCGTGGGCGCGACTGACTTCATGGCATACTCAAAGAATTCGAGCAGGCTGCTCTGCAGCTTGTCGTCGATGTTCGCTGCGGTGACGTCGTCGATGATGGCTTTCCTGAATCGGGGGGTCATAGAATCGCTCCGGGATCGATGGGATGACATGAACGCGCTGTTCCGGCGAAAAGCCAAGCGCGTCTGACCTGCCTTGCATCAGGTGTTGCCGAGCAGCCAGGTGGCTTCGGCAGCTCGGCGCGCTACCAAGCCCGGGAGTACCTTTCCGCCGCCGTAGATCCATCGGCGCAGTTCCGTTGCTGCTGCGATCCAATCCCGTTGATTGACCCGCCGCCGCAACGTCGATGTCTGCAGCCGCCCGGCGCCGAGGTTGAAGGTGAAGTCCACGATGGCCGCGAGCCGCCCTTCCGGCTCGATTGCCAGTACAGGGCAGTAGCGCAACGTGGCGGCGAGCGCCACCCTCAGATCCTGGGCGAGGTAGGCCTCGGCCTCGCCTTCCGTGATCGGCGGGTGCTTCGGATCGCAGAGGTGACCATAGCCGATCGTCGGATAGCCGGCCGGACAGATGTACGGATAGGCGCGGTTGGGATCGTGCTTGGGCACGCGGTGGAAGCCCTCGAAGCGTTTGGCCAGCTCGATGGCCGCTTGGGGTACCGCAATCACGGCCGCACCCGGTCGAACACGCGGCCGAGGAACCAGAAGTTCAGCACCCCGGCCCACAGGGCCTGGTCGGCCTCGGTCCAGGCCGCCTGGATCGCCGGGATCCAGTCCGCCCCGGCCTCGACGGCGCCCACGAAGGCGGCAGTCTTGGCCGCGCAGTACAGCGCCATGAACCAGTAGGTGATGACGGGCCGCACGCTGCTTGAGAGCGCATCGGCCCAGCGCGCGCCCGATCGCTGTCCCTGGGCGGCCACGGCCTCGCGCAAGGCCTCGATGGCCCCGGTATTCCACGCCGCATCTGCACTCGCGCCGATCTCGGCCATGCGGCTTGCCCCGCGCAGTTTCTCGAACTCCAAGGCCTTGTCCTGCATGGCGAGTTCGTGACTGCGCTCGCCCTTGCGGTCGAGCCACTTGAGGATCTCCGGCGCGAGGCGGAAGGCCCCGCCCAGCAGCCCACCGAGCAGGGTCTCGATCATTGGCCACCTCCCATCAGCTTCAGCTTGAGGGCGCCCCCGACCAGCAGGGCGGCGAGGATGGCGGTCGTGGCCACCTTGATGGTGGTCTGCCATGCCGTGCGGCGCGCGTCGCGCCAGGCTTCGAGCAGATCGCGCAGTTCGCGGATGTCCCTTGCTGCGTGGCCATTCTCGAGGCCGAGGTGCGCGAGCACCCGCTCGGCCCCGCGTTCGGCGGCGCGGTCGAGCAGGTCTTCGAAGTCCTCGCGGCGCAGGAGCAGCATGTTCTCGACGAGGGCGGGAGCTTGGGTCGGTTCAGTCATGGGCGGTCTCCAAAAACGACGAACCCGCCACGCGGGCGGGTTCGGGGATGACGGATCGGGGTAAGGGTTCAGACGGAAATGCCGGCGCTCCAGCCGACGGCCTTGTAGACGGCGAGCCTGTCCTCGGCGGCAATAAAGGCCAGCCAGCCGACCTTCGGGGCGTGGTACTCCCAGGCACCATTGACCCACACTGCAATCTGGTCGGTCCTGCCGGCCCAGGCGCCGGTGGCACCGGCCGACACGATGTAGCGATCGCCCTCGGTGGGACTAGCGGGCGGCGTGGTCGTGGTGCGGCTCGTCACCGACAGGCCCACGATGGCGCCCAGGCGCTTCAGGTTCGCGTCCATCCCGGTGTGCCAGCCGGATTCGCCCAGCGTCCAGCCGTAGACGAGGCCCAGGTTCGGATCGGTCTGTGGCATGGGTTCAACTCCTCTCAAGGTGGGTCATCGCCCGCCGGTCAGGCAGAGCGCGGCGGTGGTGTTGGTTCGGGTGCTGCCGCCAGTGGCGGCCGACGAGGGGCAGGTGCAACACGCTGCCCTGCCGGGCCACGAGGCGGGTGAGCAGCCAGTCGGTGCCGGCGTCGAGATCGGCGATGCGTGTCAGCACCGGCTCGACGGCGCTTCGGCGCATCACGATCAGGCCGTGGACGTGGCTGGCCGAGTGGGCGTGTTGCAAGGCGCTGTAGGCCAGTCGCCGCACGCCGAGGCTGTCGCCGTGCTCGTCGATCAGGGCCTCGTCGGTGTAGGCCAGCACCGCCTGCGGGTAGGCATCGAGCGCATCGGCCAGGGCCGCGAAGGCCGCAGCCTCATAGCGGTCGTCGGGATCGACGAAGGACACGAGCGGCAAGGCCCCTCGCGCGAAGCCTGCCGCGCGGGCCTGCCCCACACGCCCCGGGATGCCTGGCAGCAGATGCAGGCGGATCGGCGCGCCGACGAGGCTCGCCAGACATTCCTCGCGCCAGTGTTGGGGCTCGTCGAGGGTGAGCAAGTGCACGTCGATGCGCGGCTGCGGGTGCAGGTCGAGGGTGGTCTCCATCACACCCTGCCCCAGTACTGCCCCCAGCGCAGGCCGTAGCCCGCGCGCTCGACGGTGCGCACCTGCGCCTGCCAACTCACGAGCCCGTCGCGTTCGGCCTCGATCTCGACGGTGACGCGGTCGCCTGCGACGCCGGCGTCCGTCGCGCTACTCGCCACGTCCCAGGTCCAGGCGTGGCCGGTGAGGCCGGTCTCGCTGCGCACGAGGGTGCCGTTGCGGTCTCTGATGCGCACGGTGTAGGTCGTGCCCGGCTCGGGGCCGATGTCGCCCTCGTCCTGCCGCACGAGGTAGGCGGTCTGGAGGGTGCGGTCGCGGTGTGCCCAGGTCAGGATCAGGTCGCCGGCGACCACGGCTGGCTCGCGCTGGCCGTTGAGCCGCACTCGCCCCGGTGGGTACGGCCTCGCCTGGCGCCCCGCGAGCACGAGGGGCGCGCCGTTGGCGGCCAGCACCGCATCGCCATCGTCGCTGGCCGTGCGCGGGATGGCGGCGACGAAGACCGACTCGCCCGGCGCGCGCTCGGTGGTCTCGGCGGCCAGCCACTCGCCCACGCCCACCAGCCGGGTGCCGACCGGATGCATCTGTGGCGTGGTGTCGAGCACTCCGCGGGCGAGATCCACCGTGCCCGCGGCGGCATCGAAGGCGAGGATCGCCACGGCCTCGCGGATCGCACCAAGCGCATCGACCAGGTAGGCGTAGTCGCCGACCGCCAGGCGCTCGGGCTGGGCCAGCGCCGTCACCGGCACGGCCAGCGCATCGGCTTCGGTGGCCGGCAGCGCCTGGCCGAGCGTGAGCAAAGGCGCGTAGTCCTCCGGGGCCACCGCCTCGAGCTCACCGCCCGTGGGCCCGGTGGCGAGCTGCCAGTTCAACTGCCCCGTGCCGCCCGCGCAGGCCAGGGCTCCCACGTAGGTGTCGGTGTCGGTGAGGGTGGCGAGATCGGCCCGGCTCAGGCGCCGCGCGAGTTCCCAGTACGGCACCTCGACGGCCAGCACCAGGGCCGGCGACATGGGCACGAGGGGCGGCTCCTCGACCGGTGGCGGCGGGGGAGACAGCACCGTGTCGTTCATGCCGAAGACGTCCTCCACGGCCTCGATGCGCCATTCGGTGGCGCCCAGCGTGCCGGTGTCGATGCCGGTGACGCGCACCACCATGCGCTCGATGCCAAGGCGTGGCCAATGCAGCAGGAACACGTCTCCCGGCAGGGGCGGACGCTCCAGGGCGCCGGGGACGATGGTCAAGCTCATGCGCGCCAGGGGCGAGCCGAGTGCGCGCAGGTCGCGCAGCGCGAGCCGTGCGGCCAGCGGACCAAAGTTCACGCCCGGATAGTCGCGCCGCTGGTTGATCACCCCGCCTTGCAGTTGGATCGCGGCGAGGTTCTCCACCGTGACGGTGGACTCCTTGGCCGTCGCCCAGTCGGTGTAGACCACGGTGATCTCGTTGGGCAGTTCCCCCCACTGCGCGCGCTCGAAGCGTTCCACGCGCACGATCTCGTCGGGGCCCAGGAGCGGCAGGCCCTCGATCCAGTAATCGTCGCGCAGGAGCTTGAGCTCGAAGCGGCCCCGTTCGGGGTCGAGGTAGAGGATGCCGCCGACGTGGTCGAGCACCTGGGCGATGAATGCCTCGATCGGCTGCTGGCGCGTCCAGACCAGGTTCAGGCCGAAGCCTTCGGCTTCGAGCGCCCAGGCCGCGTTCCAGAAGCTTGCGCCGAGGGTGGATGGCGGATAGCCCATGCCCCAGTGCGGGTCGGTGAGGCACTGCACCAGGATGTGGGCCGGGTTCATGCCGACGGTGAGAGAGGTGCCGGTGTCGGCATCCCAGGTCCGCACCTCGGCGTTCCAGGGCATCCAGGGTTCGCCGTGCCAGCCCGCCGTGAAGCGCCGCACCCGCACCGCCCAAGGCTTGAGGTAGGGGTTGTTCGCGGCGAACAGGATCTTGCGCGCCACCAGCGACAGCACCCCGCGAAACGCCGGGATGGCCGCGCCCAGGCGGCTCATCAGGTAGTCGTTGCGGCCTTGCGTCGCATCGCCGCTGAGCACATCCACCTCACCCACCACGCCGCCTTCGCGTTCGTCGCCGCCGAAGAGCGTGGGCTTGTGGATCGAGAGCCGCCCCAGCCCATGGCCGCTCGCCAGCGGCGCGCGGCTCGCATCGCCCCAGGCGCTGCGATCGCCGACCTGGATCTCCTGCACCGCATCCACCGGCCCCTGGCACAGCACCAGGTGCATGCCGATGCGGTAGCGGTAGCCGACGGTCTGCTTCTTGCGGCGGCCGCCCATCAGCGCGGCTCCTCATGGCAGGCCTGCGCGACCTCGACCACGCGTGCGGCCATCGCGTCGCCGGTGGCCAGCAGCACGGAGGCGGGCAGCCCCCGGGCGAGGAAGTCACGGAAGTCCAGGCCTTGGCGCGCGAACCAGGTGCGCGTGCCGTGCACGCACAGGCCTGCGGCGCGCACGTGGGCGATGGTGACGGTCACGTCCTTGCTCATTTCTTGCCGCCCTTCTTCTTGATCGGTTCGGCCGAAAGATCCCCGTACCACACGACGTTCGCCCCGCGCAGCAGCACCGCGCCGAAGACGACCGGGATCGGTCGGCCCTCCTCGGCCGTGGGCGCGTCGAGGTCGGAGAGTTCGGCGGGTTTCGGGGTGGGCGGTTTGGGCGCGAGGGCGACGGAGACCAGCGCCGCCACGACGATGACGACCAGGTACCACATGGGAGGTCCTGCGGGTTTCAGAAGACGCCCGTCGAGAACGGGTTCTTCGTCGGAATGAAGGGGAAGCCGCCGTAGTTGGCGAGGTTGTCGAAGCGCGCGGCGCAGGTGGGCATGCTGTGATCGCAGCCGGCCACGAGCTCGACCGGCGTCTGCGGCGCAAGCCCCACCGGATAGAGCAGTTCCACGCCCGCATATGATTCGCTGACGATCATGTGGCGCGCGCCTGCCGGCGTCTGCAACCAGCCGCCGGCGAGCATGCCGGCCACCTCGGGCGGGAGGCTCGCCAGTTCCACCTGGCGGCCTTCGGAGCGGATCACTTCGGCGGTGGCCGAGATCGGCGTCGCCCCGCACGCGGCCGAATACAGCACGTGCGAGCAGGCGCGGCTGTAGAGCCGCCTGAGACCAATGCGCTTCAAGCTCACCTGGGCGGACTCGCAGCGGATGCGCGCAGAGTCATCGGCCACCTCCACCCCGAGCACGCGGCCCATCCAGCGCGTGCCGGAAAGCCACCAGGCATCGCCCCAGGCGTCACGTCGGGCGATCCGTAGCCGCACCGCGGTCGCCTCGCCGGTGAGGGTCGCCTGCAGCAGATGCCGCACGAGCGCGTGGTCGGGTGGCAGCTTCAACTCCAGCGCCGACTTGGCCGCCTCGGCCCCGAGCGCGAGCGCGCTGCGCTCGAGGGGGCAGCGCTCGTAGCGCTGGCCGCCGATCTCCACGTCGAACTCGTGCGGGGTGAGCCGGAAGCTGCCGCTCGTGCCCTCGAAGGCGTAGAGCTCGACCTCGAACAGGGGGCTCTCGCTCATGGTCAGGACGGGGTGTACGTGATGAGATCGTTGCCGCGCGGCTCGGGCAGCCGGCGCAGGGTCAGGGGCATCTCGACCAGCTCGGGGGTGTGCCAGTGGAGCTCCACCGCGTCGTGGTCGAGCCGGCAGCGCGAAAGACGCAGGACGCGGCTGCCGGCCGGGACGGGGGCTTCGAGCCCGGAGCACAGCACCAGCACGCCGCCGCCGTCGTGATGGCAGGTGGCGGTGAGCACGTGCTGGCGCTGGCCGTCGGGATGCACGATCAGCGCACCGGCCGGGCGGTGCCAGAAGGCCGAGAGGTCCTCACCTGTGACGCGCAGGAAGCCGTCTTCTCCATCAGCCTCACGCGTCACGCGCAGCACCGGCGCCAGACCGTCGGGCAGCCAACAGGCACCGAGCCGCCCCTGGGCGCGGTACAGCCGCGCGCGCCAGCGGGCGATGTCTTCACGCCCGGCAGCCAGAAACCGCCGCTGGAAGCTCGTCGTCGGCCACGGGTCGTCACGGCGGACCCAGGGGTCGGCCGGCGAGACGTCCTGCCGGGTGACCACGCCCTGCGCCGTGACGGAAGGGTCGTCGCGCCAGTTGCCGTCGGGCCAGACGGGCAGGCCGTCGAGCCAGGGATCGTCGAGCAGCCCTTCGTCGGGCAGCGGCGCGAAGGCGACCTGCGCGGTGACGCTGCCCGCGACGATACCGGGCACCCACTGCGCGAACTCGGCCGGCTCCACCGCGAGGCCCTCGACCAGGGGTAGGACGGTCGCGCCCGCGGGGACCGCCCGCGCCAGCGGCTCGGTGAGCCAGAGCCGCTCGGGCTCCACCTCGGCGAGCGCCAGCACCTGCCAGCCGTCCGGGGCCATCAGCAGCGCGAAGCGACGATCCGCAGGCCAGTGCAGGCCGTCCTCCTCCAGGCGCAGCTTGGCTGCGGCCGGCGCAAAGTCCGCCTCATCCACCGGCGTCACCGGAAGCAGCCGCGCGCCGGTGTCCGCCGCCGAGGTCAGCCTCACCACGTGCTGCGGCAGCGGCCACCACGCGAGCCGGCCCAGATGGTCGGCCAGCCATTCGGCCGCCAGCGCGTCGCTCGCGCGCCCGTGGCCCACGTGGTAGGTCAGGAAGCGCCGCGGCACGCGCCGCAGCCCCTGCCGCGCCTCGTTGCCCGAGGCGAGCCGCACCACGCCGGTGGCCCATTGCAGGCGCTCGACCAGGGGCTCGGCCCAGTCGTGACGGAAGGCGAACACACCGCGCTGGGCCTCGGGCCAGGGCGTCTCGCCGAAGGCGTCCATCGCGGTGGCGACGATCGCCGCCGCGGCGGTGTCGCGGCGCAACACCTCGACGAGCAAGGCGGGTGCGTGCAGCGGCGGCGCGTGCTCCGCCAGCGTCTCGGCCCACAGCGTCGAGAGATGGGGGGCCGGCAGCGGCTGGGCCGAGGTCTCGGCCAGCGCCGTGGCGGCCAGCGCCCCGAAGGCCGCGCGCGAGATTGCCTCGGCCCGTTGCTCGACAACGCTCACCCCCGGCGTGGGTTGGCCACCGACCTCGGCCACCACCTCAGGCAGGACCCGATCCGTCATGCCGACTCCAGCCCGAACTCGGCGGCGTTGAAGGCGCCTTCCGTCCACTGGACGTTGCCGTTCGGGTTGCGCTCGAACAGCGCCGTGTGCCAGGCCAGTTGCTCTTGCAGATTGATGTCGGTGCTCACGGCGGTCTGCGCACCGCTCGCCACGAGCCCACGCACGCGGCCGCTGCCCGCATCCGTCTTGCGCGCGAGCAGGGTCACCTGCACGCCGTGGATCGCCGGGGTGGTCATCACGGGCAGCGCCTCGACGTCGAACGTCTGGCGCAGGCCCGCCGTGGCCGCGCGCAGCGCCGTCGTCTCATCGCCGTCGCTCACCGCAGCCCAAGCGGGCAGTCCCGCGGGCTCGACCGTCCATTGGTTCAGTGCCCCAGACGCTTGCGGCTTCAGCGCATCGACCCGCACGTCGCCGAGGAAGGTGTTGTTGATCGTGCCCGAGGTGTCGGCGAGGTAGAGGTCGTCCACATCGACGGTGACCGGGCAGGGTTGGCCCGGCACGCTGCCTGCGAAGGCGGTGAGCAGCGGCCCGCCGCCCTGGGTGGTGTTCTGCGCCGACAGGGTGATCGCGAGCACGCCGTTGAGGCGCACGTTCAACGTGCCGTTGCTCGTGCCCTGCACGACCTGCAGTTCGACGTAGTGCCACCCCCGCACGGCCGCCGTCATGACCGAGGTCGAGATCAACTGGTCCCAGCCGCCCTCCCATCCCATCCGCCGGTAGAGCTTCAGGCGCCCGTCCTCGCCGATCTTGACGAGGTGCGCCACCTGCGCGGTGGTGTCGCGCACGCCGAGCAGCACCGGCTCCTCGCCGGTGTTCTCGAACGGCGCCACGCGCAGCGCCGCACCCACGATGAGGCTGGTGCGCCCGGTCTCCAGGTTCTTGACGTAGCCGCCGCCGGCACCTGCCGGCAGACGCAAGGCGTAGGACGAGGGTCGCCGGCCCTGGATGCGCTGCGCCTGCGGCGACAGGTACGCCGCCTTGCCGCGCGCGAGCCACGGATCGCCGAAGGGGTCGAGTGCCTGTGGGTCGTAGTGATCGAAACCGTCGATGAAGAGCAAGGCCATGGCTATCCCTGGAGCGCCGCGCGCACCGCGCGCGCGTTGCGCCCGATGATGTTGAGGATCACCCGCTCGCCCGCGGGGGTCTGCAGGTGGTCGTGGGTGACGCCCGGGTCGATGGCGTTGACGATGCGCACGGCCTGGCTGACCTGCGGTGCGGCCGGCTGCACCTGGACCTGGGGCACGAGGCCCCCGGCGGCCAGGGCCAGACGCCGCCCGTCCCACACCGGCGGGGCGTGCAGGCCGTTGAGGGCATCGAGGAAGGCCACGCCGACACGCCGGACCGCCGCCGCACGCACCACGTATTCGCCGGCCGACAGCCGTGCCGGGATCGAATCCGAGGTCGCCGTGCCGGGACCCGTGACGAAGCCGCCGGCCGCGAACTTCTTGATCCCGCCCAGCAAGGCCATGACGGCGGCCACCATCGCCGCCATCGCGGCGATGGCCAGCGCCGGCCCGGCGATGGGGATGGATGCCTGCGAGGCCGCCGCGCCCGCGCCGGCCTGGGCCGCGTCCATCGACACCTTGGCGGTGGTCTCGGCGGACTTCTGCGCCACCGACTGGGCGGCCGCCGCTTGCTCGATCGCCTGCTCCTGCTGCACGAAGCCGAGCTTGAGCGCCAGCATCCGCGCCTGCATCGCCACCCACTTCTGGAAGGGCTGGATCACCATCTGCTGCAGGAAGGCGTCGGCCACTTGGCGGAACAGGTTCGACAGCGCCTCGCGGAAGCTTTGCGCGCCGGTGACCATGCCCTGCAGGGCGTTGCCGAAGCCCTCGCCGATGCGGTTCCACAGCGGCGCGAGTTCGTCGGTGACCAGCCGCGTGCGCTCCAGTTCGTTGCGCCAGGCGGCCACGCGGTTCACCGCCTCCGGCCCGATCGCCTGCGCGGCCTGCTGCATCGCGGGCAGCAGGCGCTGCATCTCATCGGCGGACTCGCGCTGCAAGGCGACGATCCGTTCGCGGGCCTGGGCTTCGGTGAGCAGCCCGGCCTGCTGCTGGATCTGGATCGCCTCCTGGGCATTGCGCAGCCGCTCGGTGACGAGCCGCCACTCCTGTTCCAGCCGGGCGAGGTTGGCCTGGGCGGCCTTCACGTCGATGAGCCGGTCGATCAGCGCCACGCCCGCGGCGTCGTTCTCGGCCGCCAGGCGTGCGCGAAGATCCCGGACGCTGCGCTCGATCGCGGCGCGCCGGTCTTCCGCCGTGTCGGTGCCGGTGAGCTGGGCGAGTTCCTCGCGCGCCTGGGCCAGGGCCTCGGCCAGTTCCCGCTCGGCCCGGGCGGCGGCGCGGGCGTTGGCGACCTCGATGTCGGCGCGGCGGTCGTTGAGGACGATGAGGTCGGCCTCGAGCTTGGCGATCTCCGCTTTGGCTCGCAGGCGGTCCGATTCGGCAGCGCGCGGGTTGGTCGCGACGGCTTGGCTAGCTGCGAGTGCCAGCCGGCGACGGGCGATCTCGGCGTCGAGTTCGCGCTGCTCCAGCGCAGTCTTGCGGCCGTGGTAGTCGCGCACCGACAGCAGCCGGTCTTCCAGTGCTTGATCGAGCGCGCGCTGTTGGCGCTCGAGGCCGTCTTTGAGCAGGGCGAACTCGGCGTCCATCTGCGCCTTGCGCAGGGCCGCCAGGGCGCTGGCGGCCTCGCGGGCCTGGCCCGGAGCCGTGAGCCGTTGCAGCAGCGCCGGGTCGGCCTGCACCTTGGGCGCCTGGACCTCGATGGGCTTGGGGTCGAACAGGCTGTCCCGGAACTCGGCCAACTCGTCCAGACGCCGCACGAGGCTGCCCTTGAGTTCGGCGATGATGGCCTTGGCCCCGGCGGTGTTGCCGCGCAGGGCCTCGACCGCCGCCGCGACACCAGCGCCGATCGCCTCGCCGAGTGCGACGAAGGCCTTGCCGACCGTGGCGGCACCCAGCGCCAGGGTCTTGAGCACCAGCACCACGCCGTCCAGGATCGCGCGCAGCGTGCCGCCCTGCTTGGCCGACTCGACCATGCCGCCGGCCATCTCGTTCAGGGCCGGCAGGAAGGCCTCGATCACCCGGTTGGCCAGACTCGTCGCAGCCAGCCGCAGCTTGGCCAGCGAGTCGTTGAACACCTCGGCCTGCGCCGCGGTGTCGCCGCCGATCTGCACGCCGAGCGCTTCCATCTCGCCGGTCAATGCCGCGATGCCTTCGCGTCCCTGGTTCAGGAAGGGGATGAGCTCCGCGCCGCTCTTGCCGAAGAGCTGCACCGCCAGCGCCGACTTCTGCGCCCCGTCGGGCATGGCCTGGAAACGGTCGGCCAGATCGAGCAGCACCGCATCGGTCGCGCGCAGCGTGCCGTCCTGGTTCTGGAACGCCACGCCCAGCGCTTTGAGGCGCCGGGCGGACTCCTCCGAGCCCGTGGCCGCCTCGAACATCGTGGTGGCGAGCTTCTTGAGCCCGGTCTCGAAGGTCTGGGCGGAGACACCGGACAGTTCCGCCGCCGGCACCAGGGTGGACAGAGCCTCCACCGTGATGCCCACGCGCTGCGAGAGCTTGTTCAGCGCATCGGCCGACTCCAGCGCCGACCTGACCATCGCCGCCAAGCCCGCCGCCGACAAGGCCACGCCGAGCCCGGCCAGCACGCCGTTGACCCGGCGTGCGGCGTCGGCCAGGCCGCCGAGGTTGCGCTGGATCGAGCCGAAGGCCGCGCGCGTCTCGTCGACGGCGCGGATGAGGATCTGGGCTCGCTCGGTTGCCATTAGAGTTTGTCCAATTCACGCCCGATCGCGGCAGCGAGCTTGGGCAAGGCGCCTTGCACGCCTGCTGCGAGATCGAACCGGCGCTTCAGATCCACCCGCCGCACCAGCACGGCGATGGGGATCTCCTGGCCGCGCTGCAGGCGCTTGACGCCGCGGCGCTCGCGCTCGGCGCGCTTGAAGCGGTTGAGCTGCGCGGCGTTCTCGCGGAGGTTCTCGGCCATCAGCAGCACGCGGCCGTTCTTCTCGACGAAGAAGGCATTGCCCGAGCGCATCAGGCCGTCGATGACCTGACGGAAGCGCTTGGGGCCGATCCGTCCCGGTAGCAGCGGGATCAGCATCCGGCCCGCGACCGTGCCACCCTGGGTGTGGATGCCCAGCCAGGGGATGCGGCTGCCCACCCACAGCGCGGGCAGGCGATCGGGCTTGCGGTCGAACACCTTGGCCTGCAGCGAGGCGACGAAGCTCGCGCGCCGGATCTGGAAGGCGCTGCGCATCTGGGCGCGGGCGGCCTCGCGCACCTCGCGGCCGCCCGAGACCATCCCTTTGGCGACGGCGGCATGGATCGCCCGTCGGCGTTCGGCGCTCCAGGCCGAGAGCCGCCTCGGATCGAGCAGTCCGGAGGTGGCCAGCGTCAGTTTCATGGCTGCATGTCCTCCCACAAGTCGCGCTGCAGCCGCTCGATGGCCGCCCGGTCGCCCTGGGCCGCCACCGCGTGCAAGGCCAGCCGCAAGGCGTTCTGCCTACGTTCCAGCCGGCCGTGGGCGGCCAGCAAGCCGCGCACTTGCGCGAGCGTGTAGCCCATCACCTCGGTGTGGCGGTGGCCGCAGGCGACGAGCCGGGCGACGGCATCGTCCCAGCCGAGAGGATCGGCGCCAGCCGCTCGCCCACCTGCGCGATGCTCGGCGCCACCTGCCGCACGAAAAAATCCGCGTTCACCTCGAACACGGCACAGGCCAAGGTGACGGCCTCGTCGAGCGCCAGCCCCTCGATCCAGGCGCGCTCGCGCCGGGTGGCGAGCGCGAGCAGCTCCAGCACCGCTTCGCCGTGTCGTCCCAAGAGGTCGAGCCAATCCGGCTCGGTCGAGAGGTCGGCGGCGATGGGCCGCACCGCGGCGAGGATCCGGGGTAACTCGCCCAGCCGGATCGGCGTGAGTTCCAGCGCGGTGCCGGCCACCGTGACCACCTGGGGCACGGGCGGGAAGGTCTGGAAGTCGGTATTGCTATCGGTCATCGCCATCCCCTTACAAGAGCACCAGGCGGCCGAACTGGCCGAGTTCGCCGTCGGCGGGCTTGGAGAGGTCCGCCAGCACCTGGCCGGAGAGTTCGAACTTCAGCAGTTCGTCGGTGATGATCGAAAGCTCCTTGGCCGGGTTGATCGCCACGCGATAGAGGTCGATCACCACCTCGCGGTTGGCGTCGGCGGTGTTGAGGCCCTCGAAACGGATCCAGCGCTCGGGCAGCGGCCGGGTGAACATCGCCGTGCTCTGCGCGGCACCAAAGGCGTAATCCACGGTGAAGGGCTCGACATAGGGGCCGCCGGTCGTGGCGTCGAGGATCAGCACCGAGCCGTGCCGGGCGTGCACCTGGACCTGCGTCGCCGGCAGGGTCTTGGGCGGGCTGCTCCCGTCCTGGATCTGCACCGCCGAGACGTTCTGGTGCGCGAGCGGATAGAGGTGGCCCGCGGTGACCGGGTTGGGCAGCGCCTCGCCCGTGACCGTGCCTGGCGCCACCGTGGTCGAGTGGCCGTAGAGGGCGAGCGCGAGGTTGCCGGCGCTGAGTTCCTCCAGCGTGCAGGCGAACTCGCCCTTCTTGGTCTTGATGAGCTGCAGGTCGGTCAGGCGCTGGCCGGACTGCGCCTCCTGGTGTTCCAGCGTCTCCACCGACAGCGACACCTTCAGTTCCGGCACGTTGCCGACGAAGGTGAGGCCGGCGGGGTTGCCTGCCGAGTCGCGCGCGCCGATGTAGACGCGCCCTTGTCCAGAGAAATAGGCCATTGCCGTCCCTCCTCAGCGATCGGCAATGTGTCCGGACAACGCGCCGTGTCGGCGCGTTGCGGCGAAGGCTAATGCCCGCGTAGCGGGCGTTAAGCGAAGCGGCCGAAGCCAGAAGTAGGCCATGGTCAGTCTCCCGTGGAGCTTGCCGGGACAGCGGGACCGTCACGGCGCGAGGGTTTGGGGGGTGGGATCAAGGAATCCGGCGTGACGATCCGAGCCACGCCCTGGGCGATCAGCCAGCGGGCGCTGGCCTCGGGCAGGTCCAGCCGCGCGCCCGCGGGCAGGCGCCGACCGGCGTGGGTGTGGGGTTGGAGCAGTTCGATGTGCATGGGGGTCATCCCGGGGTCGTGAGGTCGGTCAGGGCGGTGCGGTAGCGGATCTCGTAGCGCGCCGGCAGCGTCACCGTGCCGGCATCGAGGTCGTCGGCGTCCCAGTCGGCGTCGAGCTCGCGCACCGCGAGCGCCAGGCCGCCCAGGTTCGGGTCCGCGAGCACGGCGGCGTGAGCGGCGACGATCAGCCGGTCGGCCGCGTCGAAGGCGTCCATGCCGCGCGCGAGCGCGACCAGGCGCACGGTGAGCGCCCGGTCCGTCAGCCGGTTGGCATGTGCGATGAGGGCGTCACCCTCGACGAAGACGAGCAACGCAGGGCCGGCCTCGCGGGGCAGCGGTGTCGCCGGCTGGCGCAGCACGGGCGCCGGGGCCAGGGCCGCCGTGAGCCGATCGACGAGGGTGCGCAGCAGGCGCTCGCGCACCGAGTTCATGGCAGCCTCGCAAGCTGGGCCCGGCACTCGCGGCCGTCGCCGAGCGCCCTCACCTCGCGCACGCGGTAGGACTCGCCGGCGATGGTGACCACGTCGCCCGGTGCGAGATGGATGCGCGAGGCCGCGTATTCGATCTCGAAGTCGCGCGCCAGCGCCAGGCCGTCGAGCACCGTCTCGTCCGGCGCACGGAACGCGCAGGACACGGTGGTGGTGCCCACCACGACGGGCGTCAAGAGTCCCGCGCGCTCGGCGGCGTCGTACAGATCCTCCACACAGACCATCGGACAGGACCCTCAGACGGTGAGCTTCACCAGCACGCCGGGCCGGTGGCACATCGGCAGCGGGTTGCTCTGGGTGTGCAGATCGGTGCCGCGGTCGAACTTGCGCGGCTCCTGCTTGGCGTAGAGCGGCTGGCCCAAGGTGTTGACGGTCTCGTTGAAGTCGGCAGGCGCGAAATACGTGGCGAAGGTGTCCACCGTCCCCAGCGGGAAGGCGTGAGCCTCGCCCGCGGCGATGAAGCGGCGCGCGTTGCCGTTGGCATCGGTCGCCTGGCCGCGGTACTCCTCGAAGGTGATGCCGGCGAAGACGAAGCCCGCGCGCACGTCGTTGATCAGGATCGCGCCCTGTTGCCACTGGGTATAGGCCTCCTTGACCGACTTGTGGCCGGTGAGCGCCCGGAAGAACTCGGGCGAACAGAGGACGTGCACGCCGGTCATGAACTCGCCCTTCAAGTTCTCCTCGATGTGCGCCAGCACCTCGTAGCAGTGGCCCTTGACGTCGCTGTTGGCATTGGCCAGATCGAAGGCGATGGTGGCCTGACTGAGCTCGAACTCGTCGAACAGGTCGTAGATGATGCTGCCGTCGGCGTCCAGGATCTGGCCCTTGAGCGCGCCCATGCGCAGGTGCTCGAGGGTGATCGCGTGCTTGTTGCGCATGGTCTCGAGATGTCGAGCGAGCACGCCGGCGACCGCCTCCATCTCGGTTTCCGAGCCGAAGGCCCGGATGCCCTGCACCTCCTCGGGCAACACCACGTCGTCGTGCGGGATGTGCGGGACGACGAAGGAACGCAGCCGGCGCCGGCCGCGTTCGCCCACCGTGCCCGGCGAGCCGGGCGGCCGGGTGGGCAAGAGGTTCAGGCGCCCGGCGTACTCCTCGATGACGACCTGGCGCGTGCGCACGGGCTTGGCCGGAAACAGGTTCAAGGCTTCCAGCCGCCCGTAGCGGTTGGGGATCAGGTTGATGGCGGCGGTCAGGCTCGCCATCGAGAAGCCGGGGGAATCGAAGGGGTTGAGCATCGGGAGACTCCAGAAACGACGAACCCGCCGAATGGCGGGTCGTCCGAGGTGTGGGGAGGGGCGGAATCAGGCGCTGTCGCGCACCACGATGCCGCGCGCTTCGAGTTGGGCGATCGCAGCGAGCTGCTGCGCGGTGGTGATCCCCGCGGGCCAGACGAGCGCGTGGCGCGCGACGATGGCATGGCGAGCGATCAGGATCGCATCCTCGCGGTCGATCAGCGTTGCATCGACCGCGTTGCCCAGGACGCCCGCGGCCACTTCCGTGCCGTCGGTGGCGCTGGGGTCGAGGGCCTTGAGCTTGCCCGTGGCCGTCACGCGCCCGACCACGGCGCCCAGCGGTAGGTTCTGCCCGGCGGCCACGGTCGCCTGCTCGCGCGAGTACAGGTTCGGCGCCTCGTACTTCACGAGGTCGCCGAGGTGGGGGGCTTGGGTGAGCGTGGGCATGGTTCACTCCCGGGTGACGAGTTTCTTGACGGCGGCGACCACGGGCGAGGCGGCGGGGTCTGCGCCAGGGGCGGCCCAGTCCTCGGGGCTATGGGTCGAGCGCACGGCGGACTCCGTGCTGCGCTCAGCGCGCGCTTCGATCAGGGTGCGGCGCACCGCGGCCTCGGTGTGGCCGGCCGCGATGAACTCGGCGGCGCGCTCGGGGCAGCCGGCGATCAGACACAGTTCCGCGATCGCTTGCGCGGACTGCGCCACTTCGCGGCGGGCCTCGGCCACCAGGGCGGCGGCTTCATCCACGCCGAGCGTCTCGGGCGGGGTGTCGGTCATGGAGGGGGTTCCTCGGAGAACGGTCGCCTTCCCGGTCGGGGCTTGGCGCGGCGGGGAAGACGGACGCCGCGCGGCAGAAAGATGTCGGTCGAACTCGGCGAGCACCGCGGCAAGCGTGGCCACCCCGTCGGCCAGCCCCGTCTCGAGGGCCTGCGGGCCGAAGAAGAGCGCGGCCTCGGTCGCGCGCACCGCGTCCTCAGGGAGGCCGCGCATCGCCGCCACGTGCGCGACGAAGAGGCCGTGGAGCCGGTCTACCTCGGCCTGCAGCGCCGCGCGCGCGGCGTCGTGAAGCGGCTCGTGCGGCGAGTAGTCGTTCTTGCGCGCGCCCGCGGTGATCGCCGTGTAGCGGTAGCCGTCCTGGGCGTCCTTGGCCGATTGGTCCACGTGCAGCGCGATCACGCCGATCGAGCCCACGCCGCCGGTCTCGGTGACGTAGAGCCGCTCGGCGGCGCAGCCGATCGCGTAGGCCGCGGAGAAGGCGGCGTCGTTGGCCACGGCCCAGACCGGCTTGAGGCCGGCCGCCTCACGCACGCGGCGGGCGAGCTCGAAGCAGCCGCCGGTCTCGCCGCCGGGCGAGTCGATGTCGAGCACGATGCCGGCCACCAGAGGGTCGGCCAGCGCCGCCTCCAGCCGCGCGCCGATGTCGGCGTAGCTCGTCAGCCCCGAGGCCGCCTCCAGCCCCAGCGTGCGCTTGACCAGGGTGCCGTGGATCGGCAGGACGGCGATCGAAGCTTCCGGAAACGCCTGGGGGGTCGCGGGCCGCGGCAGCGGCGGCGCGAGTTCGACGTCCGGCGCGGCGAGATGGAGGCGCTCGGAGAGCACCGCGAGGATCAGGTCGAGCTTGGCGCGCTGGACGAGCAAGGGCGTCCCGAACAGGCGGGCGGCGAGGTGGGGGAGCATGGGATTGAACGCCTTGCGAGACGCTACTACAATTGTGGTAAATTCGTTGCAGGGCCTACCCAGGTGACGCCATGACGACGTCGATTTCCATCCGCATCGACCAAAAGCTTTACGAACAAGCGCGCGCCGAGGCGCTGGCCGAGCATCGAACCATCGCCGGCCAAGTCGAGTACTGGGCCAAGGTCGGCCGGGCCGCGCTGGACAACCCCGATCTGCCGGTCGGCTTCATCGCCGAATCGCTGGCGTCGATGGCCGAGCCGCGTGAGGACGCGACCCTCTTCGTGCCCCGGTCCCGCCGCAAGGCATGAGCTACGGTCTCAAGCAAACCCGTCGGTTTGCCCGGGCCTACAAGAAGCTGCATGACAACGTCGCGGCCGATGTCGATGCCGCCACCGAAGTCATCGCGGCCGACCCGAACGTCGGGGAACGCAAGAAGGGTGATCTCGCCGATCTGTTCGTCTACAAGTTCCGCAGCCAGAATCAGCTCTACCTGCTGGGCTATACCGTCGATCACGAAGTCCGCTTGATCTATCTCGAAGCGGTTGGCCCGCACGAGAACTTCTATCGCGACCTCAAGCGCTCGTAGGCTCTACGGCATCAGCATCTGAACCATCCTTCTGCGGTGATTGAGGCGCGGCAGCCGGTGTCTGGTCGTGCCGCGGATCCGAGTCGAAGACCAGCCCCAGTTCATCGGCGCGGGCGTTGTCCGCCGCGATCTCGCGGTCGATGTCCTCGGCGTCGTAGCCGTAGGCCGAGATCGCCTCCGAGCGGCTCATCAGCCCTGCGCGGATCGCGAGCTTGAGCGCGTTGAACTCCTTCAAGGGATCGACCCACTGCCAGCCCTGCGGGATCCACTTGGCGGCCTGGTACGCGCGCCGGCGGCGGGCGTAGCCGGGCAGGCTCAGCGCCCCTTCGAGCACGGCCTGCTCCATCCAGGCCCGCCACACCGGGCGGCACAGCTGGTGCACGATCACCCCGTGCTGGATGGCCTCGCAACGGCGGCGGAACTCCAGCAGCCCCGCGCGGATGCTGGAGTAGTTCACCTGGGTGAGATCACCGGTGAGCATCTCGTAGGTGATGCCCATGGCGGCGGCCACGGCCCGGAACTGCTGGCGCATGAACTCGCCGTAGCTCGCGCCCACGTCGGCCGGCGCCGAGAACTTGATGTCCTCGCCCGGCTCCAGGATCTGCAACGTGCCGGGTTCCAGTCCGGCGAGCGCCGCGCCCTGCGCGTCCGGCAGCCCTTCGCCCATCAGGGTGTCCTCGGGGGCGAGCCGCGTGATGAAGCCGGCGAACATCGCCGCGGTCTTCTTGCGCACCAGTTCCGCGTCGTCGTACTGGTCGAGCTCGTGCAGCTTCACCAGCGCCCGCGCAAGCCACGGCTCGCCGCGGATCTGCCCCGGGCGCAGCGGGCGGAACAGGTGGATGACCTCGGAGGCACCCACGCGCACGGTGTCGAGACCTCCCGCGGAGGCGCCCGTGCCCGACATCGGCGCCAGGCTCCCGTCGCCCGGATGCGAGCGGGTCAGGTGATAGGCCACGCGCCGCCCGAGCCGGTCGAACTCGATGCCGGCGCGGATGACGTGGCCCGAGGGCAGGTCGCGGTCGAGCGTCGTCGGCAGGTGTTCCGGCTCGAGCACCTGCAGCTGCAGGCCCACCGGCAGACCGTCCTCGAGACGGCGCCAGCGCAGGCGCACCAGCGCCTCGCCGCCTTCGAGCATCGCGCGGCAGGCGAGCGCCTGCAGGCCGTAGAAGTCGGTGAGTCCTGCGGCGTCGGCCTCCTCCACCCAGTCCCACCATAACGCGTGGATGGCCTCGCGCACGGCCGGGTCCTGCACCATGCTCTGCGGCTTGATGCCGGTGCCGATGGCATTCGCCACGAACGCCTCGATGCCCGCGGCCGCCCAGGCGTTGCGCCGGGCGAGATCGCGGCTCTTGGCGCGCAGTTCGTTCTGCGTGAAAGCCAGCGCCGCGACCGCCCCGGGGTTGCCCACCTGCCAGGCCACGGCCCTGCGGCCGCCGCCCACGCCGTCGTAGGTGGGGCTGGTGCCGAGCAGCCGGCGCTTGAGGGTGCTGAGCCAGCTTGCTGGCGTTTGTGAGGTGCGCCAACCCATCACGTCCCCTTGGTCGTGTGAAGGCGGATCTGCCGCGGCGCGCCGGGCCACAGCCCCGTGGCCACGGCCTGCTCGAAGAGGTCGCGTTTCACCTGGCGAATAGCAGCTTGCAGTTCCTCCACGCTGCGGTACTCGACCGTCTTGTCGCCGAAGCTCACGCGCTTCTCGCCCTTGGCGAGTGCGGCTTGCAGGGCCTCGAGGTCGGCTTGGGTGTAGGCCATCAGCGGTAGACCACGAGGTCGATCTCGGGGGAGTCGGCGAAGGACGCGGCGGTGGTCGCGCAGCCCACATCGACGTGCGTCGGCGTTTTCTCGTCGGCGGTCGAGCGCACGATCAGCAGCCGCTGCGTGCCCGTGTTGGTGTTGCTGCGTGCGACGCCCACCCAGCAGTAGTTCGCGTCCGGCAGCGGGCTGGCGAAGCTCACGCGGTAGCGGCCTGGGGCGAGCCGCGTGACCGAGGCGACGTTGTGCGCGGCCCGCACGACGATCTGGTTGCCGACATGGCCAAAGCACACCCAGGCACGGGCCAGCCCCGGATGGCTGACATCGATCTTGGTCTTGACCTCCAGGCCGATGCGGCTGGCCAGGGCGGCAAGGCGCAAGGCCAGGCTCATCAGACCAGGGCCCCTTCGAAGATCGCGACGAAGTCGGTGTCGGTGTCGCCCACCTCGGCGGCGGCCACGGCGCCGATGTTGCTGCGCGCCTGGGCCTGCTCGGCAGCCGTCAGGGACTGCGCCGCGTCGAAGCGCACGCGGTGGTTGACCGCAGTGAGCAAGGCATCCAGGCCGCTGGTGCCATCCTGCAGCAGCTGCTGGATCTCCAGCAACGTGTCGTAGGCGGCATCGGCCCCGCCCAGGATCTCGGCCTTGAGCGTGTCGAGCAGCGTGACGATCTTGCTCGACGAGTAGGTGCTGGTGGTGGCGACCTGGGTGTCGTCGATCGCACCCGAGGCCACCACCGCGGCCTTCAGCTCGTTGATGGCCGCCACCAGGCTGGACTTGTCGGTGGTGGTGAGGTTGGCGAGATTCCCGGCCTTCGCGCGGACGTCGTTGAACTCCTGCGCGACGCGGATGACGAGGCTCTCGATGCGGGTGGCCAGGGACATGGGTTCTCCTTCGGGGTTCGGGACGGCCGGCGGGGATCAGCGCAGCCAGGGGCTGCGGATGACACGCCGGCCGGGGTGGCGGGTTGCAGAAACCTCGAGGCCACCGCGATGGGTGGCCTCGGGAGGTCGTTCGATGGGCATTTCGTTCGACGGCATGGATTCGCCGGGCGGCGGCAGCCCCAGTTGCCGCTCCAGTTCGCGCCAGTGGCGTTCCTCGAAACGATCCAGCCCCGCGGCACTGGCCGCGGCGCGGGCGTAGACGTAGCAGTCGAGGGCCTCGTTGCGCTCGCGCATCTTCTGCCACTCGCGCACCGCAAAGCCGTGGCGATTACGCCGGGTGACGAGCTGCTCGGCGCACAGTTGCTGCAGGAACTCGGCGTCGATCTTCGGCAGGTGCACGTAGCCGGCAGGGTAGGCCGGCCTCACGCCGTCCTCGGCCACCTCGGGGGCGAGGCGCAGGTGGTCGTAGAGCTCGCGCTTGGCGATGCCCACCGCCACCGAGAACACTTTCACGCCCCGGCGCAGCCGCTTGCCGCCCTGGGTCACGTCGACCGCGGTGGGGGTGCCGATCAGCGCCACCCCTTTGGGCGCGCCCTTGACCGCCATCACCCGGCCGTCGCGCACCCGGCGCACGAAGGCGTAGGCCTCCTGCGTCGCAAAGCCCGTGTCCACCGCCAGGCGGGCCAGCGGCAGCTGCGCGCCGCTCTCGTGCGTCCAGGTCTCGGCGAGCAGGTCGGCCAGCCGCTGCCAGACCGCTTCGCGCGCCGTGTCCCCCATCAGCACCCGGTGCTCGACGAGCCAACACTCCTTGCCGCGCCCGAAGGCCCACACCGACACCTCGACGCGGTCCTTCTGCACGTCGGCGCCGGCGGTGAGCAAGAGCCCTCCGGCGGGGACGGTGCCGATCGGGTAATCCTCGCGCCGCTCCAGCAGGCGCTGCCAGTCCGGCGCCTCGCCCTCCTCGACCCAGGTCTCGCCGAGCTCGTTGTTCTTGAAGGTCTTGATCATCGCCACCGACCGGCCTTCGGCGCGGGTGGCCTTCTCCCAGGACTCCGCGATCTCGCGCCAGCGGCGCCAGGGGCTGTAGAGCGAGGACAGGTGGAAGCCCGCGGTGCGGCTCTCGGCCTGCGCCTGCCACTGGCCGAGTTCGAGCATGCGCGGCTTGTGGTGCTCGGCGATGGGCTCCTCGCAGGCCTCGCACACGTAGGCCGCGTCTTGCGGCCGCCCCGGCTCCCAACGCAGCTGCTCGAAGCGCAGCCACTGCCGGTGCGCGCAATGCGGGCAGGGCACGAAGTAGCGGCGCTGATCGCTCGCCTCGTACTCGCGCTCGATGATCGAGGCCCCGGCGATGGTGGGGGTGGAGACCAGCAGGATCTTGCGTCGGGCAAACGTCCGGGTGCGGGCTTCGGAGAGAATGATCGCATCGCCCTCGCCATCCACGTCCAGCGGGTAGGCGTCCACCTCGTCGAGGAACAGGTAGCGCACCGGCATCGAGCGCAGGCCCACGGCCGAGTTGGCCCCGGTCATCACCAGCACCCCGCCGCGAAACTCCTTCATCAGCACGGTGTTGCCCGAGTCGCGGCTTCTCGCCGGGGCGATGAGTTCGCAGAGCACCGGCGACTCCTCGATCAGCGGGTCGATGCGCTGCTTGGAGTTGCGCTTGGCCATCTCCACGGTGGGCCACACCGCCATCATCGGCCCGGGGGCGTGGTGGATCACGTAGCCGATCCAGTTCGAGCCGGTCTCGGTCGCGCCCACCTGCGCGCCCTTCATGAACACCACGCGCTCGACGGGCGAGGTCGGCGACAGGCAGTCCATGATCGCCTTCAGATACGGCGTGCGCGCGGTGCGCCAGCGCCCCGGCTCGCTCGAGGCCTTGCTCGACAGCACCCGGTGACGGTCGGCCCATTCGGAGACGGTGAGCAGCGGGTCCGGCGTGAGGCCCTCGCGCCAAGCGCGCTCGATGACGTCCCAGCCCTCATAGGCGAACTCGTCCATCAATCGACCCGAACCTTGAGTTCCCCGAGCTCGGCGAGGTGCTCGCGCACGGCGGCATCCAGGGCCACGTGCAGGGTGTGAGCCTCCACGCCGAGCCGGGCCGCCATCTGCGCCGAGATCCGCGCCGGCCAGTTGAGCCAAGCGTCGCGCTCCGTACGGGCGAGCTTGAACACATGCGCGATGGCCTGGTGGCGATCGACCAGTTCGCCCTTGAGGCGGGCCAGCCGCACCTTGTTGGTCTGCGCCTTGACCACCTCGTTGACCGTGCGCGCCTGCACGAGCGTGGTGCCGCCAGCGGGCAGGCCGGTGGCGAGGTTGGGGGCCGGATCCTCCGCCACCCGCACCTTCACGGTCCGGGAGCCCGTTCCCGCCTTCGGCGGCTCGGAGTTCCGGGTCCAGTCGCGGTCGGCCCGGTCTGGGTCGATGGTGCCGTCCGCCTCGGGCGTGATGCGCCCGGTGCGGATGGCCTTGTGCACGGCGGTGTCCGATACCCCACGGTGGCGGGCGTAGGCGCGAATCGAGATGCCCATGGCCCTCTTCGATCAAGTCATCGTCAGTTCTTGGCCAACACCCGCAGAAAACGCTTGGCTTCACGGGCGAGAAGCGCGTTCATCACGTCACTCCGAACCACCCGACCGAAAGGACGCCCGATGAACCCCCACATCCCCGACCTTCTCGCCACCAAGCTCGCCGAGGCCGCCCTGACCGTGCTGGTGCGCACTTGCCGCAAGGAGGTGGCCGCCGCCAGCCGCGACGAGCTCGAAGCCGCCTGCGCCGCGATGCGCGCCAAGGCCCGGCCGGTCATCGACCGCTTGTTTGACGACGCAAGGGCTGCGCCCTGGGTCGGCGAGATGGCCTTCCACGCCGCCGCGCTCGAACTGGCGCAGGCCGGCATCTCGGTGTTGCGCAAGGTCTGACGAGCAATGCGAAGCCAAGCAAGAACGCTTGGCTTCTCACGCGAACAGCGCGTTCATCACCTCACCCAATCACCACGCACCAAGGAGCAGACCATGACCCTGCGCATCCGCCAACCCCAGGTCACCGACACCAACGGAAACGCCCTCGGCACCCGCCTGATCCGAATCGAGTTCGACGAGCAAGGCCCAGCGACCGTGATGCACGACGGCCAGCGTTACGACTTCACCGGCAAGACCGGCACCCACCTCAAAACCGGCTTGGCGGTGCGCGAGATGGCCACCGCGCGCGATGCGCGCCTGTGGATCAGCCTCGATGGCGAGCACCTCTGGGAAGACTGACTCGCGCCGATCCATCCCTATCCAGGAGCAGACCATGAGCACCATCACCCTGACCCCCGCCCAGCACGCGATCCTGGCCCATGCGCTCGAGCACAGCGACGGCCGAATCGACTGGTTCCCCGAGCACATCCAAGGCGGTGCCCGCCGCAAGGTGCTCGACGGCCTGGCCAACCGCGCCCTGATCGCCCGCCAGGGCGAGGTCTGGGTCGTTGCCGACGCAGGCTACGAGGCCTTGGGCGTGCCGCGCCCGGGTGCCCGCACCGCCCCGCGCCAGTCCTTCGTTGCGAAACTCGGTGCGGTGATCGCCCGGGCCGAGCAGGCGCAGACGGCGCGCGACGAGGCCGACCTGGAGGCGGCGGTGAACGCCGCCGAATCGGCCTGGGCGCAGGATGCGCATCGCAGCGCCGAGCCGCGCCGCCCCCGCGCCCACAGCAAGCAGGCGCAGGTGATCGCGATGCTGCAGCGTCCCGAAGGCGCCACCCTCCGCCAGATCATGGACAGCACCGGCTGGCAGGCGCACACGGTGCGCGGCACCTTGGCCGGGGCGCTGAAGAAGAAACTGGGCCTGACGATCGTCTCCGAGAGATCCCCGGGCGGCGAGCGCGTCTACCGGCTTGCCTGAGTCGCGATGGGGCAGCACATCCCGCGCGGGCTGCCCAATCTGACCGGGTTCGTGATTCACTGCGCGATCGCCGACGAGTCGCTCGCCGCCTGATCGAAGGCCAGGCCATCCGCCTCGCGGGTGGCTTGCTGGCCCGTCCAGTCCTGCCAGCGCCGCACGATCACGTCCGCATACTTCGGGTCGAGCTCGATCAGCCGCGCCACGCGCCCGGCCTTCTCAGCGGCGATCAAGGTCGTGCCCGAGCCGCCGAAGGGGTCGAGCACCACGTCGCCGGGGCGGCTGGAGTTGCGGATGGCCCGCTCGACCAGATCCACCGGCTTCATGGTCGGGTGCAGATCGTTCTTCGCTGGCTTCTTGATCTGCCAGACGTCGCCCTGGTCGCGGTCGCCGCACCAGTGGCGCGTCGCGCCTTCGGGCCAGCCGTAGAGGATCGGCTCGTACTGGCGCTGGTAGTCCGAGCGGCCCAGCGTGAAGGTGTTCTTGGCCCAGATGATGAAGGTCGACCAGTGCCCGCCGGCGGCGCGGAAGGCCGCTTGCAGCGTGTCCAGTTCGCTGGAGGACATGGCGACGTAGATCGCGCCTCGGGTGTGCGCCATGATCAGCGCCAGCGCATCAAAGAGGAAATCGTAGAAGCCTTCGCCCAGCGCATCGTTGAGGATGGGGCGGTGTTTGCCGCGCAGCTTGTCCTTCGCGCTGTTGGCGTAGTTCACGTTGTAGGGCGGATCGGTGAACACCATGTCCGCCCGCTCGCCGTCCGGAAACAGGCGCGCATAGGCCTCGGCGGTGGTCGCGTCCCCGCAGACCAGGCGGTGCGGCCCGAGCCGCCAGACGTCGCCCGGCCGAGACACCGGCTCTTCCGGCATCTCCGGGATGGCATCGTCCTCCGTCCGGCCCTCGATCTGTGGTTCCTCATCGGCCAGCAGTTCTGCCAGTGCATCGGCGTCGAATCCGGTGAGATCGAGATCGAAGCCATCGTCCTGCAGCGCCTCCAGTTCGATGCGCAGCAGGGCATCGTCCCAGGTCGCGAGTTCCGCGAGCCGGTTGTCCGCGAGCACCAGGGCGCGGCGCTGGGTCGGCGTGAGGTGATCGAGCACGACCACCGGCACTGTGGGCAGGCCCAGCTTGCGCGCGGCGGCAAGCCGCCCATGGCCCGCGACCAGCACACCGTCGGCGCCGGTGAGAATGGGATTGACGAAGCCGAACTCCGCGATGGAGGCCGCGATCTGGGCGATCTGCTCGTCCGAGTGCTGGCGGGCATTGCGCACGTAGGGCAGCAGCTTGTCGATCGGCCAGAGCTCGATGCGATCGGCCAGCCAGTGGGCGTTCATTTCCTGTACAATACTTCTGTCCAATTCCAGAGGTGCCGCCATGACCATCGAAACCACCTACAGCCAGGCGCGCGAGCAGCTCAAGGCGCTGATGGACCGCGCCGTGGACGATCGCGAGGTCATCGTGGTGCGCCGTCGCTCGGGAGGAGCCGTGGCGATGATCGCGGCCGATGAGCTCGAAGGCTTGATGGAAACGGCGCACCTGCTGCGCTCGGCCAAGAACGCCGAACGGCTGCTCACGGCCCTCAACCGGGCACGCACGACAAGCCTGAAGCCCACGACGCTCGCCCAGCTCAAGCAGGACGCCGACCTTGAAGCGTGAGGCCTCGCGGCTTGCGGTCTGCCATCCGGAATTTCTCGAAGACCTGCGTCATTGGGTGGAGACCGACCGTCGCACCGCCCGCCGCTTGCTCGAACTCGTCGAGGCGGTGCTGCGCGATCCCTTCGATGGCATCGGCAAACCCGAGCCGCTGAAATACCTCGGCCCGGACGTCTGGTCGCGACGCATCACCCAGGAGCATCGCTGCGTCTATCTGGTCAAGGCCGATCGCGTCGAGTTCCTCCAGGGGCGCTACCACTACTGACGGTACGTTCGGCCGCCACCTCGTCGAAGGTCCGGCCGCTGCCCTCCAGCACCGGCACCGTGCCCGGGTGGTGCTGCAGCCAGCGGCGCAGCGCGACGTCCACGTACTCTGGAGCGAGTTCGATGGCGCGTACCGGGCGGCCGGTGAGTTGGCCGGCCAGCAGCGTGGTGCCCGAGCCCGCGAACGGCTCGAAGACGATCTCGCCCGCGTCGGTGTAGGCCTCGATGAAGAACTTCGGCAGGCCCAGCGGGAACACCGCCGGATGATCGATGCCTTCACCGATGCGGCCGCGCTGGCGCGTCACCTCGACGACCGAGTCCGGGATGCGGAACGCCTGCGTGGGCTGTCCGGCATGGTTCCAGGCGCCGACCTTGCCGTCCTTGCCGCGCATCGCGGTGGACGATCCGTCGGCGCGCAGGTGCGTCTCGTGCCCGGCCCACTTGCAGGGCACGATCTTGTTCGGCTTGCGCGAGCGTCGGTTGAAGTGGAAGACGAACTCGTGGCGGGGCGCCAGCCGCCCGGCCCAGTCGCCGGGCACGGTCACCGACTGGTCCCACACGTACCAGCCGAAGCGCCGAAAGCCCTGCGTGCGCATCCACTCGATCCAGCCGTCCCAGTACGGCTGCCACTCGTTGTCGCGATGCACGAGCCCGAGGTTGACCAGGAGTTGCGCGTCCTCGCGCAGTGCCGCGCGGGCAGCGCCGAACACGCCCTGCATCAACGCGTCCCAGTCCGCGATGCCGCCGGTGGTGTAGTCGCGCTGGTTGGCATACGGTGGGCTGGTGAAGAGCAGGTGCGCCCGCTCGCCCTCGAGGAGGCGCGCGACGGCGGCCGCGTCGCGGCTGTCGGCGCAGAGCAGTCGGTGTTCACCGATCAGCCACAGATCGCGGGGGCGTGTGACCGCCACCGCGGGCGGTGTGACGTCGTCCTCGTCCGGGTCGCGGACCAAAGCGCTCGTGTCCTCTTCGGCGGACGGTTCCGTCTTCTCGATGGCGTCGAGCAGGCCTTCGATCTCGGAGGCCGAGAAGCCGGTCAGGTCCAGATCGAAGCCGGCGTCGGCCAGTTCGGCGAACTCCAGCGCCAACATCGCCTGGTCCCAGCCGGCATCGAGCGCGAGCCGGTTGTCGGCGATCACGTAGGCGCGCTTCTGCGCAGGCGTCAGGTGCGCAAGCTCGATCACCGGCACCTCGGCGAGCCCCAGCTTGCGTGCGGCCAGCAGCCGGCCGTGACCGGCGATCACACCGTGCTCGCCATCGACCAGGATCGGGTTGGTCCAGCCGAACTCGGCGATGCTGGCGGCGATGCGCGCGATCTGCTCGTCGCTGTGCGTGCGCGGATTGCGGGCGTAGGGGATCAGCGTCTCGACCTTGCGGTACGTGACGGCGAGCGTGTCCAGAATCGGTGCCTCGGAAACGAAGAAGCCCGCCGACGGCGGACCGTGGGCGGGCTGGGGGTGTCGGGGAGAAGGTCTCGGGCTGGAGGGCTGCAAACCGCAAACCCTGCAAACCTCGGTTTGCACCCTGACGCTATCGAAGCGCCGCGCTCGCGCCCCCCGCATGGCTGGGTCGCCAGGAAGGACCCGTGAATGGCCGGGCGGCTTCCTCGACCGTCACCGCTGTCCAGAAGTTAGCCGAGATACTACCCCTGATCGGCCTGCTTTGTTGCACCCCTGAACGACCCCGGATTTGCATCCAGTCCGAAACTGTCTGTCAGCGCGCCCTGCGTTCATCAACGTTGCGCATGGGTTTGGAAGAGCTACCCCATCAGAGCACCGCCTCCAGCCCCTTGCGTTCGATGAGGTCGAGCAGCTTCTGCGAGGGACCACTGGGCTTCTTGTCGCCCACTTCCCACTTGCGCACGGTCGAGACGCTGGTGTTGAGGACCGATGCCAGCACGGCCTGACTCAAGTGCAGGCGTTCGCGCAAGGCGCGCACTTTCTCAGCGTCGTATTCATGCACCGGCTCCAGGCACAGCGCGTCGTACTTGCGCATCTTGCGCTTGTCGATGAAGCCCAGGCGATGCAGGTCGCGCGCCGTTTCGTGAACGGCTTCGAGCAGGCGGCTCTTGGACTTAGGCTCGTTTGTCATGGCAAATCTCCTGCAATGTTCCGTCGGCAACGGATTCATCCAACTGGCGCGCGGGACGGGCCAGCAGATCGGCGGCCAGATCCTGCAGCGCTTCCAGTTCCTCGTCATCGATGTTGGCCCGCTCGTTTTTCTCGAAGCCGTAGACGAAGAACCAGCGATCGCCCTTGTTGGTGGCGATCAAGGTGCGCGCGCCACCACGCTTGCCGCGGCCAGCCAAGCCCACGCGCTTTTTCACCACGCCACCGCCCAGGTCGGCATCGATGAGGCCCGCGGCCATCTCCTCGACCGCTTGACACAACCCGGCGTCTGTCAGTTCGGTCTTGCGCATCCAACGAGCGAAGTGGCGCGTCTTGAAGACTCTTCTCATTAGCGAAGTATGCCACTTAGTGGCACCATGTGTCGAGAAGTTCCTTGCTCTCCGTTCAGACGGTCGGCCACGATCGAGAGCGCCCGCTGCCACCGCCGCCAGGCGGTGGTCCGGTCGCAGCCGAAGCGGGCGCAGATCTCGCGCCAGCGGTGGCGCTCGGCGCGCATCCATACCAGGTGGCGTTCCTCTTCCTCCAGCCACAAGACCCAGCGCATGGTCTCGAGCATGCGCTCGATGGCCTCGGGGCTGGGCGGGAAGCGCCGGATCGTCGGCTCGGCCCCCAGCGTCTCCCAGGGCATGCGCCGGATCGCGGGCCAGGTGTTGAAGTAGCCCTGCACGCGCACGGGCGGCAATCGGTGGGCGGTGATGGCCGCCTCCCGGAAGCGTTCGGCCACCCGCTCGACGGTCCACTCAGCCATGGCGCGCCTCCCGTGCACCGTAGAGCCGCTCGCCGATTCGGCGGATCAGCTCGCGTTCCATCCCGTCGAGCCGGTCGTCGTCGAGGCAGACGACGAGCAGGCGTTGCTCGCGCCAGCCGCGGCGTTTGACGGCCTCCACGTCCATCGGCTCGGGCTGCAGGCGCCCCAGCGGGCAGCGGTAGCGAGGAGTCGGGATGTCCATCTCACGCCTCCTGCGCCGCGTCGTGCTGCTGGATGGCCCAGTGCAACAGCGCCAGGGCGTCGGCTTCGTTGTCGTCGGTGGGCAGGTAGCCGCGCGCGCGCATGGCCGCCATCATCTCGTCCTTGCTCGCATTGCCCTTACCGGTGACGTGCTTCTTGATCGTGCCCACCGGCACGCCCTGGTAGGGGACGCCGTGGTGCTCGCACCAGGCCGTGAGCGTGGCGAGGAACCCGCCGTAGGCGTGCGCGGCATCGGTGGAGGCGTGGCGGCGCACTTCCTCGAAGTACAAAAACTGAAGTTCAGAAACCGATGTCTGAATTTCAGAAATCCAACGGCCAAAGCGCAGGTAGCGCATGCCGCCGCCTTCGAATCGCTGTGGCTTGAAGGATTGGCTGCCGCTGGTGATGCGGCCGGTGCGGTCGCGCAGCGCCCAACCGCTGGTGGTGCCCAGGTCGAGGGCCAGGATCGTTGCTGTCATCGTTGCAGTCCTTCGTTCGTGTTCTCATGCCGGTGACCGAAGGTGACCGCCGTGGGGAATATCCCTTCCGCCCGCGCGCGCGTACGCGCGTAAAGCGATTCAATCCCTGGGCCAGTCACCTTCGGTCACCGTGGGTGGTCAGTCGTCGCGGTACGGGAGCCGTACGCCGGAGTCCTTGGGCTTGAGCGACAGGCCCGCCAGGGCCTTGACGCCGCCGTGGATGCGCGTGCGCTCGAAGCCGCGGTTGGCCAGTTGCTGCGCGAGCCAGCGGCTTGTGCCCACGTACTCGCCGCGCCGGCCGGCCCAGTCCTGCCAGCGCTGGAACACGTCGGCCACGGCCACGCGGGCCTGCGGGTGGCGCTGCGCCTCTTCGTCCAGGAAGTCGCCGACGGCGTCCTCCTCGTCGAAGTACTCGGCGGTGGCCGACACCACGCTGGCCGGGGGCCGGAGCCCCTCGCGCTGCCAGGCCAGACAGCCCTGCACCGCCCAGGCGAGGATCCCGTCGCGTTCGGCCAGGAGCTTGTCGGTGAGCCCGGCGTCGCGCCGCTCGGGCGGGATGGTCACGGTGAAGGGGATCAGGTGCAGCCGGCGCTTCATCGCCTCGTCCACGTTGCGGATCGCGGGCTTGTGGTTGCCGGCGATGACCAGCTTGAACTGGGGCGTGTACTCGAAGAAGTCCTGGCGCATGAAGCGCGCCGAGACCTTGTCGCCGCCGGTGATCGCCTTGACCTTGGACTCGTTCCAGCGCCGGCCCTGCTCGGTCTCGATGGAGGAGACGAAGCGCGCCCCGCGCAGGCCCGCGAGATCGGTCGGATGCCGGTCGCCGCGCGCCTCCATGAAGGTGTCCATCGGCGCGCTGGTGGCGTAGTCGCCGAGGATCGTGGCCAAGGTGTTCACGAACACCGACTTGCCGTTGGCGCCGGTGCCGTAGAGGAAGAACAGCGCATGCGCCGCCGTCGAGCCGGTGAGGCAATAGCCCACCATGCGCTGCAGGTAGGCCTGCAGGTCGGTATCGCCCCCGGTGACGTCGGCCAGGAACGCCCGCCAGCGGGGGCAGTCGCCGCGGGGCGTGGCGGTGGCGAGCTTGGTCATGCGGTCGGCGCGGTCGTGGGGACGCAGCCGCCCGGTGCGCAGGTCGACCACGCCGCCCGGCGTGTTGAGCGCGAACAGATCCGCGTCCCACTCCTGCGAGGTGGAGGCGTGCCGCCGGTCGGTGCGCGCCAGCCGCTCCACGCCGCCGACCGTGCTGCTCGCGGCGAGCTTGGCCGCCAGCCGGTGGGAGTCGGCCTTGAGGGCGGCCTCGCGGCAGATCGCCCGGATGAGGTGGTGCACCAACAGCGTCTCGTCCGCCTGCCAGCGCCGGCCGTCCCACACCAGCCACTTGCCCCAGGCGGCGCAGTAGCGCCAGTCTTCGCTGTAGCGGCTGGTGAAGCTCAGCGCCAGCGCGTCGTCGGTGGCCCAGACGGAAGGCTCCTGCGTGGGCTGCCCAAGTGCTGGCTTGATGCTCATCCGCGGGCCCGAGGCGATGAAGGCGGCGACGTCGAAGCCTTGGGCGACGGCGTCGGCCGCGTCCCACCCCTCGGGCTTGTCGTCGGGCGGCAGCAGCACGTCGCAGGAGGCGGCGCCGGCGGCGAGTGCGGCCTGCGCCGCGGCCATCGCATAGTCCCAGCCGGGTTTGTCGCGATCGGGCCAGAGGAGGACGGCCTTGCCCGCCAGCGGCGACCAATCGGTCTTGTCCACGGGCGCATTCGCCCCGTGCATCGCGGTGGTGGCCACGATCCCGAGCTCGATCAAGGCCTGGGCGCATTTCTCGCCCTCGACCAGCACGACCTGGGCGGCGTCCTGGATCCCCGGCTGGTTGTACAGCGGCCGCGGCTCGGGCGGGGCCATCTTGCGCCGTTTGGCGTCCCAGGGCCGGAATTCCTTCTTGCGCCCGGGCGGGTCGTAGCGGTAGACCACGGCGATGAGGCGCCCTTGTGCGTCGAGGTAGTCCCACTTGGCGGTGGCCGGGCCGAGGTCGTCGATCGGGGCCTTCTTGGCCGCCTTGCGCGGCGGCGCCGTGGGCGCTCGGCCGACGAGGTCCTCGGCCAGGTCGAGGACGCGGGCGAAGTCGCCGTGCACGTCCACGCCGAAGTGGGCGCCGATCAGGTGGAACACATCGCCGCCGGAGCCTTCGGCACGGTCGGTCCAGAGTCCCGCCTTGTCGCCGTCGAGCACGACCTCCAGGCTGTCGCCCGGGCTGCCGAGCACGTCGCCGATGAAGAACTTGCCGCGGCGCTTCTTTCCAGCGGGGAACAGGGTGAACAGCACCGACTCCAGCCTCGCGAGCAGGGCGGCGCGAATCTCCTCGCGGCGCGCGGTGGGGTCGGCGTCGGCGGGCGGGTCCGGGAGAGCGTTGAAATCGATCATGCACCGCCCTCCTCGCTGCCATCCGACGCGCTGCGGGCCATGGCTCTCGCGTGGTGCGAGGCCCAAACCTGCAGTTCCGACAGCCGGTAGCGCACCAGCCCACCCAGAAGGTAGTGCGGGATGCGGTGCTTGGCGCGCATCATTGGATCGGCGAACCAGTAGTACGGCAGGCGCAGGCTGGCCGCGGCTTGCTTGGCGTCGATCATGGGCTCGCCAATCGCGCCCGTCGTCGATACGGATCGGGTCCTCATGCCGCAGCCCTCCAGCACCGGTCCTGCCACGGGCACATCCGGCACTCGACATGGGTGGGATCGGAGAACGAGCGCGGCAGCAGTTCGCCCGCCTCGGTGGCCGTGATGACCTTCACCGCCCGGTCGGACATGCGCTGCGCCAACGCCGCATCGAACGGCACCAGCTCGGCGTGGATCTCCATGGTGTCGGCGTTTACCGCCGTGAACAGGGCCGGGTGCGCGTGCAGTTCGAGATAGGCCTGGTAGAGCGCGACCTGGGCGGCATAGACGGGCTTGGCGACCGCGAGGCGATGTCTCTCCAACTCGCGCCACGATTTGGCGCCCAGGCACTTGTTCTCCCACAGCGCGGGATAGCCGGCCCCAAAGCCGAGGTCGGGCCCGGCGACGAGCACGCCATCGACGTGGCCCTGCAGGCGCCCGTCCAGCGCCGAGAAGCCGAATTGCTCGCCCGCGTCGTCGCGCGTGCGCAGATCGAAGCCCGCCGCGCGCAGCCATCCGACCATGCAGTCCTCCATAAGGTGGCCGCGCTCGAAGACGCGCAGCATGCGACCGTCGGTCTCGCGACCCGGATCGACCGGGGCGTCGGCGACCTCGTATTGCAGCGCGCGCTCGCACGCGGCCCCGAGGCGCGAGGCGCCCAGGTACGTGCGGCGAGGCTGCGCCGCGCGAGACTGCTGCATCCCGGCATCGATCAGCGCCGTGACCTGACCCGACAGGCTCTTGGAGGCGTTGAAGTCCATCATCGCCGCGCCTCCTTGGGTGCTGCCGTGCGTGCCGTCTGCGCTTGAGCCTTCGGCTCCTCCCACGGCAGATCGTCCTCGAGGTCGGCGAAGGGGTCGGACACCGGGTCTTTCAAGCCCCGCACCGGCGGGTACTTGGTCGCTTCGTGGTGCTCGACCATCGCGTCCGTGTAGCAGGTGACGATGGCGTCGATCACCTGGAGCGCCTCGTCCTCGGAGTACGCGCCGAGGGGCTTGTCGAAGCCGATGCGTTCTGCCGCCGCGCCGAAGGCCTTGAGGCACTTCCTCATCGCGGCCATTTCGACGTCAGACGGGTCGATCATCGCGACCTCCCCGAGGGGTGGGCGTCCGTCCCGCACCCGCAGCCACTGACCGTAGAGCGCATGAAACGCCTCCTGGCAACGCCGCGAGCAGAACACCCAGTCGATCGGATAGCGCCGGGCGTCGCCCACCGGATGCCGAAGGTCCGAGTGGCCGTAGCCGCGCGCCTGTCGTTTGCAGACCCAACACTTCACTGACCCTCCTCTCACTGCGCCCAGGCGGGCTTGCCCGGCATGGCGGGGCGTTGCGGGTTGACGGGCGGCGTCGTGCGCGGCGGGGTTGCTGCGGCGGGCGCGCCGGTGGAACCACTGCCGGGGTTCTTCGGCGGCAGCCCCATCAGGCGGGCGTAGTCCGGGTGGTCGGGCTCGACGGCGTTTCGGATGACGTTCTTCAACTCGCCGCGGCCGTCCTTCTCGACGTCGATGCGGGCCGCAAACTCGATGCCGTCGAGCTCGTGGAAGCCCTGGATGCGCCGCGCGGCGGCGGCCTGCGGGCTCATGTCCTGCGGATGGACGTTGCGGGCGGAATTGAGCACGGCGCGCACGAAGCTGCGCCCCATCTGGCCCCAGGCCGGGCCCTTCGCGCTGTGCAAGCCGATGTTCGACCACAGCTTGCGCCGGGCGTACTCGCCCTCCAGCACCACGAACTCGGCCGCCAGATACACCGAGCCAGTTTCAAAGCTCTGCGTGGCGTAGCCGCCGGTCCAACCCTGGGCCGGGTCGTCGTAGCCCCCGGGCTTGAGGGTCATGCGCACGCGGGCGAGCGTGCCCTTGGGGATCAGGTCGAAGTGCTGCTGCTGTTCGGCGTCGTTGAAATCGGACCAATGGGTCATGGCTTACTCCTGGGATGCAGTGGGGGATGGCGGGATTCGAGTGGCGGCGGCGCACTTGTCGATCAGCGCGCGCAGGTTCGGCGGCTCCAGCAACTCGAGCTGGCCGGAGCGGTCCTTGGCCGGGACGCCGTAGGGGTTCACCGTGTGGCAGACGAAGGCGCGGTAGGACGATCCGTCCTCGGCCTTGATCTCGGCCAGCGTCACGACTTCATCGACGATGCCGGGCAGTTCCGCCGCGGTCTTGGCGCCCTCGATCTGCGGCACGAAGACCTTGCGGTTGAAGTCGTCCAGGCGCTCGTCGAGGATGGCCACGAACACCACGTGCTTGCCGCGCGCGTGCTGCAGGTGGGTCAGCGCCCCGATGAGTTCCGAGCCGAGCAGGCCGTAGGCGCCCCGGGTGTCGGGCTTGCCGTTGCGCTCGCTGTAGGCCTGCGGCTGGGTCTTGGCCCAGACGAGCGCCAGGCGCGCGAGTACCGTGATCGAGTCGACGAAGTAGGTGTCGTACTTGGCGAGTTGACCGGGATCGCCGTAGCGCTCGCACACATGCCGGTAGTGCGCCTCGGAGAACGGCGCGTCGGCGGGCAGCGCCGGGTTCGGGCCGGCGAGGAACACCACGAGATCGCGGAACTCCGGCCAGGTGCTCGGGCGCACGCAGTCGCCGCGCCAGTCCTTGACGGCCAAGTCGCCAGCCTCGAGGTCGACGAACAGGGTCGATCCTTCCGGCAGCGTCTTGAGCTGGCTGGTCTTGCCGATGCCGCTCTTGCCTAGAAGCACGAGCTTCACGCCCTGCTTCTCGCGCAGCCGCTGGTCGGCGGTGATGATGGGGAGGGCCATCACGCCACCTCCTTCAGCCGCTCCGCGACCGCCGGGTTCCAGAGGATCTGGTAGCCGCTGTGCCCGTTGCGCGAGTACGGCATGGCTTCGGCCCAGGCCTCGCCGGCCTCGGTCAGTTCCCACTCGTCGCGTTCGTTGCGCAACTGCAGGCCGTGCGTGGCCAGACGCTGGTTGGTGGCCTTGGCCGACAGGCCGAGCAGCCTGCCGAGCTGGGTGGCGTTGAGCGAGCAGATCGCCTCGTTCGCGGCAGTGTCCCTGGCAGGAAGGGCGCGGCGCAGCGTCTCGACCGCCAAGCCCGTGTTCTCCTGGATGCAGGAGAGCGTGGCCGCCATCGCGATGCCGGGTTTGACCCCCGGCACCTTGGCCACGGCCTCGCCGATCAGCAGCAGAGCGGCGACGCGGTCCTGGGTGGGTGCCGGCAGGGTCGGGCGTGCACTTGGCGCCGTGTAGCTGCCCGTCTTGCGGATCGCCGGCAGCACCTCGTGGGTGACCCAGCGCTTGAAGCGCTTGGCCTCGCGCTTGCGGCTGCCGAGGACCAGGCTGTACAGCCCGGGCTCGTTGACGACGTTGACCTGGTCATTGCCGCGCGAGATGCCCTGAATCGAGATCAGGGCTTGCTCGTCAGGGTCCAGCCGCGCCAGGGCGCGGGTGGTGTTCGGCAGTTCAAGAACCGCGCACACATCCGCCGCGACGAACCACGGTTCGCCTTGGGCATCCGTGACGACCCGGACCGGACGGCCTTCGAAATCAAACGGGATCAGTTCGGTGCTCATGGATCACTCCTCCGAGACGAGGGCCAGCCGGAACGTGGGCTTGCCGGGCTTGACGGTGCGGGCGGCCTCGAACCCGGCGCGCAGTGCCGGCGGCCAGTTGGAGAAGCGCGATTCCGAGACGGAGTACTCGACGTCGAGGTAGTCCTCGACCTTCTCGCCGGCGGCGGCGATGCGCCGGGCAATCGCCGCCAGTTGCGCCTGGTCCCAGGACACGCGCTTCGGGACATCGACCGTCACGCGCAGCGCACCGTCCTGCAGGTGCACGACGCCGAAGTCCTTGCCCGCCTCGAGGCGGGCAGCACGGGCCTGCTCGCCGTAGGCGGCCTCCAGCGCAGCGTCGAACTTGGCGCGGGCTTGCTTGAGCCAGGCGAGCGCTTCGTCGAGGTTGCGGCTGATCTGCGCCTTCTGGGCGGGCGGGAGTTGAGCCAGCTGGCCGACGGACATCGCGGCGATGTCGGCGGGGTAGAGGGTGAGGTCGCTCATGGCCGCCCCCTCACTGGTATGCCCGAGCGAAGGTCGAGTAGCGCGAGACGCGCCGCTCGAAGGCCTCGACGTCGCTGATCAGGTAGGTGACGCGTGCGCCCAGCTTGCAAAAGACCGGGCCCAGCTGCTCCTGCCGCCAGCGGCGCAGGGTGTGGACGGACAGTCGCCAGCGGGCGGCGAGTTCGAACTCGTTGAGCGCGACCGGCGTCGTGCCTTCGGGTGGTGCCGGATAGAAGTTCCGGGTGGATCGAACAGATGCAGGGTGTTTCTGCATGGCGGGGCTCCTTCTGTTTGGGAGCCCTCATTGAATTGCCCGGCGCTTTGGGCTTGGGCGAGTGCTTTTTAGGCGATCACGGGGCGCGGCCCGACCGGTGGCGAGCCAGGCATGCGCCTTAAGTCTTTGATTTGTATGGTTAGAACAATGTCTTTTCGGTTATTGCGATTTCGTTTGTTTCGTTTACAATGACCCCTATCGCATCCGATCCGACCAGGAGAGCCCCATGACGACCCCCACCATCCCCAAGGTGCTGCCCTCAGCCGAGGACGTCGCGCTGGCTCGGGAATCCGGGCGCGTGCTCTCGACGGTGCTGCAAACGCGCGCCGAGACCCAGCAGATCGACTTCCACGACGACAAGGGCGCCGTGCGCTCAGTGACGCTGCCGACGACGGCGCTGCGGTTGCTGCTGGACGTGCTGACCGAGATCGGCCAGGGCAATGCCGTCACCGTCATCCCCATCCACGCCGAACTGACCACGCAGGAAGCGGCCGACCTGCTCAACGTCTCGCGGCCCTTCCTCGTGCAGTTGCTGGAAAAAGGCGAGATCCCGTTCCACAAGATCGGCACGCATCGTCGGGTGCGTTACCAGGACGTGATCGCCTACAAGCACCGGATCGATGCCGAGCGCCGCAAGGCCCTCGACGAACTGGCCGCGCAGGCCCAGGAACTCGGCATGGGGTACTGAGCGGATGAGCTCGCACTTCACCGTCGTCTACGACGCCTGCGTGCTCTATCCCGCGCCCCTGCGCGATCTGTTGATGCATCTGGCGCTGTCGGACCTGTACCGGGCGCGCTGGAGCGACATGATTCACGACGAGTGGATGCGCCACGTGCTGGCCAGCCGTCCCGATCTCTCGGTCGAACAGCTCGAGCGCACGCGGCGGCTGATGAACGCCCACGTCCGCGACTGCCTGGTCACCGGCTTCGAGTACCTGATTGCCTCGATCGAGTTGCCCGACCCCAGCGACCGCCATGTGGTGGCGGCCGCCATCCACGCCGGCGCCAGCCTCATCGTGACCTTCAACCTCAAGGACTTCCCGCCCGAGGCGCTCAAGCCCTACAACCTCGCGGCGCAGCATCCGGACGACTTCATCGTCGATCTGCTGGATCTGCACCCGGCCGGCGTGCTCGAAGCAGTCGCCCGCCACCGCCGCAGTCTGAAGAACCCGCCCAAGTCGGCGGACGACTACCTGGACACCCTGCTGGCGCAGGGGCTGACGCAATCGGTGGCGGTGATGCGCCCATGGGTCATGGCCATGTGAGGCACCGCGCTGTATCGGAGGGAGCATGGGCAAGAAGACCCTGACCAACGCACACTGTCTGCTGGAGCTGGTCGAGCGCGTGCCGGCCTCAGTCCTCAAGCTGTTCGCCGGCCTGCCCGAGTGCCTGGGACTGCAGCGCGGGTTTGATTGGACGCGGGCGGACAAGGAGCTGAGCGCTGCCCTCATCGAGCACATCAAGCACCTGCGCAAGGAGCGGCGCGATCCGGCCGAGCGCGAAGCCTTGCGGGTGCTGCGCCTGAGCACCGCACGCGGGGCCGCCATCCTCGCCACCGTCGCCGAGCAGCTCTACGACGAGGACCTGCTCGCACGGTTTCGTGCGCAAGAAGGCGGCGAGGTCGGTCGCGCGGTGTGGATGCGCACGCACAGCGAGGCCTCGATCAAGCTCTTCGACACTGCCGAGTCCATCGTCAACACCCAGGACCTGAAGGGGCTCAAACGCCTGCACGACGCGTTCGACGTGCCTGGCGAGGCGCCGCCCTTCCTGTGGAACGATGCGGTCAAGGACCGGCTGGAAGCGCAACTCACCGAGGCGATGCGGCTGGCTGAGCCCTGCGAGGTCATCCACGTGGCCGTGGAGGAGCCGGACCGGCAAGGCCAGACCCAGACGACGCACTACCTCGTGGTGCGCTTCGCCGGCGATCAGGTGGCCGCGGTGGAGATGCGCAACCGCCAGCGCAAGAGCTTCTTCTACTTCCCGGCGCGCGACGCCACCCTCATCTACGCGCCTCATCGTGGGCTCGTCGAAGTCTTTGCCCCGACGCTGGGCACCCGTGCGCCGCTGGCCAACGTGCTGTCCCGGCACGGCTTCAAGGCCCCCTTGTCGAACCGTCCGCTGGACCGCTCGCGCTACGATCTGTCGCGCTTTGCGCGGCCACTGAAGGACACCAAGCCGCGCATCGACGGGGGCCGCATCGAGCGGCTGTATCTGACCGAAGCCAAGGCTTTGCTTGGGCATGCCACGGACGCCGTCACGCTGCACATCGACAGCGGCGCAGAACTGCACGAGGTGATCGACGAGCGCTGGGGCAACCACCCCTTCGCGCAGCCTGGTGCCTTGCTCGGTGTGACCCTGGTGGCCGAACTGGTGTTCGAGGGGGAGACGGCGGCCACCCCGCTGGCCATCGTGCTGGCCGAGCCCGGTCGCTGCAGTCTGGCTGGCGAGAAAGACCAACGCCTGCGCCGCGCCGGGATGCAACTGCTCGAGGCCCTGGGGGTGCGCAAACCGCTGCACCCGGGCTGCGGGCGGGACGATCCGAGCCTGATCGCGCAGGTGGCCCGGCTTCTGGAGAGCGCCAGCAGCCCGATGGACGGCTTCGCACTGCATAAGCTCGGCATCGACATCGAGCGGCTGCAGGACGAAGGCATCCTCATCGAAGGCGAGCGCATCGCCGAGCTGTCGGTCCCCGTCGACGAAGGCGAGCCGATGAAGGTGGTGCTCGAACGCTGCGCCGATGCCGACACCGTGCGCTACCGCGATCCTCTGACGGGCAACGACGTGGTCATGCCGGCCCGTCTCGCCCGGCGCTGGAAGGTGCAGCTGGACTGGTTGCGCGAGGAATTGATCACGGCGCTGGGATCGGCCTTGAAAGGACCCCGCAGTCGGCACTTCGACGACGAGCCGGTGTTCCTTGGCGAGATCGACATCGACGGCCATGCCGTGGCGCTGTACTTCGCCTCCAGGATGTCCCACGAGCGCGCGTACGCGAAAGTCGACGCTGCGCTGAGGCTTCGTCCGCGCCCGGTGGCGGGCGTGGTGTTGACGACGACCTCGACGCCGCTGCCATTCGCCGGCACCAATGTCGTCATTCCCATCGAGGATGTGCTCGCCGATGCGGGCAACGGCAGCGCCATCGACCTGGACCGGCTGAAGGTGGCCTATCGCCACGGGCAACTGGCGGCCATGGGCGGGTCGACGGTGACGCTCAAGGTCGCCCCCGATGGTCACGCGGCGACGCTGTACCTTCCGGGCAAGGCGCCGTGGCGGGTCACGGGCAAAGCAAGGATCGCCGTCTTGCAGCGGCTGGTGGAGGCCTGGGCCGCAGGAACGCCCCACGTCAACACGAAGGCGCTGATGGCCGGCACGGGCTGCACGTCTCCGGCCAACCTCTTCACCGGCAAGCACTCGCCCTGGCGCGACTATCTCGAAAAGGTCCCAGGCACGCGGGCGTGGCAGCTGAAGCTGACCCCACTCGATCGAGTGATCGTCGATGACAGCGACACGCGCAGCGCTGCGATCGAAGCAGTCACCGAAGACGTCTGACCGCCGTTGAGGCGTCAGCGCGCCGCGCCGATTGATCGGCGTTGCGATCCGCTTCGGAAAGCTGCGCACATCATCCCTGGCGGTTTCTATTCCCTGGAGCCGTCATGAAGAACCTCGAACTTGCATCTCCGGCAGAGATGAGCGCCAGCGCCCGTGCTGGCGAAATCACCACCATCCTTGCGGCCGCCATCGTCCGTACCCTCGGGTCTTCCGGGCTGGAACAGAGCGCGGTTCGCCTTGGCTTCTTGCCCGACCAGCGCGTTCATACAACCCCCTCTCAACAGGAGAAGTTGTGATGAACGAGAAACAAGCTTCCATCGCGGCGCGGATCGCCGAGCTGAGTCACCTGCCGATGGCCGAACTCTGGGTGCTCTGGGATCGGTACTTCGAGCGGCGCCCGGAGTTTCCGAACCGCACCCATGTCGAATCCCGTATCGCCTACAAGCTGCAGGAAGAAGCCTTCGGCGGACTCGCACCCGAAACGCGCCAGCGCCTTGAGGCCATCGGCGCGAAGCACTCCAAGATCAAACTGCGCGCGCGCCCGCGCAAGTTCGACTTCGCACCGGGCACCGTGCTGCTACGCGAATGGGGCGAGCGCGAGCACCGGGTGACGGTTGACGCCGATGGTCACTTCGAATACGAAGGCCGCCGCTTCAAGAGCCTGACCGCCGTGGCGCGGCACATCACCGGCCAGCATTGGAGCGGCCCGCTGTTCTTCGGCCTGAAGGGAGGCGCCTGATGACGGAAATCGCCTCCACCAAGGCGCGCAAGCGCTGTGCGGTCTACTGCCGGGTGTCGTCGGACGAGCGGCTCGACCAGGAGTTCAACTCCATCGATGCGCAAAAGGAAGCCGGGCACGCCTTCATCGCCAGCCAGCGCGCCGAGGGATGGATTCCGGTGGCCGACGACTACGACGACCCCGGCTACTCCGGCGGCAACACCGAGCGCCCGGCCTTGAAGCGCCTGATGGCCGATATCCAGCGCGGGCTGATCGACATCGTGGTGGTCTACAAGATCGACCGCCTGACGAGGAGCCTCGCCGACTTCTCCAAGATGGTCGAGGTGTTCGAGCGCCACGGCGTGTCCTTCGTCTCGGTCACGCAGCAGTTCAACACCACGACCTCGATGGGGCGGCTCACGCTCAACATCCTGCTGTCCTTCGCCCAGTTCGAGCGCGAGGTCACGGGCGAGCGCATCCGCGACAAGATCGCCGCGGCCAAGAAGAAGGGGCTGTGGATGGGCGGCGTGCCCACCATCGGCTACGACGTGGTCAATCGCCAGTTGGTGGTCAACCCCGCCGAGGCGGCGGTGGTGCGCCGCATCTTCGAGGAGATGTTGACCATTGGCTCACCCACGCAGATCGCAGCGCGCCTGACCGCCGAGGGCATCACGACCAAGGCGTGGACGACGCAGGACGGGCGGGTGCGGACCGGCACGCGCATCGACAAGAAGTACATCCACAAGGTGCTGCGCAACCGCATATACCTCGGGGAGTTGTCGAACCGGGGCCAGTGGTACCCCGGCGTGCACGAGCCGATCATCGAACGCCAGCTGTGGAACCAGGTTCACGCGGTGCTGGCCCGCGACAGCCACGCGCGGTCGGTGGACACCAAGATCCGCTCGCGCAACGATGCGCTGCTGCGCGGGCTGCTGTACGCGCCGACGGGCGAACGCATGTACCCCACGTACTCGCGCAAGAACGGCCGCAAGTACCAGTACTACGTCTCCAAGTCCGAGAGCCGCTTCGGCGCGCCGGGCAAGAGCTACGAGCGCCTGCCCGCCCGCGAGATCGAGGCGGCGGTCGTGGCCCAGATCCGCACCGTGCTGACCAGCCCCGAATCCATCGCCGCCGTCGTGCGCCACATCCAACGCCAGGGCGCACCGATCGACGAGGCCACGGTCGTGATGGCGATGGGGCGCCTCAACGACGTGTGGGATCAGCTCTTCCCGGTTGAGCAGCACCGCATCGCCAACCTGATGATCGAGCGCATCGATCTCGTCCACACCGACGAGATGCAGGGCATCCGGGTGAAGTGGCGCGAACTGGGCTGGGACGCCTTGATCGGCGAGTTCGCGCCCAGGAGCATCGGCGCCGAGCTGCTGGAGGTCGAGGCATGAAGGACGGGACGCTCGAGACCTTCGTGCCGCTGACCCTGCGGCGGCGCGGCGTGCGCCGGCTGGTTCAGCACCAGGCCGAGGACCGGGACGCGCACGACAGCACGCTCATCGAAGGGATGGCACGGGCCTTCCACTGGCAACGGCTGCTAGACAGCGGCGCGATGCCCAGCGGCTCGGCCATCGCGCGTGCCGAAGGGCTGCACCACTCGGTGGTCAACGAGCTGCTGCGCCTGACGCTGCTCGCGCCCGACATCGTCGAGATGCTGATGGCCGGGCGGCAGCCACGCCGGATGAGCCTGATCTGGTTCCAGCGCCACCCGCTGCCGGTGGACTGGGCGGCCCAGCGCGAGATCGTGCGGCGCTTCGAGGAGAAAGCGTGAGCACGAAGCACCGGGGACGCATCGAGGGAGCGCCGGTCACCCAGAAACTGCCGACGCCGGCGGGCGGCGTGAAACTGGAAACCTTCGTGCCCTGGCGGCTGGTGCAGCGCGGCATCCGGCGCGCGGTGATCGCGCCGCCCGGCGCACCGAAAGGTGTGGAGGTTCACTCGACGTGGGCCGGCCCGGCGCGCACCGAGGCCAAGGACACGGCGTTGATGCGCGCGCTCGGGCTGGCGCACCACTGGCAACGGCTGCTCCATGAGGGGCGGGTGGCGTCGGCGGCCGAGATCGCCCAGGCCGAAGGGCTGGATGTATCCAAAGTGCATCGCCTGATGCGGCTGACGCTGCTCGCGCCCGAGGTGGTCGAGCGGCTGATCGGATCGCCCGACCTCGCCGTCGAGAAGGTGCTGGGCCGCCCCTGGCCTTACGGCTGGCGCGAGCAGGTGCGGTTGCTTGACTGATGTCACGCCGCCGCACCCGCCTGCGGGCGGCTTTTTTGCGCTTCGTCGCGCCCGGGTCGCCGCCGCAAGGCAGTTTCTGACTACAACCGGGGGTCTCTAAGTCCTTGTCAGACAAGGAGGTGGCCCCTGGTTCCCACCACGGGCCGCAGAGAAAAACCGAGAACAGAGAGGCGCTGTCGGGGCGGGAACGGCGCCCAGACGGCGTGCGCGTCCGCAAGGCGCCGCCCGGAAACCGCGCCAATACTGGCGTTGCGGGCATGAAAAAAGGCCAACCGAGATCGGTTGGCCTTGGGGTATTGGTGGTGCAGACAACCACCGATTTCGAACTCATTTCCCAAACCCCTGCGCAATCCATCGGACCAGACCGGAAAGTTTAGGGCGTATGTCCGTTTCCCGCCGAACCTGCGGGAGCGCGCTGTAGCCTCGCTGCACACGGACTCACTGAATGAAGCGGTTGAGGTTGGACATGACCTGTACGAGGAGCTCAGACCTCCCGGCTTGGCGCATGCCTGCAACCGCTTGTGCATGGCTGATCGCCACCAGTCGCACCGGTCGGCCGGTCTGCTCGGCGATCGCGGCCAGTACCTCGACGTTGGCAATCGCCTGCGGGCCGTTGGGGGATTATGACTTGGCCGGCACAAAGGGGTGTTGTCTGTGGACTCATGGGCTAAAATGCGACAAGATGTCCTAACTCACTCAGACGTATAGTCTCATGGAGTGGCCCTTGCTCACCACGGTTCAACAACTCATCGCTGCGGCGCTCTCGCTGCCAGCCGACAGCGGCCACGTTATTTCCCGCTACGCACAAGAGTCAGACAACGATGTCTATGTCGTTCACAACGACCGAGGGACCAAGTACATAGTCTGCGGAGTTGCCAAGGGGGCTGCGCCGGATGCCGACGCGCATCTTCGAAAGTGTCTCCTTTCCGTGCCCACTGCCAGCATAGGGATTCAGCTAGACGCCACAGGGCAAGTCACAAAGATCATCCGGCGCAGTTTCCGCACGGGCGACTTCGACTACGTCGCATCGTTCGAGAAACCAAACATTCTGGCATCCGCTTATCGCCTTGAGCCTAAATCTCTCAAACCCCTTACAAGCAATCTTGAAAACGTACTGTTTGAAGTGCACAGCGCGTTCCGAGACATCGATGGACTTCACGCACCCGATGCACTGGACGAAATTTGCAAGTTAATCTACGCCAAGCTTTTCGATGAGGAGCAAAGCGTTAAGACGGGCGAACTCTTATTCCAACGTTCACGCTACAGATCGGTCGAAGAATGCGCGGCCGAAATCCGTCAGCTCTATCTGCGAGCGATCGATGAAGACAGAGCAATTTTCTCCAATAAGATACCGACATATGAACGTTCCCGTGGCGTCTTTCGTGAGCCATTGCTTCTATCAAGTCCAGCCATCGTTCGAGCAGTTGAGCTCCTACAACACCACGACCTGACCGCATCACCCGTAGATATCAAGGGCCGCGCATTCCAAAACGTCCTAGCTCCAGCTATCCGCGCAGGAATGGGGCAGTACTTCACACCAAAAGAAGTCATCGACTTCATCGTGAGGGTAATGCAGCCAAACGTTCGCGAGCTAATCATTGATCCATTCTGCGGCTCCGGCCACTTCTTGACCTCTGCTATCGATTACGTGCGACGAATGCACGCCAAGGCCGACAAGCTGTTCCACGAGTTTGCCTTCACGCGGCTGCACGGCATCGAGAAGAGCGATCGTATGGTCAGAATCGCCATGACCGACATGCGGCTACATGGCGACGGGCATAGCAACATCCGGTGCAGCGATTCGCTCTTGCCGTTCTCCAATTACCCAGACCTTTATCGCGAAACGTTCGACCTCGTGATGACCAATCCGCCATTTGGCATAGATCTACCGCGTGACAGCCTTACACAACTTGGACCATTTGAGCTTGCAACAGTATGCGGATCAACAGTCTCGCTAGAAATCGTGGCTCTGGAACGTTGCCTCCAGCTACTTCGCCACGGAGGGCGCCTCGCCATCGTCCTTCCCGATAGTGTATTGAGCAATCGAAACACCGCGAAAGTTCGCAGTTGGATTGAACGACATGCACGTGTTCGCGCAATCATTAGCCTCCCTATCGAGACGTTTTCCCCCTTCGGGGCAAACATCAAGACCAGCGTTCTGATTCTCAGAAAGCACGAGGTTAGTGAAACGTATACACGTAACTACAACATCTTTTTGGCCGATGTTGATTCCATTGGCTATGACGCCAGCGGCCGCACGTGCGGCGAAAGCAACCTCAATGCGGTTGCGGATCGCTTCAAGGCATTCATTGATAAGGAGGGTTGGTGATGTGGACGATGGTAGTCGAAAGTGCAAAACTGTTTCGGGCTGATCGGTGGACGGTTTCTTATTTCACTGAGACGAAGTTCGCCGGGAAATCTGCTTACCGGATGCGTCCCTTGAAAGAGTTGGCCGACGAGCGCCGCTCCACAGTCGACCCCCGGCAGTACGGGAGCGAGCCCATTGTCTACGTGGGCCTCGAAAACGTCCGATCGACGACCGGAGAGTTGGTGGAATTCTCTCCACGACCTGCGTCGTCGATAAAGTCTCGGTCGAAGACGTTTCGGGTCGGCGACGTTCTCTATGGACGTCTGCGCCCTGAGTTAAACAAAGTCTATCTGGCACACCCCCCGGTGTCCGAAGGCATGTGTTCCGGCGAGTTCATCGTACTTTCTCCACGCAAAGACGTTGTTCTCTCACGCTATTTGCGACACATCCTCGCTTCGTCATTCGTCACACAGTTTGCAAGCAAGTTCACCGTAGGCGCATCTCTGCCGCGCATGTCAACGCGGGATCTACTCGACATCGAAGTTCCCGTTCCACCTCTCGATGTGCAAGCAAAACTGGTTGAACAGCTTGCCCAGATCGATCAAGAGATCATCGCCTTGCGTTCGCGCTTGGATACGCTTCCTGCACAACAGGCTAAAGGACTCTTGGCTGCGCTCTCGTCAGGAACACCGGTCATCGAAATTGAGGTGGCGACCTAACTATAGAATAATCTCCGCAGGTGATCTTGGTAGTCGGGCACATGCTCCCGCAACAGTTTATTAGCTTCGGCGGCGGTCACATTGTTAGCTTTGATCCCAAGGGATTTCAACACAGATTGCCATTCAGCTTTCTTAAAGTGGTTGATCTCCTCGGACGGAAAGTGCGTGTGAATGAAGGATATATAGGCATGAACCACATCATCGGCCTTCCGCAGTCTCCGAAAGACCGAACGCGCAGCATCATTGTCGGTCTTCAGCATCCGCACGAGGCCGCCAAAATTGGCAGCATACTCGACGTTTGCTGGCTTGCATGACTGCGGACCTGATCGGCGCTCGCGCTTCCTTGCTGCGTTTAGTGGCTCTCCATCGTGTGTACATGCTTCTGGCGCACACCCATCAGGGCATTCTCTTCTATCAACGAACAACCCTCCTCGCGCGAGGTGAAGCTGATCTCGCGCCCTGATAATCGGCAGCGAAGGGCCAAGGAAGTAATCGTGAATTCTTGGCCATGAATAATTATTTCCCAGCTCGGTCCATGACCAGATGAGCACAAGAAGCTGATCATGCTCTGCCGTTTCCTTGGCAAGGTTTGTGAAGTGTCCTTTGGCTTCGTCTACGCCAATATTCATGGACTTGGCTTCGATACGAAACAACTCGCCACGTCGACTCCGAGGCTCCCATTCGGCCCCTCTTTGCAGGCAGGCAAAATCGGAGGGCTCGTGATCTTGCATCCACGCAAGTTCACATTCCCGTGCCAATCCACCCTCATTCATGAGGGTTTTGTTCATGTAATAGACCCACAGGGCTTCGAGCAGGCTACCCATGCCACTGCCTAGGCGTCCCCCTCGTGTCTTGAACGTCTGCGATGTGAAATCGTTGATCTCTTCGATCACTTTCGGCGCATCGTTATGCAGTATCGTCACTGCATCTGCACTCTTAATCTGTCGCATCACTTGAAGAACCTTCCTGCTACGCTATTTGATGCCATGGCTAATTTGTGGTTATTTATGAGACTGACGTTCCAATCGCCTGTTTAGCGGCGGAGAGCTCGCCAATGGCTATTTCGCCGGAGCGGGCAAATGGTGAGGCGCTAGGAAATCCTTTAATCACCCCACATCGAACGGGATGGCGGTTAAAGCTAAGGCGCCCAGTAAGCGCACAGAACCGAGTGTTTTGTCATGTTCACGAGCTTCCCCGAAAACTCGTGATCCACTTTTACTCTCCGAACGCTCAGGATTCTGATTGTAGCGTCAGGGAGCTTCTGGAGCTAGCAGGCAGTAAGGGATCTGAGGCAGATGACAGCCAGAACGAAGTCACCCCAAGTCTCCAGCTTTCAGCAGTTCGATTTCCGCCTCGCGGCGTGTTACCAACCCCGACAGCACCCCACCTCCGCCGTATACCCACCTTCTTAGCTCACGCGCAGAAGCATCCCAGTCCCGCTGATTGACCCGCCGCCGCAGCGTCGATGTCTGCAGCCGCCCCGCGCCAAGGTTGAAGGTGAAGTCCACGATGGCCGCGAGTCGGTTCTCGGGCTCCGTAGCCAGCACCGGGCAGTAGCGAAGCGTGGCGGCGAGCGCCACCTTCAGGTCCTGGGCGAGGTAGGCCTCGGCCTCGCCTTTCGTGATCGGCGGGTGCTTCGGATCGCACAGATGCCCGTAGCCGATGGTCCAGTAGCCGGCCGGGCAGATGTAAGGATGCGCGCGGCCGGGATCGTTCTTTGGCACGCGGTGGAAGCCCTCGAAGCGCTTGGCCAGCTCGATGGCCGCCTGCGGGACGGCGATCACCCCCGACGTCATGCTCTCACCCGTTCGAACACCCGGCCCAAGAACCAGAAGTTCAGGACGCCCGCCCACAGGGCCTGGTCGGCCTCGGTCCAGGCCGCCTGGATGGCCAGAATCCAATCCGCACCGGCCTCGAGGGCGCCCACGTACGCCGCGGTCTTGGCCGCGCAGTAGAGCGCCATGAACCAGTAGGTGATGATGGGCCGCACGCTCGCCGACAGCGCATCGGCCCAGCGGGCGCCCGATCGCTGCCCCTGGGCGGCGACCGCCTCGCGCAGGGTCTCGAGGGCGCCCACGTTCCATGCGGCATCGGCCCCGGCACCGATCTCGGCCATGCGCTGGGCGCCGCGCAGCTTCTCGAACTCCAGCGCCTTGTCCTGCATTGCCAGCTCGTGGGCGCGCTCGCCCTTGCGGTCCAGCCACTTCAGCACTTCGGGCGCCAGACGGAAGGCTCCTCCCAGGAGGCCGCCGAGCAAGGTCTCGATCATTGGCCACCTCCCATGAGCTTCAACTTGATGGCAGCGCCGACTAACAGCGCGGCCAGGATGCCGGTGGTGATGACCTTGACGGCGGTTCGCCATGCGGTGCGGCGGGCATCGCGCCAGGCTTCCAGCAGATCGCGCAGCTCGCGGATGTCCTTGGCGGCACTGCCGTTTTCCAGGCCGAGATGGGACAGGACACGCTCGGCCCCACGTTCGGCGGCGCGGTCGAGCAAGTCGTCGAAGTCCTCGCGTCTCAGAAGCAGCATGTTCTCCACCAGCGCGGGCGGATCGGTCGGGATGGGATCGGTCATCGTTTCCTCCAGGTCAACGAAGTTGCGGCGAAGCCAAATGCAAAGCCCGCCCAGCGCGTGTGCAACTGGGCGGGCCTCAGGGATGAATCAGCGGTGGGTCAGACCTCGATGAGTTCGAGCGGCAGGCTGGGCGCGACGGCTTCGACAACGCCGTCCCGCACGAACACTTTCTGGCCGAGGTTGGCGGTGCCGCGCGCCTTCAGGACACCGCCACCCGGTAGTTGAACGGTGATGACGCCGACGGCGACCTCGGTCACCGTGCCCGCCTGCAGCGGCGCGTCGGGCAGCAGTTGGCGGAACTGCTGGTAGACGTTATGCATAGGCCTGCACCCCCAGCGTCTGCCAGACCTCGGGGAAGCCGGCCTGCACCTGCGTGGCGCGCACCAGCCCGAGCCGGGTCACGCTGCCGTCCTGGTACTCGACGAAGGCTCCCGGTTCGATGATTCCGGTCTCCGCGAGCACGGGCAGGCGCAGGCTGACTTCGATTTGCCGGCCGGTGTCGGCGAGCACCGCGATGCCGCGCTGGCGCGCGGCGGCCGCCTCGGTGATCAGTGCATCCACGACCATCGGTGCCAGCACGTCGCCTGCAGTGCCGGCGCGCGTGACCTGGCCGAGCACGCCCACCCCTTGTCCGGAGACGAACACCCGGTTGTAGGCCGGCTTCTCCAGCCATCGCCGGGACTCGCGGGCCACCGCGTCGACGGGCAGCACGAAGTCCGGGGTGACGGAGCCCCACTCCCAGGGTGCCACCGGGTAGCGATGTCGGACTCGCAGGCTCTGCGCGGTCGGATGGGGCATCAGGTAGCCGCCCGCGGCGCCCGCGATGGCGGCCAGGGCCTCGATCCACGTCCCCTGGTGGGCAAACGCGCCGGCCGGGACGTTCCAGTCGGTCAGGCCCCAATCGACGGACCACCCGAGCGGCACGCCGTTGATGGTCAGCACGTCGTCCATCAGTTGCCGGGCTGTGCAGCCCTCGGTGTTCGAGAAGGTCATCACCGGCGCATAGGGTGCGGCCAGTACGGCGTTGCGTCCCCGGCCTGAGATGCGGATGCTGGCGTCGCCGAAGATGCGCTCGCGGCTGATGTTCTCGGCCAGCACGCGGAACGTCGTGCCGTTCACGCTGGCCAGCAACTCCACCGGTCCGGATGCGGCGCCGGGATCGACCAACGACTCGGCACTCGCCGGCAGCGACGCCTCGAAACCCCAGGTCCACGACGCCGCATCCAGCGACAGCGACAGGCTGAACACCGGCACCTCCGCGCCATCCAGCACGCGATGCAGGGTCACGTTGTTGATCACGAAGTAAAGCCTCCGGATGGGAACGACCACCGGCTCCTCGGCGGGAGGCGGGTTGTCGTGGTTCTCACAGATGAACAGCAGGTGGCCATCGGTCGCGGCCAACGCGGCGAACAGCAGGGCCGCGCTCGGCGTGTAGCAAGGCGTCGTCGCAGGAGGCTCGGGCACCACCAGCAGGCTGATCCCTGCGGGCGGCGGCACGGCGTCTTGGTAGCGACCTCGCCAGCCTCGACGGTCAGCCCACGCGCTCTGAAAGTCCGAGCCTTGGCCGCGCGTGACCCGTCGACCGCCTTGCCAGACGCCTGAGCGGCTTGCCCGCTTGCTGCGGTCGCCGTCTTGGTGCCGGAACTGCGTGGCATCACGGACAGCGCCCGCGTTCTGGAACAGAGCCAGGCGGACGGCCTCGATGTGTGTGGCGATCTGGTGGCCGAACCAGGTCGCGTGTCGCAACGGCGAGGCGTCCTGGTGGAGCCCAAGCCGCTGTTCGCGTGAAGCCGACAGCACGGGCGGCAGTCGGTGCGAGATGCCCTGCGGTTGGGAGCTTGCGCGATGCCAGGGCGCAGCCCAGCCCGATGGCTTGGCAGTCGCGTCCTGCTGAGCTTGCGTCGGCCCGTCCTCCTTTCGCTGGGCTACTTGCCAGAGAGGCTTCGTCTGGCCCACGGTCGGGCGCTGGGCGCACGAGAAGTAACGCACCTCGGAGGCGAACACGACCCCAGGCAAGATCGCGCTCTCGCCACTCCCGACGTTCAACGGCACGCTCGGGCGCAGCAGCACCGAGCTCACCGTGGGCGCCGGCAACAGCACTTGCAGTTCAAGCCGCGCGGGCGGGATGAACCGAACATCGACGCCCGGTAAGGGCAGGACGGCCTGAACCGTCAGGTCATTCCGAGGCGCGATGAAGTCCGCGCCGAACAGCAAGTCCGCGTCGGTCGGCGCCGGTCGGTCGAACCGCAGATGGACCTGCGGCGACCCGAGATCTGGCATGACTTCAGCCCAGGATGGCGGAGACCATGCGGGCGTCGCCGCCCAGGTACAGCGTGGTGCTGGCCAGCTTCACATCGCCGTTGCCATCAGTGCCGCTGCAGTCCAGGTCGAGCGCCGTGACGTCATCGCCATTGACCAGCCGGGCCCAGGTGGCGACGCCGCTGGCGGTGATCAGGCCGTCTTCCTGCTGCGTCAGTGTCAGAAGCCCGTTCGAGATCGTGCCCGCGGGCTTGGTCAGACGGATCTCGACCAGCATCGCGCTGGTGGGTGTTGTGGCCGGCGTGGCCGGGCGCACACCCCCGTAGATGCGCAGGCGCGCCGGGTTGCTGCCGGTATCCAGGAAGTTCAGCGTGCCGGCCAGCCGGGCCTCGTTGTGCTCGACGGTGATGGCGACGGTCATGACATCAACTGCGGCTGAAGGTTGTCCGCGATCACGGCGCGGTACAGGTGCTTGTGGTCGTAGCTCACGACCGTGTAGCGCTGGGTCGGATCGATGACCTCGAAGCGATAGTCCCCATTGGCATCGCTCCAGGTCTCAGCCACCAGCAGGCGGGTGTTCTCGCTGAAGAGTTGGACGCGCCGCTCCAGCGGCTGGTCGGGGACGCCCTTCTCCTTGACCGTGCCCGCGATCACGCCGATACCGCTGAAGTGGATGTTCTTGCGACCGGACGGGATCGCTCGGAAGTGGCGGTCGTAGGCGCCCGGGTCATCCCAGCGCTCGGACGCCGGGCTGTTCAGGCGCATCAACTCCGCATCGACGCTGACCCCAATGCTGTCGCCGGGGCTGGACAGCACCGAGGTCGAGCCGCCCGTCAGCGGCTGCAGATCGTCTGCCGTGTTGACCGCAACGACAGCGGGAAACGCAGGCAGGCCCGATGGCGTGTCGCCCGCGATGGCATGAACGCGGGCGGTCGCACCGTAGAGGAACACGCCCGGCACGAGCTTGCCTCGGTACGTCGCGTCGGCCACCTGGAACAGCACGACACCGCCGGCCGAGAACTGGAGCAGCCGCGACCACGGCACGCCACTCGCATCGGGCGCACCGGTGATGACTTCGCAGCGCAGAGTCCGGCGCTGTCCCACGTTGAACGTCGGCGCCGTGGCAGCAATGCCGGCTATTGGCCGGGCCCCGTCGTTGACGCTTCCGGTGACTGCAGCGCCGTCGCCAAATCCGCTGCTCCAGCGCGAAACGCTCCAGGCACCGTCCAGATGCGCAAAGCGGTAACCCTCCGCGGCGTTGCCGGTGGTCATCCACAGGCCGACGTGCTTGCGCCCACTCGGGTCGGTCAACAGTTCGATGTCGGCCTCGAACCAGAAGTCCCCATTCGCCGCTTCGTTGAAGCGAAGGATGGATTGCGTGCTGGGCGCCGAGAGGTCAAGAGCCTGCTGCGCGGCGTTGTGGCTGGCGGACATCCCGCCGAGGACGGTGGTGTAGCCCGCCGCCGGCGCAGTAGCGAAGGTGTCATTGAGCGGGTAGCTCATCGATCACCTCCAGGGTCCGGTGATGTCGAAGGCGATCTGCGCACCCTCGGTCTCGGAGCTGTATTGCGTGCGCACCAGCAGGAAACGCTTGCCAGCCTGGCCGACCACGTTGTCGACGATGGTCTGGTCGCTGTAGGGGCGGTCCTGCGGGATCCACAGCATCCCGGGCATCAGACCCCGGATGTGTCCGTCCTCCTGACGCACGTAGGTCGGCAAGAGCCAGAGGCTGTAGTCCGCGCCATTCGGAAACGGCGTCGGCCCGCGACCGCAGATCTGCTGCCCGTTGTTGGTGTTGAGGGAGGTGACGCCGAAGCGGACCGGGTTGCCCAACTGCGTGTGGTTGCGCAGCAGGACCTTGCCGGTGAAGTCCAATGACATGGCAAGGCCGTAGCCGCTGCTCTGGCCGGGGTAGCTCGCGTAGCCGGCGTTGTTGTTGCTCCAGTAGATGTCGTCCGCAGCCAGCACCGTGGCGTAGTTGTCGCCGGGCTTGAAGCTTGTGATATCGCCGAAGCAGTAGCTCGTGCGGCCGTACCAGTTGTAGCCGGCCTGGTGGGTAAGGAACAGGTAGAAGATCCGGTCGTCGCCGATCAGCACCCAGTTGCGGTTGCCGCCGCCTCCGTCACCGGAGTTGTCGTAGCCAGCCTGGCGCGCGTGGTACCACTTGTACCAACCCCACTGGCCAGCTTGAGCTTGCTTCCAGTTCTGCGTCGGGTTGTTCGGGTCGTAGGGAGCTTGGGCACCGACGATGGTGTCGATGTCGGTGAGGTCCTCCACGATGCCGACGTTGGCCCATTTCGCCCAGGACGTGGTGTAGCCCGGCGTCTTGAGGCTGTTGTCGATCAACAGCAGGTTCTGCGGCGACTGCGGGTTCTTGCTCCGGTAGGCCGCCTTGTTCGTGCCGGCGAACGGCTTCTCCCAGCCGAGCGGCGCCACCTTGGCACTGAGGCTCGACGTGGTCGTCGCGGGCGAGGCCGGCGTGCCCGACACCGCGAAGGTGAAGGTGGTGGTGGTCGTCGTGAGGACGCGGAACTGCCCGTTGTACTCGGGCTGCTCGGCGCCGGCGATCAGCACGACCTGATCCGGGCGGTAGGCATGTCCGGAGGAGATGGTGGCCGTGGCGATACCGCCCACCGAGGTCAGCGTGTCGATGGCCTTCAGCGCGAAGCCGTTGACCAGGCAGGCGTCGAGCATGCTCACCAGATCGCCCCAGTTGTTGGCGATCTGAGGGGCACCGGTCATCCCGCTGTTGAAGTACTTGACGGTGAGATCAGGCATGTCGTGAGTTCCAGTCTGCGAGTTCAGGGGGTATCCACGTCGCCGCGGATCAGCAACGTGAAGTTGTCGTCGGGCACGCTCTCCGGGCCCTGCTGGACGGTGCGCACCACCCACACCGGGAACTGCGCGCCGATGGTGTTGAAGCGCAGGACGTTGCCGGTCGCCCAGCCATTGCCCCAGCCCAGCGCGGGGAGGTGGAAGTACGGGACGCCGGTCGCCGGGTTGTTCGGCGCGCAGTCAGCGCTGGTGTTGCCGGTGGCGATGACGCCGACGTTCTCGCCGATCACCTCGAACGAGGTGTTGTTGGTGAAGCGCACGATCCAGCGCTCGGTCAGCGCACCGCGATTGGTGACCTGGATCGGGTACTGCGTGTTGTTGAAGGTCGCGGTGGCGGCGCTGCCGACCAGCGCATCCGACCACGCGCCGTTCCAAGTGGCCTGGTCGAACACCAGGCTGACGCGGGCGAAGAGATCACCGGCAACCAGAGCGCTGGAGACGAAACTCCCGGATGAAGGGTCACCAGGACTCGCCACCGGGTACTCATGCGTCAGCGCCCGCGTGAAGCTGATCTCGCCGCTGATCTGCACGTCCCGAACGACGGCCATGTCCTCGACGCGGTGCTCGATGGTCACCGGCTGGCTGTAGCCGGTGACGTTGGTGAACGTGACGGTGCCGGCCTCGAGGTCGGCGGTGTAGCCGCTGTGGATGACCGTGCCGTCGTGTCCCACCACCCGCACGCGCGAAAGACGAACCCGCGCGCAGTTGATGGTCTGACCGTTGCTGACCGATGTGGTGATGCGCCCGGTGTGCCCAACCACCGCGAAGCCCCCGGGCCGGAAGATGGGAACGCGACCATCGCTCGGCAGGCGCACCGGGTCGATACCCAGCAGGTTCGCGTCCAGCGGGAGGTAGCTGTAGGCCACCGCGCTGTAGCGCACGCTGGAGGCCGCCACCGGCTCGGGCTTGAAGATCTTGCCGTCGGCGCCCACCCCTTCGGCGGCGTACCAGGGCTGACTCTCGTTGCCGGCGGCGGTCACCATTCGGCCGAAGCGCAGGCGAACCAATCCGCTCTCGTAGTCCACTGTGCCGGAGACGCCGGTCGCCTCGATCTTGCCGTCGATGCCTGCGTTCACACTCTGCGTGCCACCCACCGCGCGGGCGAATTGGACGGAGAGCGAACCCGGGCGCAGGGGCGCTGCGCCCGTCCGGAACACGTACTCGCTGGAGATGTTTTCGCCGACCGTGGTCACGCAGCTGGCGCGCGTGATCGCGTTATCGGTGCCGGCCGTCCACGAGGTGAGCGTGACGTCGCCGGAGAGATAGTTGATCGAGCCGCGCGTCACCCAGCCGCTGGGCGTGAACTCCCGCAAAGTGCCCTGACCGTTGTCACCCCAGGGCTGCGCGCCGGGGACGGTGAGCAGCACGGTGCCGCTCACCACCTGCGCGTTGACGCCAGGCACCAGCTTGAACGAGGGCGCGAACGCAAAGGTCTCGGTCAGCGTGCTCGTCGCGCCCGGGCTGTTGTAGCGCAGCTTCACGAAGCCCGACTCGTCGTTCGGGTACACCGAAGGCGCGTCGACGTACGACATGCCGCTGTAGTTCAGGCGCCAGCGTCCGGTGCCGTTGATGGCCACTGCCGTGTAGTTCGGCCGCGGAATCCGGATGGTCACATCGGGGTTGAACGCCACCTGCCCGGTGGCGTAGTTGACCGTGCCGATGCTGACCCCGTTGAGCACGACCGCGCCAGCACCGTTGTCTCGTGCGATCTGGATGGGATCACGCCAGATCGACACCGCCACGCCCATCTCCAGCAACTGCTGGAAGGTGTACGCCCCGAGTACCGCCTCGTCGGTCAGGGTGTTCCACTCGACTTCCAGGGAGCCCGGCTCGATGGCGCCGAGCGTCGCGGTCACCGGCAACTGCCCCGCGCCGTTGCGCGACGGGTGGGCGAAGCTGTCCTCCTGCTTCGGCCCCGCCACGTAGCTCACGGTGAGCAGCGTCCCCACCGCGGGTAGAACGTTGGGCGCGAACTCGACGCGGCTGCCCGCGATGTTCACCCGGCCCGTTGCCGCACCCGAGAGATCTCCAGCCGCGTTGGCCGTTGCCGTCTTGGTGCCGTCGCTTCCGCCGTGCTCTTGCCAGGACACCGACAGCGTGCCTGGCTGCACCGCCTTCTCGGCCGGTGGATTCAGGGTCAGGGTCTGGGCCGCCTTGAGAGCCGTCGAAGGTTGCTGCGTCTCTTGCGTCGGGACGTTCCACGTCAGGATGAGCGAGGAACCGACGTCGGGCAGCGCGCCCAGCGTCACGACGAACGCGCCAGTGTTGCGATTGATCGTTCCAGCACCGTAGCTGGCATCCAGCCCCTTGAGCGAGCCGTTGCCGCCGTCGGACAGCACGTACCAGCGACCCTGCGCCATGTAGCTGATCGACAGCGTTCCAGGCTGCGGCACGGGCAACACCGTACCGACGTAGGACTGGCTGCGCGACTCCGGGGTGATCGGAACCTCGGAGCTTTGCGGAGCGCGCAGGATGCGGGCAGCCGGGGTGTAGGTGACGGCCTTGGAGCCCGACATCGAGCCCGAGTTCAGGGTCAGGATGCCGTTGGCGTAGTCGATGGTGCCGATGGTTCCGCTCGCCGTCTTGAGCAGACCCGCGTCGTCGAAGATCGTGATGCCAGCCGTCTGGATGGAGAGCGATCCCGGCAAGCAGCCGCCCGGCAGGTTGAACGCCACGGTCGGCGTCCAGGCGTGACTTGCCGTGTAGCTCACCGCCACGGCGCCGGGCACCGGTAGACCCGCAGCGGCATACGGGGCTACGCCCGAGATCGGTGTCTCGGTCTGCGCACTCGGCACGAGCTGGGTGTAAATCGAGGCGCCCTTGATGGTGAAGTCACCAACGGACGCTGGCTGCGTGAGCGGCACCACGCCGACGTAGGTACCGGCGTCGGCCACCACGGTGTCGCGCACGCGGGTAGCGCTGCCGATGCGCGTGAACGTGCGACTCGCCGGCGAGCCAGTGAAGTCGTACCGCAGCGCGTCGCTGATGCTGACCGTGACGACGCAGGCCTTGTAGTCCTGGTCGTTGTTGTAGGTGAACGTGCGCTCGACGACGGAGACCGACGTCGCTCGCACGTACTGCTCCTTCTGCGTGCCGAGCCCCTCGTTCTCGATCAGCACCAGCGTCTGCCCGACGTTGGGCACGGTGTCGGTCGTGCGCTGAAACAACTGGATCACGCGCTGGCCGGCGATGTGGTTCTCGAACAGATAGCCGGCCCACTCCGGACCCTTGTTGAGATAGGCCTCGATGCGCACCTGCGCCTGCTCGCGGGTATCGAAGGTCTTGGCCGTGCTGAACAGCGTTACGCTGACGCGCGGGTCCTGAGGCGGCTCGGCGACGATCACGTTCGCGCCGAAGTAGGTGTCGGTGTCGCCCGTCTGCACCGAGACGAAGGACTTGCGCAGGTTCACCCGGCCGCCCGCACGATCCAGTTCGGAGATGTCCGGGAAGATGGCGTTGGAAACGCCATCAGCGATGGTGATTCCGGTGGGCGCACCGCCGCCTTCCGGCACGTCCGCCATCACGGCGGACTTCAGCAGTTTCACGTCGCCGGATTGGATCGGCATGTCAGAGCTCCAGGAATCGCAGGGTCAGTCGGTAGAAGTCGTCGTCGGATCGGGCGGGGAAGCCGGCGACGGGCTCGGCCTCGACAGGTGTCTCGCCGTGCCGAAAGGCCACCTCGAACACACGCCTGTCGGCCAGCGTCAGCTCGAAGCGGCCGCTGCTCACGCCCAGCGGGACGGCGGCCCACTCGTAGAGCGCGGCAACCGTCGCCCGCGTCACCCAGGCCATGTCGATGGCACCGGCCAGCGTGATCGGCCGACCGGCTTGGCGCACAGCGGACTGCACGAGCAGCGCGCCGGTCACGAGGTAGGACATCGAAGCCACGGCCGGCGTCCAGGCGTGCTCGTCGGTCCACAGCAAGTCGTCGGGCAATAGCAGAGCCACCCCGGTCGCGAGGTTCTTCAGTTGCATGGGAATGGGACTCAGACCGCCCGGGCCCGGGCGACTTCCAGCAGTTGCAGCAGGCGCGACTCGTCGCGCGCATCGACCGAGGCGGTGACCTTGCGGTCGCCTGCAGCCAGTTCAACCCGGACGGTGCGGGACGGCGCACCTTCAGGCGGCAGAACGGGACGCACTGGTGCCGCACCCGAAGGCCGAACGAGGCCACCGGTGGCGAAGCCCTGCACGCGTTGCGCGAGCGCCTTGGCGGGCACCGACAGGCTGTTGACCGCCTCGAAGAAGCCCGCGCCGTAGCGCGCCACCGCCTCCTTGTTCACCACGTACTCGCCCGGCGTGAGCATGGCGGGCACGCTGTCCGACTTGGCGATACCACCGAGCCGGTAGAACTCGCCCTGGTTCTGCTCCATGTAGTCGATCAGCTCGCGCTCGACGTCCTTGCCGTAGACCAGAGGCTGCGCCATTGCCTGTCGCCAGTTCTGTTTGATGCGATCCAGCGTCTGGCGCTCGTTGCCGGTCAGCGTCTTGCGGTCGATGAACCCCTCGATGGCGCGGCGGTCGGACTGCGCCATCTCGCCCCAGTACGCCATCGTCTTGCGCTTCATGTCCAGACTGACCGAGGCGCCGTAGTTCCACTCCAGCCAGCCGGTGTACTCATTCATTGCCTTCAGGCCGAGCTCGATCATCTTCAGCGCTTCGGCAGCCTCGCGGTTCTTTTTCGGAGTGCTGGGCTGCTCGCCGTTGGCCGGCGAGCGACCGCCACCGAATACCCGCACCGGACCGCCGACGGCGAAGCGCGCCACCCCGTTGGCCAGGCGCGCCAGCGTGCCGCTGCCGTACTTCTGCACCGCCGCCTTGCGGATCACGAAGGCCCCGGCCTCCAGCGTGCGTGGCACCGTGTCGTGGTGGCCCGAGCCGGGGACGGAACCGCCGCTCATCCTTGGGAACGCGGCCGCCACCGACCCACCTGGCGTTGAAGCAGCGGCCAAGCCACCGCTGGCAAACCAGCGCACACCGCGTCCGACCAGGCCACCGGTGGCGTTCGTCTCCACCTTGCGCACGTAGATCGTGTGCGTGCTCGAGGTGTTGGCCCCGTTGAGACTCATGATCTCGGCGCGAGCCGCATCGGCGTTGGTGCTGACCTGATGCCGGGACTCGGTCTGGATGCGATCCAGTGCCTTGATCATCCCCTCGACGTTGGTGATGGCCGCCTGCGCCTTCTCCGTGGCCACCTTGAGTTCGAACTGCGAGTTCTGGTCGGCGTAGACCTTGAGCTTGTCGAGCGCCTCCTTGGCCTTCGACACGTCGGCATCGACCGGTAGCGTCTTGCCCTCCTTGAGCAGCTGCTCGTACTCCTTGAGCTTCTTCTCCGCCTCCTGCAGATCGGCCTGGATCGCCAGCAGGTACTGCTTCTCGGCGATGGCCTTGTCGAGATCGGCAATCGCCTGGTCGAACCGCGAGGTGTCCGCGTCGAGCGTGACCTTGAGCCCTTCGGCGAGCTTCGCCGTGATCTGGTCGATCTGGTTGGAAGTCTCGGTGAGCGTGCGCTGGATCTCGTCGCGCGCCGAAAGCGCCGCCTGCGCGGCGCGCTGGTGCGCCTTGGCCTCGGCGTCCAGGGTCTGGTTGAGGATCTCCTCGGACTCCCGGATGCGCTGGATGGCCTGGTTGACGCCGTCCTTGCCTTGGGCGATCTGGGCGTCCGCCTCCTTGGTCCGCTGCGCCAGTTCCGCGCGCAGTTGGTCGGCCTGACGCATCAGGGCCTCGGCCTGCGCGTACTCCTGCTTGCGGTACGCCTCTCGTGACTGCGCCTCGAGCTGGGTGACCTGGGTGACCGCTTGCTCGGAAGCCTTGCGCGCATCCTCGCCGCGCTTGGCCTCGCTGGTCTGGGCACTCGCCACCTGCGAGGCGAGGTCCATCGCCTTCTGCGCGAGCTGCCGGGCCTGCTCGAACTCGCCGTTGGCCAGCGCCGTGCGTGCCTTCTCCTGGTACTCGGCGACCTGGCGCTTGCGGTCCTCGGTGGCCTCGAACTCGGTCATGCCCTGACGGCGGATGTCGCGGATGCGCTCCTCCGTCGTCATCGAGAGCTGGCGTTTCTCCTCCTCGATGCGCTTGATCTCGGCGAGGTGCCGGTTGGCCTCGGCGTTGAGGGCGTCGATGTGCTGCCGGTAATCGGCCAGCGCCTGCGTCATCGTCTGGCGCTTGGTCGCCAGGATCTCGTTCTCGACGCGCTGGACGTTGGCTCGACGCTCCTCCTCGGTCTGCCCCTGCCGGCGCGCGGCCTCGACGCGGGCTCGTGACTCGTCATCGATCAGCTTGAGGGTGTCCGTCGTCGCCTGCCGGCGCAACGTCGTCTGATGGGTCAGCGCCTCGGTAAGCAGCTGCGTCGCCTTGGTGATCAGCGCCGCCTCGGACTGCTTGGTGGTCTCCAGCGCCGACTGCTCTTGCTGGTAGCGCGCCTTCACCGCCTCGATCTGCCGCAGCAGATTGGCCTCGACGATGGACGTGAGGCCCTTGTACGCCTCGGCCATCTTGGCGGTGGCCTCAAAGACCGTCTGGTTGGCCTTGCCGACAGCCTGCTCGACCTCGCCGAGCCGGGTCTTCAGGCGCTCCAGCGCGGTGTGCACCGCCTCGATGCCCCGGCCGACCGCCTCCTGCGTGCCCTGGCGCACGGCCTCCAGCCGCTTGGCGATCTCCTCGGCGGTGGTCGCGGCGGTGTTCATCGCGCCCTTGACCGCTTCCGCCCCGCGAGAGGCGTCGGCATACATCTGCGCGAAGATCTGGTTCATCTCCGCGAGCCGAGCCTCGTGGTGCTTCGTGGCCTCGGCAATCGTGTCCGAGGTGAAGATGGCGGCGAAGACCTCCCAGCGGTAGCGCAGCTGCTCGATGCCCTTGACCAGCATCTCCACCATGAAGATGCCGGCCTTGCGCACGATCTCGAACTTCTCGGACAGCCAGGTGCCAATCTCCCAGCCGACGAGGAAGGCGCCCAGGACCGCGAACGCGGTCTTGAGCAGGCCGACGCTGGCCACCGCTGCCGACACAGACAGGTTCGCAGTCGCCCACGCCGCCGACGTGGCGGTGGCCGCCGTGACCGCCGCCGCTCCCGCCGTCTGCCAGGCGGTGATCAGGGCCGGGATCAGACGGTAGATCAGCACCGCCAGCCCGACTTCGGCGATGCGTTTCAACCATTGCATCACCGTGTCGAGGTTGTTGGCGAGGAATGTGAGCGCCTCGGCCAGCTTCTTGGTGAAGCCGGTGGACTCGTCGACCTTGCTGACCCATTGGGCGAAGGCGTTGCGCAGGCGCTCGAAGCTCTGGCTGACCGTCTGCGGCAACTGCGCGTATTCGGTGGCCAGCTTGTCCTTCTGGCTCATCAGCGCGTTGACCACCACGTCGGCGGTCAGGCGGCCTTCTTCGGCGAGCTTGCGCAGCCGGCCGATGGGGACGTTCAGGCCATCGGCCAGGGCCTGCGCCAAGCGCGGGCTGTTCTCGACGACGGAGTTGAACTCCTCGCCGCGCAGCACGCCCGAGGCCAGCGCCTGGCCGAACTGCAGCAGCGACGACTGGGCTTCGGTGGCGGACGCGCCCGACAGCCGCAGCGCCTGCGAGATGCTCTCGGTGATGGACAGCGCGTCCTGCTGTTCGCCGCCGAGCATGCGCACGGCCTGCTGCAGCTTGCCGTACAGCGTGGCCGTCTCCTGGACGGCTAAGCCGCTGCGCTGCGCGATGGCGAAGAGTTCCTTCTGCGCAGTGACGTACTCGCGCTGCCCGGCAGTGGCCAGCTTCAGGCGCGCGGACATCATGTTCCACGCGTCAGCGATCTGGACGATCTCCTGGACCTTGCCGCCAGCCCAATTGATCGTCAGGAAAGCCAGCAACTGGGTCTTGGCCCGGTTGACCTGCTCGCCGAAGGCGGACATGCCCGCGCGCACTTCGGCGATGCCCGACGCGGCCTTGGCGCCGCTGGTCTTGGCCGTGTTGGACAGTTCGCCGAGGCTGCGCTCGGCCGACGTGATGGCGCGCTTGAGCCCCTCGTCGGCACCTTCCAGCGCGACGAGGATGGAGATTCGCTTGGCCATGGGTCAGTCGACGACGCTAATCTCGCGCTCGACGGCAGCCGACAGACGCGGAATCCGGCCCGCCACCAGGCGCTCAACGTTCAGGCGCTTCTTGAGCACCACCTTGGGCACGAGCACGGCGATGGGAATGTCGGCGCCGCGCTTCAGCCGCTTGACGCCTTCGGCCTTGCGGTAGCGGCGCTTGAAGCCCGACAGCGGCCGGTCGTGCTCCTTGATGTTCTCGGCCATCAGGACGATGTTCCCCTTGGCGTTCTTGATGAAGTAGGCGTTGCCGCCGCGCATGAGTTCGGCCACTTGCGCCTTGAAGCGCTTGCGTCCGACCCGTCCGTGCAAGGGGATCAGCATCCGCCCGGCGATCTGTCCACCGGTCTCGTGCATGGCCGACCACGGAATCCGCGAGCCGACGTAGAGCGCCGGCAGCCGTTTCGGGTCCTTGGCCAGCACCTTGGCGGTGAAGCCCTTGAGGAAGGACTTCCTGACCACCGACATCTGACCGGCCACATGGGCACGCACGTCGTCCTTGATCTCGGTGGCCTCGGTGCGCATGGCGCGCTCCACCGCTCTCTGCACCTTGGTCCGGAACTCGCCGCCCCAGCGGCGCAACTGTGCGTTGCCGGCGGCGCTATCGATGCGGATCGAGATGCGCATGGTCTGTCAGGCGGTCGAGGGTCTTGTCGAGCTGGCGCGTGTCGCCGCGGGAGCCGATAGCGATCAGCGACAACAGTCGGGCGTCCCGTGTGGCGTCGGACCGGGTCGTGGCCGCCATGAAGCCGCGCAACTGCGCCAGCGTGTAGTCGAGGACGTCGGGCAGTCGGTGGCCGTGGTTGATCAGGTGCTGGACGACGTCGAACCACCCGCCGCCGTCGTCGTGGGCACCTTCAGGCCCGGTGCGAGCACCCCGTCGAGCCTCGGCATCACCGTCCGAGTAAAAAAATCGGCGTTCACCTCGATCACCTTGGCCGCCAACAGGATCGCCTCGTCGGCGGCCAGTTCGTCGACCCATGCCCGGGGCTTGTTGACCGCAATGGCGATGGCGGACAAAAGGTCATCGCCGCGCTCACCGAAGAGGGTCAGCCAGTCGATCTCGGTGGACGAGATCTGCTGCATCACCGGCGAGATGGCGCGCAGAAAGCCGGGCAACTGCCCGACCTTGAGCGGCTTGATGACCAGGGGCTCGCCGTCGATGACGAGTTCGATCCCTTGGGGGACGAGGGTGTCCAGATCGTTCATGGCTCACCCATTCCTCAGAGCTGCACGATGCGGCCGAACTGGCCGAGCACCGCGTCGAAGGGCTTGGTGCTGTCGGCCAGCAGCGAGCCTTCCAGTTCGAACTTGTTGTACTCGTCGGAGATGAAGGAGATCTCCTTGAGCGGGTCGAAGGCCACGCGGTAGAGCTCGACCAGCACCTTGGCGTTGCCCTGGGCGGTGTTGACGCCTTCGAGCCGCAGGTACCGCTCGGGCAGCGCCTGCGTGAAGATGCCGATCTCGGTAGCGACGCCGTAGGCGTAGCTCGCCTTGAAAGGCGCGGTGAAGCCGGTGGTATCCAAGAACTGGAGGGCACCGAAGTCCAGATCGGCCGTGTAGTGGGTGCCGGCCGTCAGCGTGGCGGGTGTGCCGGCCGAGTCGACCACCACCAGCGAAGAGACCTTCGGGTGTGCGAGGAAGTAGCGGTCGCCGACCGTCGGCGTGGCCCCGCCGATGGGCTCGTCGGTGACGGTTCCCGGCGTGCCGACCACATGGGTGCCGTAAAGGGCGAGCGCCAGGTTCTCCTTGGTGAACTCCTCGATGGTGAGGTTCACGGTCGCCGACTTCTGCTTGACCATGCGGTGGTCGAGCGAGCGCTGGCCGGTCTGGCTCTCGTAGTGCTCCAAGACGTCGGTCTTGAGGGAGAGCTTCAACTCGGCGACGTTGCCGGGCGAGCGCACTTCGATGGGAAGGCCGGCGATGTCGCGCTTACCGAGGAAGACGCGGCCTTGGAAACTGGCGTAGGTGCTCATGGCTTGGGTTCCTTGCGTTGGGACCGGGGAAGGTCGGGTTTGAGGTCAGCGGGTTCGGGGTCTGCATCTACTCGCAGGGTCTGCGGCACGGCAGCCGGTGCGGCGACGCCGTGGGCGATCAGCCAGTCAGCTGCGGTCGCGTCGACATCGATCTGGTCGCCGCCCTGGAAGGCCTTGCCCGCGTGCGTGTGCGGGCACTTCAAGACAAGTCGGGGCATGGGGTCATCCTGGTAAGGAGAGGTCGCGCGCCAGCGTTCGGTAGGTGATCGCGTAGCGCGCCGGGATGGCGGCGGCCACGGCGTCCGCGTCTTCCACCTCCCAATCGCACTCCTGCTCGCGGATACCGAGGGCCAGGCCACCGAGGTTCAGGTCGGCCATCAACGCAGCGTGCGCCGCGGTGAGCAAGCGATCGGCCTCGGTCTCGGGTGCGATGGGCGGCACAGCCCGGGCCAGGGCGACGATGCGAACGGTCAACTCGCGCGTGACGCGGTCGTTGGCGCGCTCGGTGATCGCCTCGCCCTCGGCAAACACCACCAGGGCCGGGCATTGCTCCCGGCCGATGGCCACCGTCGGGGAACGGTGGACCGTGGCGCCCAACCGCTCAGCCGCGGGACGCACAGCCGCCATCACCGCCAGCAGGATCTGCTCGCGGATCGATTGATCGGCCATGGGTTACAGCCGGGTCAGCTTGGCGCGCATCTCCGCGCCGTCGCCCACTGCCCGGACCTCGCGCACCTGGAAGCTCGCGCCCACGATCAAGACCGTGTCGCGGGCAGCGAGACCCACGAAGGCTGAGGCCGGGTAGGTGATGACGTACTCGGTGCTGCTGGCGAGCCCGTCGAGCAACGTGTCGTCCGGGGCCGAGAAGCCCACCAGCCGCGACTCGACGGGCGCGCCATCTGCTGGCTGCCAAAGGCACTCCTTCAGCAGACCGGCGTTGGCGGCCGCGGCGTAGACCTGCTCGACGAGGCTCATGCGTCGGCGCCCATCACGAGCTTGACCAGCAGTGCCGGGCGGTGGCACAGCGGCAGCGGGTTGGCCTGGGTGTGCAGATCAGTGCCACGGTCGAACTTGCGCGGCTCCTGCTTGGCGTACAGGGGCAGCGCCACCGTGTTGGCCGTCTCGTTGAAGTCGGCCGGGGCGTAGTAGGTGGCGAAGGTGTCCATCGTGCCCAGCGGGAAGGCGTGCCCCTCGTCCTCCTCGACGAAGCGGCGCACGCTGCCACCGGGCGCGGTCGCGCGGCCTCGATGCTCCTCGAAGGTGATGCCGCAGAAGGTGAAGCCCGAGCGCATATCCGAACGCAGCGCCAAGCCGTCCTGCCAGCGTTCGTAGGCCGCGATGACATCGTCGTGCGCGGTGAGCGCCTCGAAGAAGTCCTTGCCGACGAACACATGGAGGCCAGTCATCCGTTCGCCCTGCAGGTTGTCCTCGACGTAGCGCAGCAGTTCCCGGCAGGCCTTGCCAACGTCAAAGTCGCTGTCGTGCGCGGCGATGTCCCACGCGAAGGTCTTCGCCGCGATGCCGAATTCGTCGTACAGGTTGTAGATCACGCTGCCGTCGGCATCGAGGATCAGCCCCTTGAGCGCACCAAAGCGCAGATGCTCCAGCGTGATCGCGTGCTTGTTGCGCATCGTCTGCAGGTGCTGCGCCATCACGCCGGCCACGGTCTGCAGCTCCGTCTCGGAGCCGAAGGCGCGGATGCCCTGGACCTCCTCGGGCAGGATCACGTCGTCGTGCGGGATGTGGGGAATGGTGAAGGAACGCACCTTGCGCTTGCCACGCACGCCCACGGTGCCCGGCGAGCCGGGGGGCATGGTCGGCAGCAGCGTGAGCACGCCGTTGTGCTCCTCGACGATGACCGAACGGAAGCGCTGCGGCTTGTCGACAAAGAGACCCATGGCGCCCAGGCGGTCGTAGTTGTTGGGCAGCAGGTTGATGGCGGTGGTCAGCGCCGACATCGAGAAGGCGGGGTTTTCGAAGATGTTCTGCATGGTCAGACTCCCTGGCGAACGAGAACGCCCAGCGCCTTGAGCTGGGCAATGGCGGCCTGCTGTTCGCCGGTGGTGATGCCGGTGGGCCACTGCAGGGCGTGGTCGGCGACGATGGCGTGGCGGGCCACGATCAGGCCGTCCGTGCGCTCGGCCAGCGCAGCGTCACAGGCTTGCATCAGGACGCCTGCAGCGACCTGGGTGCCGTCAGTGGCCGACGGGTCGATCTGCTTGACCTTGCCCGTGGCGGTGACCATGCCCACGACCGCGCCGAGTGGCAGGTTCTGGCCGGCAGCCACCGTCACGCGGTCGCGCGAGTACAGATTGGGCGCCTCGTACTTGAGCAGGTCGCCCAGGTTCATCGATTCGGTGAACACGGTCGGCATGTCAGATCTCCTTCTTCAAGGCAGCGGACTTCGCGGCCAGTTGCTTGGCCGCATCGACCAGCGGGTTGCTGACGGCAGCCTCCGGTGCGATGCGCGTCACGATCTCGGGCGACGCATCGGCTTGCGCGGCGAGGAGATGACTTCGCACCTTTGCCGGCGTCGTGTTGGCTTCGAGGAAGCCGGCGATCAGATCGGCGCGTCCTGCCAGCGTGCAGGTCTGGGCGATCTCGATGGCGTCGGCCATGCTCATTGCGGTGGCGGGCGCCGGTTGTTGAACGCTGCCAGTGCGATCAGCAGCAGGCCGATCAGCAGCAGCGGGGTCGGATCGATCATTCATGGAGGACTCCGTCTGGAGGTTGAGGAAAGGCCCCCGGGCGGCAATCGCCATCGGGGATGAGGAAAGCGAGGCGGCGAGCTGCGCGAGGGCGTCATCGAAAGTGCCGATGGCGTCGGCCAGGCCCATGGCGATGGCGGCCTGGCCGAAGAACAGACCGGCTTCGGTGTCGCGCACCGCGCACGGTTCGATGCCCCGGTGACGGGCCACCGTCTCGACGAACAGGCCGTAGACCCGGTTCACTTCCGCCTGGAGGAAGGCGTGGGCCTCATCGGAGATCGGCTCGTGCGGGTTGAGATCGTTCTTGCGGTCGCCAGCAAAGACGGCGGTGTAGCGAACGCCGTCCTGCGCGTCCTTGACGGACTGGTCGACGTGCATCGCGATGACGCCGATGGAACCCACACCGCCGGTGCGCGAGACGTACACCTTGGTGGCCGCCGAAGCCAGTGCGTAGGCCGCGGAGAAGGCCATGTCGTTGGCCACGGCCCACACCGGCTTGATCTGCGCGGCCGCGCGGATGCGGTCGGCGAGGTCAAAGACGCCGCCCGACTCGCCGCCCGGTGAGTCCACGTCCAGCAGGATGGCCGCCACGTCCGGGTTGGCCAGCGCCGCATCGATCTGCTCACCGATGCTCGCGTAGCTGGTCAGGCCTGATGCCGCCTCGAGGCCGATGGTTCGGCGCACCAGCGTGCCGTGGATCGGAATCACCGCCACCTTCGCGTTTGCGTGGCTGGGGCTGCGCTCCGGCGGCGTGTAGCCGGCAGGTGCGGCGAGGTCCGTCAAACCCACGCGGGGACCGAGGACGGCCAGGATCACGTCGAGCTTCGGGCGATGGATCAGCAGCGGCGCGCCAAAGAGACGCGCCGCCACGTGGGGCAACAGGGTCATGGGTAGTCCTTCAGTTCGCCTCAGGTCGATGAGGCCGTGGTGTCGCCTGCGCTTCGGTTCGGCTCGGCCGTGTCTGCCAAGTTCGCGCCGTCCTTGGACGTGCGGCGCGGATCGGAATCGAAGATCAGGCCGAGGTCGTCGGCGCGGCGGTTGTCGGCGGCGATCTCGCGGTCGACGTCCTCGGCGTCGTAGCCGAAAGCCGAGATGGCCTCGGAGCGGCTCATGAGGCCCGCGCGGATGGCGAGCAGCATGGCCTTGAACTCCTTCTCGGGGTCAACCCACTGCCAGCCCTGCGGAATCCACTTGGCCTGCAGGTACTGCCGTCGCCTGGCGGCGCCGCCTCGGGCGAAGCCCGGCGCATCGAGTGCGCCAGCCAGCACGGCCTGCTTCATCCACGCCGCCCACACCGGTCGGCACATCTGGTGCACCAGCACGCCGTGTTGGACCATCTCGCAGCGGCGGCGGAACTCCAGCATCCCGGCGCGGATGGACGAGTAGTTGACCCCGGTGAGATCACCGGTCAGCTGCTCGTAGGTCACGCCAATGGCGGCCGCCACGGCACGGAACTGGGTGCGCAGGAACTCGGAGTACGAGCCGCCCACATCGGCCGGGTCGGAGAACTTGATGTCCTCGCCCGGCTCCAGGATCTGCAGCGTTCCGGGCTCCAGACCGGCAAGTGCGATGCCGTCGTCGTTCGCGGCGCCTTCGCCCATCAGGTTGTCCTCGGGGCTCTGGCGGGTCACGAAGCCGGCGAACATCGCAGCGGTCTTCTTGCGCACCAGCTCGGCGTCGTCGTACTGGTCGAGTTCGTTGAGCTTGACCAGGGCCCGGGACAGCCACGGCTCGCCGCGGATCTGTCCGGGGCGCAGAACGCGGTAGAGGTGGATGATCTCGGACGCTGGGATGCGGACCGTGTCCAGTCCTCCCTGGCCCGACATCGGCGCCAGCCGACCGTCCTCCGGGTGCGAGCGGTACAGGTGGTAGGCCACTCGGCGCCCCAACGCATCGAACTCGATACCGGCGCGCACCACGTTGCCGGAGGGCAGCTCGGTGTTGAGGCTGATCGGCAGATGCTCGGGTTCCAGCAATTGAAGCTGCAGTGGCACCGCGAGTCCGTCCTCTGGCCGGCGGGGACGCAGACGGATCAGGCACTCCCCACCTTCGAGCATCGCGCGACAAGCCAGCGCCTGCAGACCATAGAAGTCGGTCTGGCCGGCCGCGTCTGCTTCCTCGGTCCAGTCGCGCCACAGAGCCTGGACCTCCGTCTTGAAGCGTTCGTCCGTGGACAGGCTCTGCGGCTTGATGCCGGTGCCGACGGCGTTGGCGACGAAGGCTTCGATCCCGGCCTGCGCCCACGCATTGCGGCGCACCAGGTCGCGGCTCTTGACGCGCAGCTCGGCGCTGGTGGCCAGCATGGCGGCCACCGCGCCGGGGTTGCCCGGCATCCAGGCGAGTGAGCGGCGACCGCGCCCAGCCGCCTCGTGAACCGGCGTCTGGCCGAACAGGCCGCGGAGTTTGGCGACCCAGGACATCAGAAGCCCTTCGCCGTCGTGATCCGAATCTGGCGCTTGCGGCTCGCCCCAGCGCTGCGCGCGAGTTCGGACTCCACGGTGCGGATCGCCGCTTGCAGCTCCTCGACCGAGCGGTACTCAACGGTCTTGTCGGCGAAGCTCACGCGGCGCTCGCCGGTGGCCAGCGCACGCTTGAGCGCGTCGAGTTGGGTGGTGGTGTAGGTCACTAAGATCCTCAGCGGCAAACGGGTCAACCGATCCAGCGGCTCTTGATGACGCGCCGGCCGGTGATGCGGGCTCCAGAAGCAGCGAGGCCACCGCTGTGGGTGGCCTCATCTGCGTCGAATGTCTGAATCGGTGGCGGCTCATCCGGTGGCCGGTCCATCCCAAGTTGTCGTTCGAGCTCGCGCCAGTGGCGCTCCTCGAAGCGATCCAGCCCGGCTGCGCTCGCGGCGGCCCGGGCGTACACGTAGCAGTCCAGCGCCTCGTTGCGCTCCCGCACCTTCTGCCACTCCCGAATCGGGAAGCCGTTGCGGTCGCGGCGCGTGATCAGTTGCTCGGCACAGAGCTGCTGGATGAACTCCGCATCGATCTTCGGCAGGTGAACGAATCCGGCCGGGTAGATCACGCTCAGGCCGTCCTCACCCACATCCGCGCTCTTGCGCAGGTTGTTGTAGAGCTCCAGCTTGGCGATGCCGACCGCCACGCTGTAGACCTTGATGCCCCGGCGCAGCTTCTTGCCGGCGAGCGAGACGTCCACCGCGGTCGGCGTGCCAATCAGTGCGGCCCCGCGCGGAACGCCCTTGACAGGCATCACGCGCGGGTCACGGCTGGCGCGAACGAAGGCGTAGGCCTCCTGTGTCGCAAAGCCCGTGTCGAGCGCGAAGCGGGCCAGCGGCATCGCGGCGCCCGACGCGTGTGTCCAACGCTCCGCCACCAGCTCCGCCAAGCGTTTCCACACGGCGTCTCGCGCGGTGTCACCCATGAGCACACGGTGTTCCACCAGCCACGAGGCCTTACCACGCCCGAACGCCCAGATCGACGCCTCAATGCGATCCTTCTGCACGTCGGCGCCACCCACCAGCAGCAGCCCACCCTCGGGCACACGGCCCAGCGGGTAGTCCTCACGCCGCTCGACCAGTCGTTGCCAGTCAGGCGCTTCACCTTCCTCGACCCAGGTCTCGCCGAGTTCGGTGTTCTTGAAGGTCTTGATCGCCGCGGCCGACCCGGACTCCTTGCTGACCGCCGCCTCCCAGGCCGCGGCGATGTCCCGCCAGCTGCGCCAGCCCACCGGGCTGTACAGCGAGGACAGGTGAAAGCCTGCCGTCTTGGAGCCGTTCTCCGGGGCCATCGCGCGCCACTCGCCGTGCTCCAGCATCCAGGTCTTGTGGTGCTCAACAATCGGCGCGTCGCACGACTCGCAGATGTAGGCCGCCGACTCGGGCTCGCCGCGCTCCCATCGAAGTTGCTCGAACCTCAACCACTGGCGGTGCGAGCAGTGCGGACACGGCACGAAGTACCTGCGCTGATCGCTCGCCTCGTACTCGCGCTCGATGGCGCTCGCGCCCGAAATCGTCGGCGTCGAGACGATGAAGATCTTGCGGCGCGCGAAGGTGCGTGTGCGCGCCTCGGCCAGCGAGATCGCGTCGCCTTCGCCCTCGACGTCGAGGGGATAGCCATCCACCTCGTCGAGGAACAGATAGCGAACCGGCATCGAGCGCAGGCCAACCGCGCTGTTGGCACCGGTCATCACCAGCACGCCGCCCCGAAACTCCTTGGCCAGGATCGTGTTGCCGGAGTCGCGCGAGCGCGCCGGGGCGATCAGTTCGGCCAAGGCGGACGACTCCTCGATCAGCGGGTCGATGCGCTGCTTCGAGTTGCGCTTGGCCATTTCCACCGTCGGCCACACCGCCATCATCGGCCCGGGTGCGTGGTGGATCACGTAGCCGATCCAGTTCGAGCCCATCTCGGTGGCGCCGAGTTGGGCAGCCTTCATGAACACCACCCGCTCGACCGGCGAGGTCGGCGACAGGCAATCCATGATCGCCTTGAGGTACGGCGTGCGGCTGGTGCGCCAGCGCCCCGGCTCGGCGGAGGCCTTGCTGGAGAGCATCCGGTGGCGGTCCGACCACTCGGACACCGTCAGCAACGGGTCCGGTGTCAGTCCCTCGCGCCAGGCGCGCTCGATCTCGGTGGCGCCCTCGTAGTCGACGTCCAGCATCAGTCCACCCGAGGACGAAGTTCGCCCAGCTCCTGCAGGTGCTCGCGCACGGATGCCTCCAGCGCGATGTGCATTGCGTGAGGATCGACGTCGAGCCGTGCGGCCATCTGCGCCGAGATGCGGGCCGGCCAGTTCAACCACGCGTCGCGCTCGGATCGGGCCAGCTTGAACACATGCGCGATGGCCTGGTTGCGGTCGACCAGTTCGCCCTTGAGGCGCGCGAGCCGCACCTTGTTCGTTTGCGCCTTGACCACCTCGTTCACGGTGCGCGCCTGCAGGAGCGACGCACCGCCCGCGGGCAGCCCGGCAGGCGCGTCAGCCGCGGACTCCGGCACAGCGGCCTTAACGGCTCTTGCGCGGGTCCCTGCCTTGGGCGCCTCGGAGTTGCGCGCCCACTCGCGATCTGCCCTGTCGACGTCGATGGTGCCGTCTTCCTCCGGCGTAATGCGTCCGGTACGGATGGCCTTGTGCACGGCCGTGTCGGTCACGCCTCGGTGGCGGGCGTACGCCCGAATCGAGATTCCCATTGCCCTCTTCGATCAATTCATCGTCAGCCCTTCGCCAACACAAGCAGATAGCGCTTGGCTTCCATCCGGAACAGCGCGTTCATCACGTCACGCCAACAACCCGCTCACAGGACGCCCGATGAACACCAACACCCCCGACACCTTGGCCACCAAGCTGGCGGAAGCTGCGCTGACGGTCCTCGTGCGCAGTTGCCGTAACGAGGTGGCCGCCGCCAGCCGCGACGACCTGGAGGCCGCCTGCGCGGCGATGCGCGCCAAGGCCAGGCCGGTCATCGACCAGTTGCTCGACGACGCGCGGGCTGCGCCGTGGGTCGGCGAGATGGCGTTCCACGCCGCTGCCTTGGAACTCGCGCAAGCCGGCATCGCGGTGCTGCGCAAGACCTGACTCACAGCGCGAAGCCAAGCAGACAGCGCTTGGCTTCACACGCGAACAGCGCGTTCATCACGTCACCCAATCAACCCCTGCGAAGGAGCAGCCCATGACCACTATCACCCTGACCCCCGCCCAGCACGCCATCCTGGCCTACGCCCTGGAGCACACCGACGGCAAGATCGTCTGGTTCCCCGACAACATCAAAGGCGGCGCCCGCAAGAAGGTGTTCGACGGTCTCTTCAGCCGCGCGCTGATCACGACCGACGGCACCGACTGCTTCGTGGCGGCCGAGGGTTACGACGCGCTGGGACGCCAGCGCCCCGAACCGGCCGCGCCTGCCGCCGCACCGATTGAGGCGGACCCTGAGATCGAGGCTGCCGTGACTGCCGCCGAGGCAACCTGGGCGCAGGAGCGCCCGACTGAGAAGCCGCGTACCCGCGAGAACAGCAAGCAGGCCGACGTGATCCGCATGCTCAAGCGCCCTGAGGGCGCGACGGTCCGCCAGATCTGCGAGGCCACCGGCTGGCAGCCGCACACGGTACGCGGCACCTTCGCTGGCGCCTTCAAGAAGAAGCTGGGTCTCGCCATCGTCTCCGAGAAGCCGCAGGGCGGCGAACGGATCTACCGGGTCGTCTGAGCAGAAAGATCGAGAAGGAGGCCGAGAAGAGCTTGGCTTCCTGATCGAACAGCGCGTTCATAGACGCATCGCAACGATCCACAGAACGGGTACCACCATGACGATCCAGCAGACCATCCCCGGCACCCAGAACGACGCCTGGGGCTTCTGGGGCACGATGAACGAGCAGGCCGAGGCCGCCTGGCGCCTGGCGATGACCACCGTCTCGGATGCCACCGGAGAGTCCCTCGAATCGGTGCGGATCTTCCTCGACAGCCGCCACGGCCGCCACTTCGCGGACGAGGTGCACAGCGGTCTGTACCGCGGTCAGACGCTGGAGGAAGCAATCCACGCCGCCACCCGGCAATGGATGGGCTGGACGATCGGCCGTCAGACCAGCAAGCAGTACGGCATCCCGCGCGGCCTGCCGTACCTGACGGGCTTCGTGATTCACTGTGCGATCACCGACGAAGCAATTTCCGCCTGAGGCGCCATGTATTCAATCGAGATAGTGATTGCGATAATTACGTCCGTTGGAAACGCCTGCTGCGGAATCTGGGAGAACCATGAAGAAGACCATTCGCTGCCCAGCATGTCGGGCCGTAATCGACGCTGCCCCGCCTACCGTCTGCCCCGAATGCAAGATTGGTATTCCTGCCGAGAAGGGCCGCAAGGGATTTGAGCCTCGCACTCCCAGGACGGGCTTTACTGGGAAGGAGGTCTTCGACCGATCAGGGATGCCGTTGGACGAATACGTGCGGCGCATGAAAGACAGCGGCTACAAGTAGCCGTTGTAGGCACATTGCCAGGCTTATCCCAGAGCCGTCACCGAAGGGAACAACAAACCGTCCCCCTCACGGGCGGCTTGCTTTCCTGTCCAGTCCTGCCAACGGCGCACGATCACGTCGACGTACTTGGGGTCGAGCTCGATCAGCCGCGCCTGCCGCCCTGACTTCTCGGCGGCGATGAGTGTCGTGCCCGAGCCACCAAACGGGTCCAGGACCACGTTGCCCGGGCGGCTCGAATTGCGAATCGCGCGCTCGACCAGCTCGACCGGCTTCATGGTCGGGTGCAGGTCGTTCTTCTGCGGCTTCTTGATGCTCCACACGTCGCCCTGGTCACGGTCGCCGCACCAGTGACGCTGCGCCCCCTCCGGCCAGCCGTACAGGATCGGTTCGTACTGGCGCTGGTAGTCCGCGCGACCCAGCGTAAAGGTGTTCTTCGCCCAGATGATGAAGGTCGACCAGTGGCCGCCCGCGGCGCGGAACGCGGCCTGCAGCACGTCAAGCTCGCTGGAGGACATCGCCACGTAGATCGCGCCACGGCACTGGGCGATGGTCGGCGTCAGCGCGGCGAGCAGGAAGTCGTAGAAGCCGTCACCCAGGTTGTCGTTCAGGATCGCGCGATCCTTGCCGCGCATCTTGTCCTTTGCGCTGTTGGCGTAGTTGACGTTGTAGGGAGGATCGGTGAAGACCATGTCCACTGACTCGCCGGCCAGCAGGTGTTCGTAGCTGTTGGCGACCGTCGCATCGCCGCAGAGCAGGCGGTGGTGTCCGAGCAACCAGATGTCGCCCGGGCGCGAGACTGCTGTTTCGGTGACCTCGGGCACCGCGTCGTCATCGGTCTGGCCCTCGGCGTCGGGCTCGTCGCCGGCCATCAGCTCGGCCAAGGCATCAGCGTCGAAGCCCGTGATGTCCAGGTCAAAGCCTTCGCTCTGCAGGGCCTCCAGTTCGATGCGCAACATCGCCTCGTCCCAGCCCGCGTTCTCGGCGATGCGGTTGTCGGCGATCACCAGCGCCCGGCGCTGCGTTGGGCTCAGGTGATCCAGGACCACGACCGGGACCACCTCCAACCCGAGCTTCTGCGCAGCCGCGAGACGCCCGTGCCCGGCGACGATCACCCCGTCGCTTCCGGCGAGGATGGGGTTCGTGAAGCCGAACTCGGCGATGGACGCGGCGATCTGGGCGACCTGCGCGTCCGAGTGCGTCCGCGCATTGCGCGCATACGGCAGCAACTTGGCCGTCGGCCACTGCTCGATCTTGTCGGCCAGCCAGGACGCCGTCATGCCGCGACCTCCTCCGGCGCCAGCCGCTGGGCCGCCACCTCCTCGAAGGACTGGCCGGTCGCGAGCAGGGTCACCGGCACCTCCGGATGGTTTTGCCGGAAGCGGCGCACGGCGACGTCCACGTACTCGGGCGCGATCTCGACGGTGCGGCAGATCCGACCGGTGCGCTCGGCGGCCAGCATCGTCGTGCCGCTGCCACCAAACGGCTCGAACACGAGATCGCCGGGGTCCGTGTACGCCTCGATGACGAACTCGGGCAGCGCCACTGGGAACACGGCCGGGTGGTCGATCCCCTGGCCGATCTTGCCCTTGTGGCGCATCACGCGAATCACTGAGTCGGGGATGCGTGTGTCCTGCGTCGGCTGGCCAGCATGGGTCCAGCCTCCGACCTCGCCATCCTTGCTGCGCATGGCGGTCGACGATCCATCGGCGCGCAGGTGCGACTCCTGGCCGGCGTGCTTGCAGGGCACGATCTTGTTGGGCTTGCGGCTCGCTCGGTTGAAGTGGAAGACGAACTCAAAGCTCGGGGCGAAGCGGCCCGCCCAGTCGCCCGGCATGCCGGGCCCCTGGTCCCACACGTACCAGGCGAAGCGCCGCCAGCCCTGCGTCCGCATCCACGCGAGCCAGCCGTCCCAGTACGGGACGACCTCGTTGTCGCGGTGGATCAGACCCAAGTTGACCAGCACCTGGCCGCTTGTGGCCATCGGCAGGCTGGCAAACACGCCGCGCATCAGACCATCCCAGTCGGCGATGCCGCCGCTGGTGTAATCGCGCTGGTTGCCATAGGGCGGCGAGGTGAAGCACAACGCGGCCGCCTCGCCTTGCATCAGCGTGGCGACCACCTGCGCGTCGGTGGCATCACCGCAGATGAGACGGTGCTTGCCGAGTACCCAGATGTCACCGGTGCGGGAGACCGGGACGGCCGGTGCCTCAGGCACGTCGTCGGCCGCATCCTCCGATTCTGCGTCCGACTCGGCGTCGGCCGGCTCGGGCGCGAGCAGCGCGTCGATCTCGGACTCGTCGAATCCGGTCAGCGCCAGGTCGTAGCCGGCCTCGGACAGCTCAGCCAACTCCAGCGCCAGCAGTTCCTCATCCCACCCAGCGTCGAGGGCCAGGCGGTTGTCGGAGATGACGTAGGCGCGCTTCTGCGCCGGCGTCAAGTGGCCCAGCTCGATCACCGGCACATCTTCGAGGCCGAGCTTTCGGGCGGCGGCGAGCCGTCCATGCCCGGCGATGACGCCGTTGTCGCCATCGACCAGCACCGGGTTGGTCCAGCCGTACTCGACGATGCTCGCGGCGATCTTGGCCACCTGCGCGTCGGAATGCGTGCGCGGGTTACGTGCGTACGGAATCAGCGTCTCGACCTTGCGGTAGTCGACGTTGAGCATCTTCAGGATCGGAACCTCAAATGAAAACGGCCCGGATCGGCAAGGAGCCAACCGGTCGCGGGCCGAGGAAATAGAAACGCCTCCGCGAGGGAGGCGTCGGGCAAGTGATGCGATCACTGGCGGGGCTGGATGGGTCGGGGTGCAAACCTGCAAACCCCTGCAAACCTGGGTTTGCAGTCGGACGCTAGGCGAATGCCGCGCTCGCGCCCCCCGCATGGCATCTTCGGGAGGAAGGACCCCTTTCGCCTGGGGCCGCCGCCTCAACCGCCACTGCTGTCCAGAACATAGCTGAAATAGTAGCGACGAAGCCCCGGTTTGTTGCAGCGTGGTCGATCTCGAAAATGGACAAGGACAGCAACACGAGGACACAGGCGATCGTCGTTACCCGACGTTGCCCACGGCTTTGGACGGCAGCCGTGCCCCCTCGCCATTGAGCCGGTCAGCCACCATCTGCAGCGCCTTCTGCCAGCGCCGCCATGCCGTCGTCCTATCGCACGCGAATCGGATCGTGATGTCTCGCCAGCCGTAGCGCTTGGCCCGCATCCACACCAGGTGGCGCTGCTCGACCTCGAGCCACTGCACCCAGCGCATCGTCTCCAGCATGCGATCGACAGCCTCAGGGCTGGGTGGGAAAGGCCGGTAGACCTTCTCGTCGGCGGCGAACGCCTCCCACTCCTGTCGCACGAAGACCGGCCAGGTGTTGAAGTAGCCCTGCACCCGCACCGGGGGTAGGCGTCTTCCGGTGGTGGCAGCCTCTTCGAAGCGAGCTGCCACGTCCTCGATGGTCCACTCAGCCACGGCGCGGCCCTCCTGCGCCGTAGAGACGTTCGCCGATGCGGCGCACGAACTCGCGCTCGACGAAGTCCAACCGCTCGTCGGTTTCGTTGATGACCAGAATGTGCTGATCGCGCCAGCCGCGTTGCTTGAGCAACTCGAGGTCGGTCGCCTCGGGTTGGAGCCTGCCAAGTGGACAGCGGTAGGGCGGAGTCGGGATCTTCATCTCACACCTCCTGCCCCACGCCGTGGTCCTGAATCGCCCAATGCAACAGCGCCAGTGCGTCGGCTTCGTTGTCGTCGACCGGCGCATGTCCTCGGCTACGGACAGCGATAATGACCTGGTCCTTGCCAGCGTTACCCCGGCCGGTGGCGTGCTTCTTGATGGTGCCGACAGGCACGCCCTGGTACGGAATCTGGTGGTGCTCACACCACGCGGTCAGCGTTGCAAGAAATCCACCGTAGGTATGCGCCGCGTCTGTCGAGGCATGGCGGCGAACCTCCTCGAAGTACAGCGCGCCGATGCCGTCCGCCTGAGACTTGATTTCGGTGAGCCAGCGCTTGAAGCGCAAGAAGCGCATCCCGCCGCCTTCGAATCGTTGCGGGCGGAAGCTCTCGCTGCCACTTGTGATGTGGCCGTCACTGCTGCGCAGCGCCCAGCCGGTTCGGGTGCCCAGGTCGAGGGCCAAAAGAGTCGGGTTCATGGATGCAGTCCTTGTTTGGGGACTGACACATCGGACAGACCGCATCGAAACCCGCTTGAGGCGCGTGTACGCGCGCCCGCGCGGGAAAACTTACGACGTGGACCGTCAAATCCGTCAGTCCGATCGGTGGTCATGGCGGTCAGTGATCGGCGTAGGGGGTGTAGGCGGGCGCGGGCGGGTGCTTGAGGCCCACGCCTCGGAAGCCGCGCAGCCCCACGGTGTTGCGCCACTTCTCCACGCCACGGGTGAGCAGCAGGTCAGCAAAGCGCTTCTGGGAGCCGGCGAACTCGCCGGCGGACTCGGCCCACTGCTTCCAGTCGGCAAAGAGTTCGCTGGTCAGTGACTTGGAATTGGCGTCGAGCACGCAGCGCTCGTCGAGCCAACGGCCCAGCGCGTCCTCGGCTTCGAAGTACTCTTCGGTCGCTTCCACCACCTGTTGCGGCGGATCGAGCCGACCCAGGCGCTGCCAGTCCAGGCAGCCCTGCACCGCCCAGGCCAGGATGCCGTCTCGCTCAGCCAGCAACTTCTGTTGCAAGTGCTTATCCCGGCGCTCGGGCGGCACGGTGATCGTGAACGGGATCAAGTGCAGCCGCCGTTTCATCGCCTCGTCGATGTTGCGGATGGCCGGCTTATGGTTGCCAGCGACGAAGAGCTTGAACTGCGGAAAGAACTCGAAGAAGTCTTGGCGCATGAAGCGCGCGGAGATCTTGTCGCCGCCCGTGAGGCTCTTGACCTTGGATTCGGCCCACCGCCGCCCTTGCTCCGTCTCGATCGCTGCCACGAAACGCGCGCCGCGTAGGCCAGCCATGTCAGTCGGATGTCGATCGGTACGGGTCTCCATGAAGGTGTCCATCGGCGCGTTCGACGCGTAGTCGCCCAGGATCGTGGCCAACGTGTTGACGAACACAGATTTGCCATTCGCACCGGTCCCGTAGAGAAAGAACAGCGCGTGCTCCTGCGTCGATCCGGTGAGCGCGTAGCCCGCCATGCGCTGCATGTACGCCTGCAACGCGGCATCGCCGCCAGTCACTTCGGCGATGAACTGCCGCCAGGTCGGGCAGTCGCCGGCCGGCGTGGCAGTGGTGATCTTGGTCATCCGGTCTGCCCGGTCGTGCGGGCGCTGCCGACCCGTCTTGAGATCGACAACACCGCCCGGCGTGTTGAGCAGCCAGGAATCGGCGTCCCATTCGGCCGTGGTTGCGGCATGTCGCCGATCCGCGCGAGCCAGCCGTTCCACGCCGCCAACGGTGCCAGAGGTGGCCAGCTTGGCCGCCACCTTGGGGTTATCGGCCTGGACGGCTGCATGCCGGCAGACGCCGCGGATGAGATCAGTCGCGGCCAGCGTGTCCTCGGTGCGCCAGCGCTGACCATCCCACACCAACCACCGTCCCCACGCGGCAACGTAGCGCCAGTCACGGTGGTAGCGACGAGTGAAGGCCAGCGCCAGTGCGTCTTCGGTACCCCATACCGATTCGTCAGTACCGACCACCGGCTCTCCGGGGTCCGCGATGTCGTGCATCTGCACACGCGGGCCGTGGGCCAGGAAGGCCGCCACGTCGAAGCCTTCGGACATGGCGTCGGCCGCGTCCCAGCCCTCGGCGGCATCCTCAGGTGGGTAGAGGATGTGGCAGGACTTGGCGCCGGCGGACAGGATGGCCTGAGCCGCTTGCACCGCGTACTCCCACCCCGGCTTGTCGCGGTCGGGCCAGACAAGTACCGCCTTGCCGGCCAGCGGCGACCAGTCAGTCTTGTCCACCGGCGCGTTGGCGCCGTGCATGGCAGTGGTGGCCACGATGCCAGCGTCGATCAGCGCCTGCGCGCACTTCTCGCCTTCGACGAGCACGACCTGCGCTGCCGTCGTCAGACCCGGCTGGTTGTAGAGGGGGCGCGGCTCGGGCGGGGCCATCTTGCGGCGGCGCGCGTCCCAGGGACGGAATTCCTTCCTCTGGCCGGGCGGGTCGTAGCGGTAGACGACCGCGATCAGTCGGCCAGCGGCGTCGAGGTAGTCCCACTTGGCGGTGGCCGGACCAAGGTCATCGACCGGAGCCTCCTTCTTCGGCCGACGCGGCGCAACCGGCCGAGCGCGACCGATCAGGTCAGCGGCAACACCGAGCACGCGCGGGAAGTCGGCGTGGACGTCCGAGCCGATATGGCGGGCGATCACGTCGAACATGTCACCGCCGTCGCCCGTAGCACGGTCGGTCCACAAGCCGGCCTTTTCGCCTTCGAGCACCACTTCAAGGCTGTCGCCGGGGCTGCCCATCACGTCACCGATCAGGAACTTGCCTCGCCGCTTCTTGCCGGCAGGAAACAGGGTGAACAGCACCGATTCGAGCCGGGCCAACAAGGCAGCGCGGATCTGATCGCGCTCGGCATCGAGGCTGCGCTCCGGGGCGGGAGCAACGTCGTTGAAGTCGATCATTCGCCCCCCTCGGCTTTGCTTGGCCGCAAAGCATCACGCCCCTGCGCAGCAGTGCTGTGAGCCGCCCATGCAGACAGTTCTGACAGCCGGTACCGAACGAGCCCGCCCAGGAGGTAGTGCGGAATGCGGTACTTGCTGCGCATCGCCGGGTCGGCGAACCAGTAGTACGGAAGCCGCAGCGACGCGGCCGCTTGCTTGGCGTCGATCATCGGTTCGACGGCCATGACGGCATCGGGCTTGGTGCTCATGCCTGACTCCTCCAGCACCGGTCCTGCCACGGGCACATCCGGCATTCAAAGTGGGTAGATTCGGAGAACGAGCGCGGCAGCAGATCACCGGCCTCAGTCGCGGTGATCACCTTGACCGCGCGGTCCGACATGCGCTGCGCGAGCGCCGCATCGAAGGGCACCAGCTCGGCGTAAATCTCCATCGTGTCTGCGTTGACTGCGGTGAACAGCGCCGGGTGTTCGTGCAGATCAAGGTAGGCCTGGTACAGCGCCACCTGGGCCGCATACACGGGCTTGGCGACAGCGAGCCGGTACTTCTCCAACTCGCGCCATGACTTCGAGCCCAGGCACTTGTTCTCCCACAGCGCCGGATACCCGAAGCCATGACCCAAGTCGGGACCGGCCACGATCACGCCATCGACGTGCCCCTGCAGGCGGCCGTCCAAGGCGGTGAAGCCGAACTGGTCGCCGTTGGCCTTGCGTGTGCGCAGATCGAAGCCCGCCGCACGCAGCCACGTCACCGCGCAGTCTTCCATGACGTGACCGCGCTCGAAGATGCGCAGGATGCGCCCGTCAGTGTCGCGGCCGGCATCGACCGGAGCCGCGGCGTACTCGTACTGCAATGCACGCTCGCACTCGGCCCCGAGGCGCGATGCGCCCAGATAGGTGCGTCGCGGCTGCGCTGCCCGGGCGCGCTGCATCCCGGTATCGATCAACGCGGTCAGAAGGCCAGAGAGACTGGCCGAGGAGTTGAAGTCCATCATGGCTTCTTCCCCTTGGTCTGCTGCCCGGGATGTTCCCAAGGCAGGTCGTCGGCCATGTCGGCGAATGGGCTCGCATCCGCCCTCATGGGGTCGGGCGTTGGCGTCATTCCGCGCACTGGGGGGTACTTGGTCGCCTCATGGTGCTCGACCATCGCCTCCGTGTAGCAGGTGACGATGGCGTCGATAACCTGCAACGCCTCTGCCTCCGCGTACTCACCGAGTGGCTTGGCAAAGCCGATCTCGCCTGCCGCTTCGCCGAAAGCCTTGAGGCACTTGCGCATGGCGGCCAGCTCGACGTCAGACGGATCGATCATGGTGACCTCCGTCTCGTTTCGCGCCCCTTCCTTCACGCGCAGCCAGTTGCCGTAAAGCGCGTGAAACGCCTCCTGGCAGCGACGCGAGCAGAACACCCAGTCGATGGGGTAGCGCCGGGGATCGCCGACACCGTGCCGGTTGTCGGTGTGGCCGAAGCCCCGGGCCTGTCGTTTGCAGACCCAGCATTTCATCCGCCCCCCTCACTGCGCCCAGGCGGGCTTGCCAGGGACGGCAGGGCGGACTGCCTGCATGGGAGCCGCCGGTGCAGATGCAGAACGCGTCACCGCAGCGGGTACAGGCGCCGCGCCCAACGCTTGGGCGTAGTCCGCCTGGTCGGGCTCGACCGCCATCTTCACGACGTTGCGCAGTTCGCCGCGCCCGTCCTTCTCGATGTCAATGCGCGCAACGAACTCCAGGCCATCGAGCTCGTGGAAGCCCTGGATGCGGCGGGCAGCGGCGGCCTGCGGCGAACTGTCCTGAGGGCGGATGTTGCGCGCAGAGTTCAGCGCGGCACGGACGAAGCTCCGCCCCATGTTCCCCCAAGCCGGTCCCTTTGGGCTGTGCAGGCCGACATTGCTCCACATCTTGCGGCGGGCGTACTCGCCCTCCAGCACGACGAACTCGCAGGCCAGGTAGACCGAGCCGGTCTCGAAACTCTGCGTGGCGTATCCACCGGTCCAGCCCTGCACCGGGTCGTCGTATCCGCCGGGCTTGATAGTCATCCGGACTCGGGCGACCGTGCCCTTGGGGATCAGGTCGAAGGTCTGCTGCTGTTCGGCGTCGTTGAAGTCGTTCCAAGCGGTCATGGCTTATTCCTTGGTGGTGTTCGGGATGTGGGTGGCGGCGGCGCACTTCTCGATCAGCGCGCGCAGGTCGGGCGGCTCCAGCACATCGAGCTGACCGGAGCGGTCCTTGGCCGGGTAGCCGTAGGGGTTCAGGGTGTGGGTGACGAAGGCGCGGTAGGCGCTGCCGTCCTCGGCCTTGATCTCGGCGAGCGTCACCACCTCGTCGACGATGCCGGGCAGTTCGGCAGCGGTCTTGGCGCCCTCGATCTGGGGCACGAACACCTTGCGGTTGAAGTCGTCGATGCGCTCGTCGAGAATCGCGACGAACACGACGTGCTTGCCGCGGGCATGCTGCAAGTGGGTGAGCGCGGTCAGCATCTCGGTACCGAGCAGTCCGTAGGCGCCGCGCGTGTCCGGCTTGCCAGTGCGCTCGGACACAGCCTGCGGCTGCGCCTTCGACCAGATCAGCGCCAGCCGCGCCAGCACAGTGATGCTGTCGACGAAGTAGGTGTCGTACTTGGCCAGTTGCGCCGGGTCGCCGTAGCGCTCGCACACGTGCCGGTAGTGCGCGTCCGAGAACGGCGCCTCGGGCGGCAATGCCGGGTTGGGGCCGGCCAGGAATACGACCAGATCCCGGAACTCCGGCCAGGTGGTCGGACGCACGCAGTCGCCGCGCCAGTCCTTGACGGCCAAGTCGCCGGCCTCCAGATCGACGAACAGAGTCGAGGCCTCGGGCAGTGTCTTGAGCTGGGTGGTCTTGCCGATGCCGCTCTTGCCCAGAAGCACGAGCTTCACGCCCTGCTTCTCGCGCAGACGTTGGTCGGCGGTGATGATGGGAAGGGCCATCACGCCACCTCCTTCAGCTGCTCGGCGACGGCGGGGTTCCAGAGAATCTGATAGCCGCTGTGCCCGTTGCGCGAGTACGGCATCGCTTCGGCCCAAGCCTCGCCGGCCTCGGTCAGCTCCCACTCGTCGCGTTCGTTGCGGAACTGCAGGCCGTGCTGGGCCAGACGCTGGTTGGTGGCCTTGGCAGACAGGCCGAGCAGCTTGCCGAGCTGGGTGGCGTTGAGCGAGCAAATCGCCTCGTTCGCGGCCGGCAGCGCGCGTCGCAGGGTCTCGACCGCCAAGCCCGTGTTCTCGTGGATGCATGTGAGCGTGGCCGCCATCGCGATGCCGGGCTTCACCCCGGGAACCTTGGCGACGGCCTCGCCGATCAGCAGAATCGAGCTCACACGGTCTTGGGTCGGGGCAGGCAGTGCCGGTGTTCCAGACAGCGCGTAGCGACCCGTCTTGCGGATGGCCGGCAGCACCTCGCGGGTCACCCAGCGCTTGAAACGCTTGGCCTCGGGCTTGCGGCTCTTGAGGATCGCCGAGTACAAGCCGGATTCGTTGATGACCAGCATCTCCTGATCGCCCGAGGGGGTACGCACAATCTGCGTACCCTTCTCGTCGTCATCGAGCGAGCGGGTCATGTCGCTGGCCATGCGGTAGTCGAGCGACTGGGCGACATCCGCCGCGACGAACCACGGCTCGACTTGTGCGTCGGTGACAACACGGACCGGCCGGCCCTCGAAATCGAACGGAATCAGTTCGTTGTTCATGGATCAGTCCTCCGAGGTCAAGGTCAGCCGAAACGTGGGTTTGCCAGGCTTGACCGTGCGCGCGGCCTCGAACTGCGAGCGCAGAGCCGCGGGCCAGTTGTTGAAGCGCGACTCGGAGACGCTGAACTCGACGTCCAGGTAGTCCTCGACCTTCTCGCCGGCCTCGGCGATGCGCCGAGCGGTGGCAGCGAGCTGCGCCTGGTCCCAGGACACGCGCTTCGGGGTGTCGACCGTGACGCGCAGCGGGCCGTCCTGGAGATGGATGACGCCGAAGTCCTTGCCGGCCTCGAAGCGCGCGGCGCGGACCTGTTCGCCATAGGCCGCATCCAGCGCCACGTCGAACTTGGCGCGCGCCTTCTTGAGCCAATCAAGGGCTTCGTCGAGGTTGCGGGAGATCTCGGCCTTCTGGTCAGGCGGAAGCGCGGCCAATTGGCCGACCGACATCGCGGCAATGTCGGCGGGGAATACGGTCAGGTCACTCATGGCCGTCTCCCTCACTGGTACGCCCGAGCAAAGGTCGAGTAGCGCGAGACGCGCCGTTCGAAAGCTTCGACTTCGGAGATCAGGTAGGTGACGCGGGCGCCCAGCTTGCAGAAGACCGGGCCGAGCTGCTCTTGACGCCAGCGGCGCAGGGTCTTGACCGACAGGCCCCAGCGGGCCGCCAGCTCATGCTCGTTGAGGGCAAGGCGGACTTCGCCTGCAGATTGCGTCCAGCGTGCAGATTGGCTGCGCGTCTGAACAGAAGGGACTCGGGTATTCACGAGATGTGCTCCTGTGTAGTGAAAGGGCACGTCTCATTCTTCGAATCGGTCTGTAGGTCGTCCGCTGATGTTTTGTAGGTCGAATGTAGGTGGATGCCAGAAGCAGAACGGGCTGCCCAAGGGCAGCCCGCACGGCGTTGACTCCTCTAGAGGTAGCGATCAGAGCAGCAGCATCCACCCCCGGGACTTGTCGGGTGGATGCCCGATGTACTGCTTCCAGGTATCGCCAGTAAAGAGCTGGGCAGGAGACTTGCTGCTCATGCCTTCGAACAGCGCGCCACCGGTGACAACCGGATTGCCTGCGCGATGCGCTTGCATCAAGCGCTCGACCACCAGAACTTGTTTGCCCCCGACGAGAGAGAACGGCAGCTTGCCAGGGATGATGAGCGTGGCCGTTTCCTTGCCCGCGATATCGCAGGTGATGCGCAGATCAGGAACGGCTGCGGCGATGGCTCGCTGGCGACCATCGCGCAGGATCTGCATCAGCCGTGTCTGGTCGACAGTGATTCCAGCTTCGTCCGCCATCAGGACGTCAGCCAACTGCACGATGACGTTCGCCCCGAGGAACTCAGGACAAACCTCCGTGGCTGTCAGAACCACACCCCAGCCCGACTGACCGTCGCCGCGCAGACTGCTGTCTACAGAGGCAATGACATCCATTCGGTCAAGGCAGCGAGCCAGGTGCACCGGAACATCGTCGTTTCCGTCGACCAGCGTACCGAGCTTCACGACGGGACCGGTTGACCGCGGCGTGCGCCCCATGCGCATCGCCCCGCGCAACCCCTTGATGACACGCTCGGTGAGCCAGTCCCGTTTGACCTCGAATCGCTCCAGCTCGCTGGGATCAACCGCAACCAGGAGTCCGGTCTGCGGGTCGTCAAAGACCAGCCGCCCTTCAATCGAACGCACTGGCGCCTGGAGTACCGTCCCATCGTCGCGAACTCGGGTCACAAATGATGCCCGCGCCTTCGGAACCAGGAAGCCCGCCGACCGCAGCACGGAAACGTCCGCGCCCCAGTTGTGCAGTTCAGCGCGGGAGACTTCCGCACAATCCGACTCATACAACCGCAGCATCGCGCTGAACTGCCCGGCCTCGCTCGCGGCATCGAGTGGCGCGACCGATCTGACGATGCCGTAGGCCTCAAGGACCGCATAGCCCAACTCGCGGTCGCGCGGGTCCTGACGGCTTGCTAGGTTGCAACGATTAGGCGCGCTCAGCGTGATCGGCAGGTTCACCTCCTTACCGTTACGTTCGAACCGCAGGTTGATCACGACCCGGCTGATCAACGTTGCCCGGCTGAAGATGTTGTTGTCGCCGAGCATGGCGCGCGCTGCGGTATCGATGTCGTCGTCCTTGTCGACCTTTACCACCACACGGCGCTTGAGGTTCTGCGGCCGCGCTTCGGCCTCGACCACTCGCACGTCCAAAACACCAAGATGTTCCACCTCGGCTTGCGACAGATGAAGCGACCGATAGAAGCGCTCCAGGTTGTACTGGCGAAGCGACATCGGCCTACCTGAAAGATCTGATCCCGTCGCGACTTCCGCGAACGCAGCGGCGATCAGCGGACGCTCGGCTGCCTGCTCGGCGAACACCTCGATCCGCTTCTGGGCAGGTTCGAATAGCAGTGTTGCTTCGACCGGAGGCTTGTAGTGGATGGGCTGTAGAGAGAGATCGGGCAAGGTGTCCTGGACGCTGCTGGTCATTCCGGCATGCCGGATCAAGAACATGTGCAGTGAAGGCGAACCTGCACCGTCATCAGACTGGGAGACCTCGAAGTGCTGAATGAGGCAAGGACCGGAGATCTGCAGCTGCTCCTTGATCTTGGTCTCGAACGCGGCCTTGGCGGCTTCGTTCCACTCGAATTGCGCCAGTTGGTCGCAGTCGACCTCGAAGGCTTCATAGAGGCGACCGAAATTCCGATAGTGCTCGGCGAAGTGGAATCGCTCGGCCTCCTCGAACAGCTGGGGCACCCGAATCAGCAGGAACACCGATCTCCCAAGGTCGTCGGTCTGTGCATCAAAGCCGGCACGTAGTCCGCCTTCCGGATCATCGAATTTGTAGATGTCGCGCTCGACGACTTTGATTGCCGCGGGACCTTTGCCTTCGGCCAATGCGATCACCCGTCGCGCATCGCCTTCAAGCCTCGACAGGGATTCCGTGGTCAGATGTCGGCAGCCGTCGGACAGCGCCCGTCGAGCCTGGGCACACGTCTGGGCATCGGCCTCAGGCGTCAGTTGCGCGAGCGCGGACGTAACCCACAGCTGACCTGCCAGGTCGCTGACGCTGTCGCAAAGCGTCCGAATGGCACCAAGGGATGCGGTTTCAACAAACCGATGGAACGAGGCAGTGTTCTTCTTCGCCTGGGTCATTGTTCGTTCTTGTTGCTCAACCTTCCTGTCAGGGGATGATCCCGAGACGGACCTTCACCTTGATCTCATCGAGCCACCGCTGGCGGTAGTGGCGAGCCATTTGGTCGATCTGAACTCGGCCGACGCCGGCTTGCTGGGCCAATTGCTCCAGAGACGTCACCAGATCGAGCCAGTCGAGACGACCGGCGGCGACGATCGCCGCCTTGTCCGCCGTCGATAGCAGCAGCTTGACTGTCCCCATCAATCCTTGGTCATGGAGCCAGGCCAGCAAGTGAAGCTCCCCGGCGTCGAGTCCAGCGCTGGCCGGATGGGCAAGCCCGAACCTGGCGATGGTGCGTTTGTCGACCGGGTGGCGCGCCGACAAACCTGCGACCAGAACGTCGCGATCGACAGCTACGTGGCGCGGATCAGTCGGGTCCCCTGTCAGGGCTTCCTCGACGCACTTCTCGACGGTTTCAATCGAAAAGGTAGTTGCCAGTGATGACCAGCACCCAACGCGGAAGGCTTCGAGGATGACATTGGTGTCGACGAAAACGCGGACCCGGGCGTGAGGAGCGACGACCTGCTGCATTCCGGGCGCACCTCAAAGCTCATAGGGTGCAGCCAAGGAATGCTCAGCAAACAGGTCGACCAGCTGCGTGAGGCTCATGCCCATCGCCTTAGCTGCCTTACGCGCCGACAGCCTCCCATGGTCGATCGCCCGATGCAGCATCGCAACGAACACAGGCGAGAAACGCTTCGGAATTGCAGATCGCGAGAGCCGCTGCCGCTCAGACAGGAGCGCCTGGCGCGTCGGCTCCGTGATCCATCGCAGGTTGAACAGCCGCCACGCCAGCGCTGCCGGCGCCACGCGCAGCTGGGCTGCAATCTCCGCTAGGTGGGCTGCGTCGTCGATGCGGCGTCGGTCAATCAGACGGTCCAGCGATGCCGTCGGCATGAGCAGCGCAGCCGCGAAGTTGTTGGCCAGTTGCTCGATGCGCTTGCCCCGGGAGCGGTCCTCAACCGAATTCGATTCCCGGTGGTCGGGCTGCATCGCGTCCCAAGTCAGCGCATGGAACAGCTCATGCGCGAGGTCGTAGAAGCGCCGCGATTCGGGCTCGTGACGGTTGATAAGGATGACGCCCAGATCCTGCAAGTGGCAGGTCGCGCCTGAAATCGACTCGCCTTCCTCGGTTTGGACGGTATCCACGAACAGCACCGGAATGTCGAGACCGCGCTCCACGCGCTCAATCAGGCGCTCGGCGGGCACATCACCCAACTCCAGCGCCTGTACGAGGCTTTCGGCCCGCGCCTGGGCATCCTCGAACGAGGACTGCGCGGTGAGCCTCAGGCTGTGCTTGAGCGGGCCTTGCTGGTTCTCTGACGCCCTCAGCCATCGCAGGAGGCCAATCCACTGGCCCGCCTTTAGCTCGAACGCGTCCAGGCTCGCCTCGTCGATCTCGGGAGCTGCGCGCCAGTTGAACTGAGCCTCGCCGGTGACAGCGAACGGGTCCAGAAAGAACTCGACGTCGCGGTCGAGCACGTCGGACAGCAGGACCAACTCATCTGGCTTCACCAGCCGCTTGCCCTTCTCGATGTCCGACAGCGTCTGCCGATCGTTGATGCCCATCGCGGCAGTCAACTGTTCTTGCGTCCAGCCCTTGCCCTCGCGTGCAGCTTTCACGCGATAGCCCACCAAGCGAGGGGAAAGACGGTCGAGCATGGCAGTCCTCTGAGGAAAGAACCGCATTGTATTCTTGCGAAACAAGATTTGCAAGATAGAGACGCATTGCTATGCGTTGCCATCCGTTTCGGACGGCCTCGCGGACCATCACTGACGGTTTCGATTCCCTGGAGCCGTCATGAACCACCTCGAACTGCCTTCTCCCGCAGACATGAGCCCCGCCGCGCGTGCGGGTGAGATCACTGCCATCCTCGCAAGCGCTATTGTCCGTACGCGTGTCGCACCGAAGCCAAACCAGCGCGACATCGAGCTTGGCTTCCTGCCCCACCAGCGCGTTCATACAACCCCCTCTCTACAGGAGCCGTTGTGATGAACGACATGAACGACAAGCACGCCAGCGTCGCCGCACGGATTGCCGAACTGGGCCACCTGCCGATGGCCGAGCTCTGGACGCTCTGGGATCGCTACTTCGAGCGCCGACCGGAGTTTCCGAACCGCACCTTTGTTGAATCGCGCCTTGCCTACAAGCTGCAGGAGGAAGCCTTCGGCGGCCTGCCCCCCCAAACCCGCCAGCGCCTGGAGGCCATCGGCGCCAAGCACTCCAAGATCAAACTGCGTGCCCGCGCGCGCAAGTTCGACTTCGCCCCCGGCACTGTGCTGCTGCGCGAATGGGGCGAGCGCGAGCATCGGGTGACGGTCGACGCCGACGGTCACTTCGAATACGAAGGCCGCCGCTTCAAGAGCCTGACCGCCGTGGCGCGGCACATCACCGGCCAGCATTGGAGCGGCCCGCTGTTCTTCGGCCTGAAGGGAGGTGTCTGATGGCGGAAATCGCATCCTCGAAGCCGCGCAAGCGCTGCGCGGTCTACTGCCGGGTGTCGTCGGATGAACGACTCGACCAGGAGTTCAACTCCATCGACGCGCAGAAGGAGGCGGGCCATGCCTTCATCGCCAGCCAACGCGCCGAGGGGTGGATTCCGGTCGTCGACGACTACGACGACCCCGGCTACTCCGGCGGCAACACCGAGCGGCCGGCCCTCAAGCGTCTGCTGGCCGACATCGAGCGCGGGTTGGTCGACATCGTGGTGGTCTACAAGATCGACCGCCTCACGCGCAGCCTGGCCGACTTCTCCAAGATGGTCGAGGTGTTCGAGCGCCAGGGCGTGTCCTTCGTGTCGGTCACGCAGCAGTTCAACACCACCACCTCGATGGGGCGGCTGACGCTGAACATCCTGCTGTCCTTCGCCCAGTTCGAGCGCGAGGTCACCGGCGAGCGTATCCGCGACAAGATCGCCGCCGCCAAGAAGAAGGGAATGTGGATGGGCGGCGTGCCCACCATCGGCTACGACGTGGTCAACCGCCAACTGGTGGTCAACCCAGCCGAGGCGGCGGTGGTGCGGCGGATGTTCGAGGAGATGCTGACCATCGGATCACCCACGCAGATCGCCGCCCGGTTGACTGCCGAGGGCGTCACGACCAAGGCATGGACGACCCAGGACGGCCGCGTGCGTACCGGCACGCGCATCGACAAGAAGTACATCCACAAGGTGCTGCGCAACCGCATCTATCTCGGAGAACTGTCAAATCGCGGCCAGTGGTACCCGGCGCAGCACGAGCCGATCATCGAACGCCAGCTGTGGGATCAGGTGCATGCGGTGCTGGCCCGCGACAGCCACGCGCGGTCGGTGGACACCAAGATCCGCTCGCGCAACGACGCGCTGCTGCGGGGGCTGCTGTACGCGCCGACGGGCGAACGCATGTACCCAACGTACTCGCGCAAGAACGGCCGCAAGTACCAGTACTACGTCTCCAAGTCTGAGAGCCGGTTCGGCGCACCCGGCAAGAGCTACGAGCGCCTGCCCGCCGGCGAGATCGAAGCGGCGGTCGTGGCCCAGATCCGGACCGTGCTCACCAGCCCCGAATCCGTCGCCGCCGTCGTGCGCCAGGTCCAGCGCCAGGGCGCGCCCATGGACGAAGCCGCCGTCGTGATGGCGATGGGGCGGCTGAACGACGTGTGGGATCAGCTCTTCCCGGTCGAGCGGCACCGCATTGCCAACCTCATGATCGAGCGCATCGACCTCGTCCACACCGACGAGATGCAGGGGATCAAGGTGAAGTGGCGCGAACTGGGCTGGGACGCTTTGATTGGCGAGTTCGCGCCCAGGAGCATCGGCGCCGAGTTGCTGGAGGTCGAAGCATGAAAGACGGAGTTCGCGAAACCTTTGTGCCGCTGACCCTGCGGCGGCGCGGCGTGCGCCGGCTGGTTCAGCACAAGGCCGAGGACCGGGACACGCACGACAGCACGCTCATCGAAGGGATGGCAAGGGCCTTCCACTGGCAGCGGTTGTTGGACAGCGGCGCCATGCCGAGCGGCTCGGCCATTGCGCGCGCCGAAGGGCTGCACCACTCGGTGGTCAACGAACTGCTGCGCCTGACGCTGCTCGCGCCCGACATCGTTGAGCTGCTGATGGCCGGGCGACAGCCGCGCCGGATGAGCCTGATCTGGTTCCAGCGCAATCCGCTGCCGGTGGCCTGGGAGGCGCAGCGCGAGATCGTGCGACGCTTCGAGGAGGCCGCGTGAGCACCAAGCACCGCGGACGCTTCGAGGGGGCGCCGGTCACCCAGAAACTCCCGGCACCGGCCGGCGGCGTGAAGCTGGAAACCTTTGTGCCCTGGCGGCTCGTCCAGCGTGGCACCCGGCGCGCGGTGATCCCACCCCCTGGGGTCCGGACGGCCATCGAGGCGCACTCGAGCTGGGCCGCTCCCGCTCGCACCGAGATCCCGGACACCGCGCTGCTGCGCGCGCTTGGGCTGGCGCACCACTGGCAGCGGCTGCTCACCGAGGGACGGGTTGCCTCGGCGGCCGAGATCGCCAAGGCCGAGGGGATGGACGTCTCGCAGGTCCATCGCCTGATGCGGCTGACCCTGCTGGCCCCCGAGTTGGTGGAGCGCCTCGCCGCCACCCCCGAGCTCCCCGTCGAGCGACTGCTGGGCCGCCCTTGGCCCTATGGCTGGGCCGAGCAGATCCGGGTGCTGGCCACGATGCCCTGA